CAAGTTTTCATCAAGTGAATTTCGGGATGTGTAATTAATTGTAATTGTAACTTTCATGATACTTACTATATATGCTTATTTTCTAAAAAACAAGATTAACTAATTTTTTGTAAGTAAACATGGTGGACACCTTTTGGATCTTGACCAGCATAACGAGTTACTTTAAATTTGCCTGGGGCGGCTATATACTCACACTGGCCCGAGTAGTCTGTTAATGGTGCTACTTGCACTGCTTGAGTTTTTTCAGGGAAGTGTAGTACTACAGCGGCACAATTATCTTTCTTTCCTCTAACGGGTTCCCAATTCCTTCTTTCAATAGGGTTAAGGAACCTTTCTTTTAACTGTTGGTGGTAGTGAGGCTCACGCCAAACCCATTCATTAGCGACTATAGGGTCACTACTTGTACTACTCATATTAAACTTAAAAGTACTACCTTTAGAAAATTTCTTACTCGGTTCAAGTTCCTTATCATCATAATAATAAGTAATCCCTCTATGTAATTTAGGGACATTTGCTCTATCAGAATTATTAACTAAATAGTGTAGTTCACGGTAGGTTTCAGGGTCATTTGCTATTTTATTAATACCACTATGACCATCACCGAACTCTTTTATTTGACGTGCTGCTTCATGAGTAATATTAAAACCTGATTCTCCTGGATTTATTGTACTAACAGAACTACCGGCATGAGTATCAAAACCATAACGTGATCTTTGTTCAGATAGTAACTCCTCATCCTTCATACCAGACCTATTTACAATATCACGGTCATAGTAGGGGTCTGAGTCAGGGTGGGTTAATGGTAGGTAGTTATACTCATGAACTTTACTATTTAAGTCTCTACCCATTTCTTCAAGTTCATGACGGTCTGAAAAAGTTAAAGGCCTTTGACGGTCATAAAGGGAAGAATGTTTAGTTCTTTGCATAACAATCCACATCATAAGCACTTGCAAGGTCAGCAGGCATTATTTGATAAGGGTTACTATCAAAAATAACACCACCTGCCCATAAACTTTGAGCAACTACACCAGAACAGATTACACTATTGCCAAATGAGAATTGAAACTCAATACCTGTAATAAGTTGCAAAATAATACTAAGGATAGTAAACCAACCATACTTATCTTTTACAAAACTTCTGGCTGCTGCAACTGTTTGGTCACGACTTTGTTTATTAAGTTTGGTGCTTACAAGATAATATTCAGATTCTTTGTATTCATTAATGTTTGAGTAACGAACACCACGACCAGCGGCTTCAACAACTGTACCATCAGTATCAACAATCATAGCAGCATGGTTCCAGTGAGAATAGTTTCTCATTTTCCCATGATATCTAAAAAATTGTCCTGCTCTAATACACTTTGCAAGTATTCCGGTTGTTGAAACTAATATAAAATCACCTGGTGTAAACTTTGGTGGTTGTTGGCCTACACTATAAACTTTATAGCTCACTAATCATCCTCATCATCGTCATCATCATCATCGTCATTGTGACCGGCTTCATTATCATAACCAAAATGCAAACTTGCTGAAAACCAGCCCTCTAGACCAAGAACAGTTCCACCTTGAGTTGCTTCAGGTAATTCAATTGTACTTTCTACATTTTCAGATTCAGTTTTTTCACCTTTAAGACTTGCTGCTATTGAAAAGTCCAAAGGTCCTTTAGCATTTTCTTCTGCAGGCATTGTTGATTCTGAACCAACTTCTGAAAACCAACTGTTAAATGGTATTGGACCACCATCTGCTCTTGCTGGAGAACTTCCTGAATTAAATACAGTTACTCTTGGTGTACGACTTTCTTGAGGTGCTCTATTGACACTGTCCATAACAGTCTTTTTGTCAAATGGTTGAGCAAATTGACCACCACCACCAGCATCTTGTTCAGTAGCAAAAACTTTTGGAAGTTTTGTAACATTAGTTGCCATTGAATCTAAATCTTCTGGTCCCATAATGTCATCATCCAAGCTAGTAAAAGCTTGTCCTTCATTTCGAAGTGAGCCTGGATCTGCTTGTTTAACCCAAGAACTTCCACCCCTACTCATACCCAGACCAAAAACACTTACAGTCTTTCTCTTCTTTTCAGGGATACCTGGAGGATTAGGCCCAATAGTATATTTTTCTCTTGGTACAACTTCTTCACCATCTTTAGTGTTTTCAGTAAGTATTTCATTAACACCAGTATCACGGGCAATACCATCAAGTTGACCTTTACCGTCACCTAATACTTCAGTAGTTGCTTTTGGCAATCTCATAATTTGAATTTTTCTGATACTATCACCGGTAGTTACTCGGTCAATAAAATAATTTAAAGCTAGTTTGTCTCTAACTAAAGTTGGAGTAAGATTATCACTTATAGTAAGTGTAATTGAGAAAGTATCACCGTCAAGAGTAACTTCTGGTTCTGCACCTAAACCTTGAAATTGGTTTATTAGACTTTGAACAACCCCGTCACGATTATCACTGGTTACTCTGTCACTAAATTTGCACTTAAAAGTTCTTCGTGTACCCATAATTCTCCAGTTCAGTACTAATATGAGTACTACTGAGTTTTACAGGTTTGGATATTTAAGTTTCATGAAGTGTTCTAGACTAGAACCTTCGTATCTACGACAAAGATAGTCTAGGCTTACAAACATTGGGTCATAAGAACCGTCTTTAACCTGATGCTTGACAACAATGCCACGCCAGTGGGCATTTCCTTGGGGTCCTTTATAATCTTCATCGTGAAGGTAACATGCACCGGCTACAAGACCATGTTGACTCTTACCTGCAACAAACCTAAGTCCGTACATAAGTGTCTGCTGGTGACCCATTGAAAAAGAGTGACCAATTGTCTTAAGACGGGTTTCAATATTTTGTCCACCATAAGGTTTACCGGTCATTGGATTGTAGAAAAAGTGTGAGTAGTAAACTCCATCTAGGCAAATAGGTTGAGTGTAAGGACTAACCTTCCAACCACTTCTTTCATAGTCAAGTTTTTCAAGGCTTAGCATGCCTTCAAGTTGAGGATTAGCATTAACTGTCCTGTTAATTCTATCTTCATGGTTTCCTAGAGTAACATATCTCTCAGGATTCCAAATCTTTGCTTTATTCTTTCTACGACCAGTATTGTAGTCATAGAGTGGTTGGTTTAAAATTCTCCATGCTTCATTAGCAGCATCTAGGTCATCTTGATAACGGCGACCTTCCATCTTTTTCATGCCTTTGTCATACATAGACAAAGAAGGCATGTCAGCATGGTCTCCAATGTGGATAATTTTAATATTTTTATTGTGATATTCATCAACAATAAATTGACCAATCCAACTCAAGTGGTCTGTAGGCACATCAAGTTTTGCTTGAGTGTCTGGAATCATAATGTGTGTTACAGGTAAGTCTAGTACATCTGAAATTAGTTCGGTCACTTCAGCCCCTGTTAGTTATTGTCTGACCCATCATCATCACCCGTACTGGTATCTGGTACCTCTACATTATTTTCAGAGTCAGATGTTTTCTTTTTTTCCTGTTGCATCTCTTCAATATAATTATCTGCGACTGCATTTTTTAAATTCTTTGGTGCTTGAGAATACCTAATCATATTAGTGCCTTTCTAGGTGTCTTTCAACTTTCTTGTCAAGATTTTCTTTAAGAAATTTTATTGCTTTTTCTTTAAACTTAGGAAGAGGGCCTTGCCAAGTGACAGCATTATTTCCAGAGGTCATTACTTGACCTGTGTACCTTCCTTCATTACCTATTAGCAAAGATTCAAAGGATAGTTCACATTTTTCACAGAGCCATATTTCAATAGTTTCAAATGGTAACTCTACTTCAAGGTCACCATCATAATTACGATTGATGGAAACCCCTTCTGGTAATTCTTGTGTCATATATATATTATTCGTTATTAAAGGCCGACATACCTAGGTGTTGTAAGTAGTCTTCCACTTCCTGGCCATTTATTTGTGCAATAGTATGTAGTGTAGAAAGTAAAACTCCAGTTAATGCACTGAAAAGTTCTACTGGATTACTTTCTAATACCATTGCATATGCTGTATCTTCTTGTCCACTAAGAATTGCAGTTAAGATGGCAACAACCCGACTGATGTTCTCTGCAGTAGGGTCCATTTACTTTTCTCCAAGTGAAGCCTTTAAGAACCAATTCCATTTTTGGTGTTGGTCAATCCGTTCAGCAATAAAATTGGCAACGCCTTGCTCATTACTGTTATTGGCAATTATAAACGCTTTTTTAATATTGTCAATGTATTGAGTGTTCATTTCTAAAAACTTTTTAGAAAGCTCAATCGGATCTTCACTTATTAATCCTACTTGTTCAATTGATGAACTACTAGCAAGTTCACTCATCATAAATGGAGCGACACCACCTAGTTTTACTATATTTTCTGCGATTGGGTCAATGTGTTCGTAAATATCATCTACTATTTCATCGAAGAACTTGTGATACTCATAAAAATCTGAACCTTTAAGATTCCAGTGAAAACCGTGGATGGTGTGGTAAAGGACATAGGCTTCAGCCAAAGTTTTCTTTAGAGACTCAATAAGTTCATTTTTTGATTCTGTTTTTACAGGTTCTTTTTCAGGTTCCTGTTCAGCAAGGATACGAAATCCATTCCAATCAGACATACTAGAACCAGTTAACTGTATTCCCGAATGAGTCATCAATTGAGTGCTCAGTCAACTTGCTAGCAACACGGAGTTTCTTCTCTGTTGTTGCCTTCTTTGTGTCTAAGTTTTCCTTCTTTGCACGGCGGCAAATTTCTACATTAGAAATAAAATTGTCAATGATAGTTGCACGCTTTTCCATGTCAAGAATTGGAAGTGTCTTCCTCTCAACGTAGAAAGCAGCAGCCTCACGAGTACTAATCTGGTCTTGTAGCAATGCGTTATTCTGGTCTTCAAGCCAAACTTCAGCACCTGCAGTTACAAAGTTAATCCAATCAGCATCTTTGAACTCATTCTCAACTTCAGAAGCGGTGCGGTAAAGGAGACTTCCATCATCTTCACCCAATGAAAGTGTTCCAGCTGGATTAACACGGTATGTACTTGCAACAGTTCCTCCTGGGAGGCTCTGAAGGTACTCTTCGTGGTCGTAATCAACCCATTCACTTGCCAACTTTTCAAGTTGACTCTTTTCTTCATCAAGTTCAGTGATGTAAGTAGCAAGACGAGTAAGCTCAAGTTCTGGAACGTTTGGGTTGCTTGCTGCTACCCTCATGTCATCCAAAACATTCTGCAATCTGTCTAGGCGGTTGAAGATACTTTCGTTAGTACCATTAAACCACTGTGAGTCAGCAGTTGTTACATTTGCTGTTCTGATAATTTCGTTATAATCCATTTTATTTCCTATGTCCCTTTACTGAGATTAATTACAAGGAGAACCAAATTCATGGTCTCCTCCACAACTTGTACAATACGCTCTACCCAAGTGGTCTAGTTCATCTTTTTGGATGCCCATAGTTGGGTGAAAAAATTTAGATGACATTGGTGTGATTCCTGAACCAATGTCCATGTTACTACCTACCTCAACTTCATCCTCGGTTTGCACGGTGCTACCAGGAATAATTCTTTGTAATACATCTGAGGCTACTTTAGGTTCATCTTCTTCTGTGTAATCTATGCCTTCAACAATTTTACTAGGTGCTTCTGTAAAGAATGGTATTGCTTCAACAATCTTTGAGCTTTGCATCCTTCTTTGTTCCATATAAGCAGATTGTCCGGCTCTTTGCTTTGCCTTCTTTTCTGCTACTTCATCACCCGGGTCATAAGTATAGCATTTTGCACTTGCACCTGGTCCTTTATAACCTGGAAGGCCATCACGACTACAAGCTTCAGGTTCACTACCAGCAAACTTAAAATCAAGTGTAGCACTAGCTAAAATACTTCTGCAACTAGTGCACCAAGTTTCTTCACCAACACTAGAAATTCTAGTTATAGTAGTACCTTCACAAAGTGGGCAAGTATTCATTAATCCTCGAAGAAGTTCTCAATAACATCGGTTGGGAAAGGTAACTTTGAAGAAAGAACACCTATAGGCAAATTTTGATGTGTATCTGTAAAGTTACCTGGACCCTTAGGATTAAATGTAGGTTTTGGAGTTTCTCCTTGAGGCACAATTGATTCATGCATTGCATGATAATTAGTGTGGCCAAGTTGGTCACAAAGTTTACAAGTATTATTGTTTACTTCTTCTAATTCATGATGCATTGGAGACATTAAAGCCATATTCATAATCATATTTTGCTTTTGTTGCTTTTTTACTTCTTCTGATTGTTCTAAGGCATGGGCAAAATCAAGAGGACCGGCTTCTTTTAAACTATCATTAGAGGCATGTGTTGCAAAACTGTGACCGTCGGTTAGTTCAAGTGGGCCTCGGTCAGCTTCACCTTGAGTCATACGAGGATTGTTATTACTGTTTGGCTTAATGTCGTAAAGACTTTGTGGTGCAGATTTTTGAGGACCTTCATGGTAATGCTTGAACTGGTCATAACCGTGAAAATAATCATCTGAAAGTTCAGCAAGATCTTCATCCATTGGTTTACCGGCTTTTGCATCTTCGTAACCACGGTAGTAAAGAGTAGAATCACTCGCACTCTTTTCAAAAGCAGAAAGGTAGTCATCAGTTGATGCAAGACGAGTTTCTTCATCTGTGGTCTTAATCATTTTACCACGAATAACATCACCCTCATCAGCATCTTCAGGAAGTTTAGATGCTACCATAACACCATCAGCATTCTTCATTTCTTCTTCTTCTCTTGCATCATGGCATTCAGGAGCACCACAGTGAGCAGACTTAATGTGTGCTTCACTTTCAGGAATGTAGTAGTTTTCACATGATGCACACTTGACCTCACCATTTTCAATTACATATGCAATTGCATTGAATGAACTCATAACTGCACCATCCATAGGTGTCCCTTCTGGCATTGCAACACTTGCTGGTGTACCTTGTACATTCATTTGTGGTGCAGGTGGTGTAGTAACTGCTGGTGTTGTTGCTGCAGGGTTGTCTGCACTTGCTAAACTTCTTGGTAGTTCATAATCCACGGGCGTACTAAATCCTTCTCCCAAACCTAGTTGTTCTAGAGGTGTTTGGGCTCTTGGAGGAGTAGTGACATCTACTCTTTCCGTTCTATTTATATTAGTGTCTGTATTAGTTGGATTGTCCTGTGCTAGTCTAAGTTTTAAAGATCCAATAATCTTTTGAACATTACTAGTACCTGGAAGAGTTCCGTTTTCAATTGACTCAAGGTCATCATCTGCGGATTTATTCCCCATCCCACTGTCTACTGACATTTTTTCCTTTAATATAGTTCTTTAACTAGAATGATTTTTTGGCATTTTTACAATAGTTTAAAATAAAGAACTAATGTCAAAAGTCCCTTTTCTTAAAGCTTGAGCATGATTCTTGGTTTTTCTATCTTCTGCATATTGGTTCATATCCATTTTTTTACCAGAAGCATCCCAGTATTCATCAGAAGTTGCACCATGTTTAATTGCTTTTCTAAAAGTTTCATCACCTTTAATTATAAGTGGTGAAGTTCCTTCAGAAAACTTAGAAACCGCTTTACCAGCGTCTTGGTGACTTAAACCCATACCTCTATAGTCAGAATAACTAGAAAGTATACTCCTTAATGATGCTCTGGCTTCTGGAGTTGACTGTTTAATACCTTTTCTACTGTGGCTTGCAGTTATTGCAGAGTGAAGTTGTTTAAACTCATCATGACTACCACCATTTTTTCTAAACTTAGCATACTCATCTAGTGGTGTATAAAAGTGTTGCTCTGAGTCCTCATTACCAAGAATATAGTCTTTAGAAGTTGCATAAGGCATAAGTAGTCTGTGTGCTTCTGTTGCCTCTTCAGGAGTTGCTCCAGAAATAAGTGAACTAACAAAATGGCCCATGTTTCCTGGAATTATATTTTTATAACCTGCACCTGAACCTTCATCTATTGTTGGGAAAATTCTGTGTTGTTGTTTAATATACTTTTTTAAGTTATCAGGCTTAGATTCTAAGTCTTCTGGTTTTAATGAACCAACAAAATAAGCTTTATTTAATACTGAAGGATGGATATTGTGTTCCCAGGCTTCAGAATAAACTGGTAAAGGTATACCTGGGTGCAAACTACTAAAGTCTTCTGGTTTGAACCCTGAACGTAACATTCTAGTTACATGGGGTACGTTCCCCATTAAATATTCTTGTTTTTTGGTTTCACCTTCAGGGTCTAAACTTCTTAACTTATCAAAGTTAAGTCCATACTTAGGCCATTCAGCAAGGTAGTCACCATCATATTCATAAGGTGCAGGACTTCTTTTAATTCCCATATTAGTTCCAAGAACTTACTAGTTCTTTTTCTCCTAAAATTTTGTCAATGTTTGAAAGTGCACTTGAAAGTTTTCTAAATTCATTGTCAATACTAGCTTCATGCAAAGCATTTGTTTCATTCAAAATCTTTGTACTAAGTGCTCTTGCATCTGTATGAGCTTTTGTAAATTCATCCCAATCTTCATCAAACCCTCCACCTTTTACATACTTATCAAGTGTTTCTAAAGCATGGTTCCATGCATGATAGGCAGTTATGTTATCTGGGTGGTATCTTGGGTGATTTAAAGGCAAAAGAGCTGCTCTTGCGTGAACATCTCTAGCATCAGATAAATACCCCGTTAATTTATTTAATGTATCTGCTGCAAGCTCTTGATTACTTGGTGTTTCTGGTTTTACTTCTTCGCTCATGCTAATGCCTCAATGTCTTTCTCAAGTTGTTCAAGGTTTAAGCCATTATAACCATCTTTTTGAGAAATTTCTGGAGTAATAATTGCCCATGCTTCATCCATGTATTGATTAAGCCAGGTATATTCAATTTTTTGAACTGCACCCCAGGTAATTGCATAGAAATATTGTGAGTCATAACCAACTAGAATAATGCAGTGACCACCAAGGATTTGGTCATCTGCTGGTGTGTTAGTTACTGCCCAGGGTTGGTGTTGTTGGAACTGTGTTTCACAAGCGGCTGGAACTCTAATCCCAATATAGCATACACCGAAAGTATTAATAACTTGTTTAACCTCATCTAGGTTACTAACTGGTACCGGTGCATAAGCTATTAACTGACGGCCTAGAATTTCTTTACTCTTCCAAGTTTGGAGTAGTTGTGCTTCTACAGCACCAACATCTTGTCCATTATTATAAGTTAAATAAGCAGTAACAGTTTCACCGGTTGTTGGGAAAGTTTCTGTTTCTTTTTCTTCACTAGCAGTTGCCATAAAAGCATGTACCATACCAGCAAAGGTACAATCACCATATTTGTCATTTCCTAGCATGTCCCAATTTGAAACTTCAGGCACAGAAACACTTTCTGGTGCTTCTGGAAGTGGACTATTCAAGTATGATGCCAACATATTTAATCCTGTAGGCATTTCTGGTGCTAGTTTACCTAACTTACCAATTGAACGTTCTTCTGACATTATTGATTCCTTCTTTTTCTAGTTATTTGTTCTCTGTGAGGTGGTGGACTAAAAACAGCATCATTTAAAGTTGGTTGAAATTGTGATTGGTGATAATCTTTCATTTCTGCAATATGATTAGCTACAGGCCAATGGTAACTTTCTCCACTATTTGAGTCCCCACCGGTTGCTCTTGCTATTATAGGTGACCATTTGTCACATACCCTCATTAAAGCTGAATGGTCTAGGTCATTTGGATTAATGTGGTCTGAGTTAGACCAATAATCCCGATCTCTAACTGTTCCATCTTTTAAAGGAGTAGAAGTGTATTCTTTCCAAGCTTGACGGCGAGGGTCAGTTGGTGCAGTAAATGCTGTCTCCCCTTTAAACTTTTCAAACAATTGTTTGTAAGTGTCATCAAGAGCTGCTTCTTTAATATAACGACTGTTCCAATTCATAGTTTTGCCTCTGGATCTTTTGGCTTTTGTTTATTATGAAAAGTATCCCAGGGACCTTTTTCTTTACTTACCTTACCAATAAAAGCAGTTATTGGAATATCTAGTTCTTTGTAAGCCAAGGCTCTGTGGTGACCGTCTAAAATAAAATACTTATTATTTTTTGGGGCATCAATAAGAACTACAGGCTTTCTTTTGCCTTTTTTAATTTTCTTGACTTTACTCTTTACAAGTTCTGGTTCTTTTCTTGCAGTCCAAGTATTTTCAGTAGAAAAATTAACTCTATCTAGAGGAACTTCTACAGGACCAATCCAGTGTGCATTTTTAATCCAACCCATGTCTTTTTCATAAAAACTTTTAGAAAGTTGGTACCAAACTTTTTCTTTTGAAGATTTTTTAGCATATCTCTCAGACCATTTCATTCCAACTGTTCCTTGTACTGGAGTATTGGAATTTTCTTCTTGTGTTTTTTCTGAAGGTTTGGAACGAAAAATTTTAAAATGTGGTATACGACCAGTTTGAAGAAGTGGTGTAATAATATTCATTGCTTGGTTAATACAGTCTGTACAACCTATTTTAGCATCAATATGCCCTAGCTTACATGTCATTTGATAAGACCTCTTACATATCTCTCAGACCAATTCATAGTTTATTTCTTTTTGTTTGGTTGAAAACCCATTTGAGGCCTAGGAAGTTCTTCATTATTTTCTGATGGTTCAATATAATCACTGCTTATAGCACTAGGGAGTTCTTGTTGCTCTCTTTTTTCATTATGTTTATTAATTCTATCCATAATAAAGGGTTGAGCTACAATTGCAGCTGGGGTAAGAAGTCCTAGCAATTCAGCGGTAGAAGATCTTTTCTCTATATTATAACGTTTATTCCAGTTACTCATTTTGACTCCTGGGAAATAATTAATCCCTTAACATATTTTTCTGCTTCAAAGTCAGAAGCGGCTGCGGTATGAATACCACCATGACCTCTGTGGTGAAATTCACAAAGCCATTCAAGGTTATCGGCACTTTCTACCCATGCGCCTACGTTTTCTGGGTCTGAGATACCAGGGTAGTCGATTTCTAGCCATTTTAAGTCTACACCATTTTGTAAACTGAACTCAACATGACTATGATGGAGTTCAAGAGGTTTTTCTAAAGAACATTCACTAAAGTCATTACGATGCAGACCAATAGAGCACTGCGCAGTATCTTTCGTTCTCTGCCTGTAAGAATTGAAATCTTTGTAATGTGGGTCGGAGGTGCGCTCAGGGTGAGCAGGATAATGAATAGTATAGTGGTGAGTAATATTTCCATCATGTGCCTCGACTGTCATACCACTAACGTGACAGTTAGGGGAAATTACATTTAGTCTAGGTCTTCTTCGCCTGTGTAGACTACATCCATCTGAAGCTTTGACCCATCAAAGTATTCTTGGAAGATATTAAAGAACTCAAAAATACTAATCTCTGTTCTAAAAGTAATTTTGTAACCCTCTTTAGTACCAGGGTCACTAAGTGAGAGTGTATAACCAGTTCCTACAAGTTCTGGATTGTTTAGATACTTGTCAAGACCTTCCCAGAAGGCATATCTGGTTTCACCTAGAGATTGGCTTTGCTTGCAGTTGCAATTTTCACAGTTACCATCATTGCATTTACTCATATTCACTCCCATATAACGACTCGTTGTAGACTTCAACAAGTCATTATATATCATTGAGGATTATTTTCAAGTTGTCAAATTTCATTTTACTTGGAATTACTGGAATTAAAGAAAAACTTTTTAACTTTTGAAGAAAAAGTTCTCTTTTTTGCTGTAGTTCCTTCACCTTTTATAGATTCCCAATCAATAGGAGTTGGTGTTGGTGCAACTCTAAAAGTTTTTTGTCTTTTGGTCTTAGGTGGCTTTGGACTTCTAGCAAGTTCAGTAGGAGTGAGTTCTGGTGTGCTACTTTCTGCTCCTCTGGAGTTACCACGCAACCTATCACCTAGTGCAGTTTTCCAATTTTCTGTTTCTTGAGCAAAACTTCCTACAGGAGCACTTGCAACATACCTGTGTTGACCTTTTTCTCCTAAGTGTTCTTTAAAAACATCTTTTAATGTAGTATCATCACTGTCTTCAACTCTTCTTTGGAAAGAAGTATCATACATTTGAGACCAAGGTGAGTGTGCTCTCTCGGCCATTGTCCTAATTCCAGAACCTTTAGTAACATTCCCAAAAGCAGTCATTGCAGTTTGCCATCTTTCTGCATCTTCTGGGTGGGGCTCAAAGTGTTCATTAACATCGGTGATAAAACTAGCTGCACGTTTTGACATATAAAGTGGTCGAACTCTAGTTCCATCCTGCAAAGTTGCTCCATTACCATGGTAAAGACTTTGGACATCTTTTTTATATTTTTCAACTTCACCTTGAACTGCCTTATGTGCTTCTGGAGTCCAAGAAATTTCACCATCAACAACTTTTATATCAGGGTGACTTGACAATCTTCCCATTGCTTCATGGTAAAGTCGTCTTTCTACAATTCCACCCCGGGCAAGTGCGTTACTTGGGTGGTCATCAAAAGTTCTACCCTCAGTATCTGTTGTACTTCCAAGGGTTCTTGTTCCATTTTCACCATCTCTTACCATAAAACTAGGAGTTTGTAGTAAGTGACCAAGGGTTACTTCATGAGGTGCATCAAGATTTCTTCCTGAATCTTCAGTAATACTAGGGAATTCTGGATTAACTGCAAGTGCTTGTTGTTGAAGGCCACGTTTTTTGTGCATTGGCGTGCCTTCCGGGACTCTCGGCCTCAGTCTAATACCAAAAAATTGGTCAAGAGTTCTTCCAAGTAGTGCGGGATGTGGGCCTGAATCATTAAATCCACCCATTCCAAAGGCTTCATCGGCAAGTTCACTTGGTTCTTCGCCCGTCTTCCTAGTAGTCTTTAGATACTTGGTCTTCATTGGACCTTGGTTTAGACGAAAGTGTGTCTTAAAGTGCGAGTTATCAGGCGTAAATGTCTCTTGACTTCCGCTTGGCATTGAAAACTCCGCTAATTTTTTTCGCGAGCCCCCACTTTCCCCTTTATTAAGGGGTTGTGAGTTGAACACCTTAGCACCTCTAACTCTCTTACACTGTGTACACTTGTCACCATATTGTGCAACATGTTCATCAAGTGCCTTAAAAGCCTTATCTGATTCTGGATTATCACCAGAAAGGAATGCTCTCATGTAACTCATAGTGCTTTTGTGGTCGGCGTCTATGGCATCTTGTTCGGTTGGTGGTTCCCAGTTTGAGTTAAACACCCGACCGATTCTTGGAACACTAATCTTACCTTCTTCAATGTGGTCGGTAACTTTCATGTCCAGTGTAGAACCGCCAATAGGTTCTGATTTTTTCTGGCCTAAGTCAGTTTCTGTAGTGTCCTGGGAGTTAAATATCATTATACTACTCTATTGATATAAATTGGTATTTACATTTAGTCACAGCAAGAGTCTCGCCATCCGCATGTTTTGCATTTAAAGTGAGCGTGTTCTGGGTCTAATTCATTGCCACATAACGGGCAACTATCAAAGATAGCGAGGGGACAGTTTTCTATCAAAGAACTTGCCTTTCAGCATTAGCTCTTAATTGTTCGTAAGGACCAGTTTCAAAGTGTTCATCTGGGTGGTTATACAGTCCAGGGCAGAATCTTCTAGTTGTACTCATACACTTTTCATGCATTGGAAAATATTCAGCCGGTTGAAGACTATTTACATTAGGACTACTATCAGTAAATCTAGTAACAGTTTCATCTCTTTTAAAAGGAACACCACAGAAGACACACCTGTGTTCTGTTATAGCTTTCATTGCATGTTCTTCATCAGGGTTTGCTAGTGGATCTTGAATATAAGGAACAGGAGCGTACTTAGGCATTGGTTTCATATGCATAAAGTTACTACTTGTTTCAGTCCAGAACTTTCTAGGTAAACCTTCTTGACCAGGAGTAAAGTCTGACCAATTCTCATCTTTTATAACTTCTTTAGCAGTCTTAAAGTAGTGACTAGAGCCATTACAAAATACACATTTAGATGGTATCTTACTATTGGCGTATCTTTTATTCCAACTAGAAGTAGTCAACCTTCTATCCCTTCTTTTTTCTGCATATTCTGCATTTACTTTGTCAGCGTAACTTTTACAAAGTGGGCATTTACAACCAGCCGCTCTTCCCAGTTCAGTCCCATGCTTTGGGTGTTCCGGATCTGCTTGTAAAATAGTTAGTAGTTCACTTCTAACTTTTTTTCTTTGAATCTTACCGGCTTGCTTACAGTCACCACATCTACAACCAAAACTAGCGTATCCAGTATAAGTTCCGTGGAATGGGTGGTCGGGGTCAGCTTGCATAGCCGCTAATCCTTCAGACCTATAACTAGTTGCTTTACTTGAACACTTATCACACCTACAACCGGTAGCATAACCTGTGTACGTACCGTGAAGTTCATGGTCTGGATCTGATTCTAGTGTTTCTTTTATTCTACCAAGATATTCTTTTTGATAGTTACTATGTGCCTCTGAACAATCATCACAGCGACAACCACCAGCACTATAACCCTCATTGGTACCATGAGGAACTTTCTCCGGGAAGTCCTTGTAATACTCACTTCTACCAGCCCAAAAGGCAGCACGGTTCTCTTCACTGTCTTGCCATACTGCGTATCTTAAGTTCCAGTTCATATAAAAAAAGGGGACGCGCCCCATCTACCTTTCGCGAAGCGCTACGACTAGACTATAAGTCTTTTGAGTTGAGTGAATTTACATTTAAGAGGGATCATAACCAAAGTCTTGAATAGGGCCGTGGATGTATTCGTCTGTTATGTTTTCAGGAGTATGGACATGGTATAGGTGACGGGCCGGAACTCTTTGGGTAATTATAGGTCCCTGTCTATTAACTCGGTAATGAAAAGCTTGATATTGGTCGGTTGTAACCCAATCACCCTTTTTTAATTTGGTTTTTGTATCTGAACCTTGTTCAGCAGCACGATAGACTGTAACCAAGCGGTCAGGCTGCTCATGAAACTTCTTAATCTTAGTCAATGCGCTCCTCATATCAGCAGGAATCTTGCCATTATTACTATTTCTAACTTTTTGTTCAGCTAGTGGGTAAAATTTATGTAGTGGGGTACCAGTCGTAGAGTCAGCAGGGGAATGTCTTTCATATTCCATTGCGTATCTAGTATTCCAGTTCATTGATATTTCACCTCGCCTACAGCATTTCCTTTATGTTGTGCATTCTTAGTACTACCATCAGCAAATGTTACTTTTCCATGTTGAAACGGTATAGCACCTACGAATGGTGTAGTACTAATATGATTTTTGGGAATATAGTAAGTACCCAATGCTGCTTCAGGACTTGTAGAGTCACGGCTAATTATATGTTCTTCTGGCATACCTTTTATTAGTCCATATGCTTTATATTTGAAACTACCATCTGATTGTTTTTCAGCAGCAGGTTGATTGTGTTTTATAAAATGTCCTATCCCACTATGGCGTGGGTCAATAAATACTGTATTCTCCCAATTTTCAGTATAACGTCCTTGTGGGTCCAGATTTTTATAGCTATCGGGACGAGTAGTCTTATAAGCCTCTTGTGCTTTAGGTGATAAGGTTTTAGTATAACTACCATCACTTCCAAGTGTGTAGTTACTGCCACCAGTTGTACCACCATCAAAGAAGAAGTCGGTATTTATTTCACCAGAAAATCCAGTAACTTTTTTGCCCTGTGGTACAGTAGGGAGTTTGTGTGAAGACCACTCATTCCAATCAATTGAAGACAGAGGCTCCCATGGTATCCACTTACGGGTATTTTTATCAGAAGCGTATCTAGTATTCCAATTCATACTATTACCTTAAAGTTAACGGGTGGTCTTTAGCCATGTGCTGGCCTAAGTCAATAGAAGACGTCTGTCCTTGTAGCTTTAAACTACTATATTGCTTATCACTTAGTCCATCAGACTTAAGACCTTCAAAGGCGGAGCGCATACTATTTTGTAGCTTATTACAAGTAGCGCAATCTTCTGTAGCGTATCTAAGATTCCAGTTCATATTAATCCTCATCAATATTCCATATATCATTAGAACTTTCTTCGCTATAATGATCAGCTATTATTGTTAATTCTTTAGCGTGTTCAACAGCATCGAGTTTTGCTTCTACTGGAGCACCAGAAGCGTGTAACATTAGTGCTGATCTATTAACGTCTAAAGCACGAGCGTGCAGGCCATATGCAAATGTGTGAACAGATGCAAATGTGTGAGCAGATGCAATGCCATGTTCACCAGCATTAGTATAAAATTCACTAAGCTCTTTGTGGTGTTCACATTGCTTTAAATGATGACCAATAGCATGGGAGAGAGTATTTCTAGTATCTAGATCCGCCAATGACTGGAACTCTTTAGATACGCCCTTAGTACGTTGTTTATTAATAAAAGTACGTTGTTTATTAATAAAATCAGCTAAGCTAGCTTCTTTACTATATCTAAGGTTCCAATTCATATTAATCTATGTGCTCGTGGTCTGGTACTTCTTCAAGTGCCGGGGCACCCGCCCAAGGGCCAGTATCAATACTACCATCCGGATTAGCTCTGTGTATACCATCTCTATGAAAAGCGTGCATAGACATTTCTGGTCCAAACATACTTACACTTTGTTCAATAAGTTTAGCTACTTTGTCACGTTGGTCAATATAATCACCTTGAATATCAAAAACATCTGGATGACTTGCGAGGAAGTGGGTGGCTAGTCCAACATGGTCATGTTCTGGAATACCAAGGACTAACTTACCATGGGCATATCTAGAATTAAAAGTTCTTTTCATACAACTTCACTATAAGTTCCAGCAAGCTTTACATTAAAACCACCTAGTGCTGAAAAACCCAAAAATTTTTTTCAAGCTTTTTTTTACCCCCCCACCGATAGAGAGAGAATACCGTTTTTATAGTATAACAACTTGTAGGCTATCAAAACCCAGTAGTTCTGGAAGACCCTAAAATTTTGTTCCAGCTAGAAAGCTAGCCTTGGCCATTGGCCATGAGCCCCATGAACATTATGAGGAACTTTTGATGTTGCTGGCCATATGCCATGTTATGTCGTGGTGATAATTATGTGTTATCGGCCATAAAAACATTGTATGTTACACCCAAGCACCACACATGTTTAACCACATTTGTGATTGTTTTGGCCATGTGCAATGTTGTGTGGTCGGGATGATTATGTCATCATGGCAATAAACAAATAAATCCAATAGACACAATGTTTGTTGGTCGTTCCGGAAGGGATGTAACATGTTAGTGGAGTCAGACATGACACAGACAGTAGAAAAAGCAGTTATTGACATTGCAGCATTAGTTGCAGCGGGCACAGCACAAAAGGCACGTAGTCGTGGTGGTAGCGGAGAATCAAGTCGCACGTCACAAGTGAAACTTTTGGGTTATGACGGTTTGGAATTCATTCATAACAGTATGAAGAACAACGCAGTCAAGGCACGTGATTTGGCAGTTATCGGGTCGGAGTGGTTTCGTAAAGAAGCAGTAGATTTGGTATTGTCAAAGAAAGCAGAGTCAGCAAAGACATTTAGTAAGGTTATCGTTACGGACATGGATTTGAAGTTCGGGGACGAAATTGTACGTTTGTCAGACATTTTGGCGGTTGCGGAGTCGGACGAGCAAGTTCAGCAGTTGTTGAACGTTGCGGTTTTTGGTGAAGTTTACATTACAAACGAGCACTTTGCATGTGAGTGGCCATTAGGCGAAGCAGTCAAAAGTTTTGAGGGTGATCCAAAGGCAACGGAGTTAGCACCGATTTTGGCACCATGGTCATTGTTGATTGATGCATTGAGTCAATACGCAGACAAGCAGTAAGCAGTAAACAAATTAGGGCCTTCATCCATACAATTATGTGTGGGTGAGGGCCTTTTTTTGTAGGGTCATTCATTTGACATACAGCAGATACAAGTAAGAGAAAAGAACCGTATAGACGTCATTATAGGGGCGTTATACGGGAGAATATATGGTGGTAGTCATATGGAAAGAGAGGGAACTAAGCACCTCCTTTCAATAGTATACCATAAATACATTAGTCCATGCTTGTAGTATGGAGAGTGTAAGACATATATTTTGATGTTTGTATTAGCTTTATAGACGTGTGGTGTAAGTGGTAGCATTAGAGTAGAGATAAGATAAGAAAGACAATTTTCCTTTCAGTTCATCGGTTGTTTCCATTGTCTTTTTATCTTGTTGCTGGTATTGGTTCGAATCCAATCACGTCTTCTAGTTGTAAATATGTAAGAGAAAGGAGGCAGTCATGCCGGAAGAAACAGAAAAAGAAATAGTTGTTACATTTTCCAAGAAGCAGATAGATACTTTGATAACTATTATTGCAATTGCGGGGATGTCAATGACGGAGCAGTTTGAAAAGTATCACAAAGATCCAGATTTTATTGAGGCATTAGAAAACTTAGCAGAACTTGGTATTAAGTTAAGTATTGCAGAAGACGTAGAATTTACGTCTTAAGTAAGTTTTATAATTAGATCTTAGATCTATGGCTAGCGCGCTCGAAAAAGCATGGACGCGTGGCCCCTTTTTTATTGCACTGATTAGAGTCGTGCAATGAGTACACATAAAATTAGAGTTCTCCTTAAGAACTAACGTATCACTACGGATCTACTTGGTTGTCTAGTCCAGATATGTGTTTTATGTGTATTCATTGGGCGATTTTGCCCAGAACTGACTATAAAGGAGATAAATATGTCAGAGTTAAAGTTAAAAGCACATTGGTATCAGAATCAAGCATTTGATGGTGACAAAAGTGAGTGGATTTTAGAAGACTCATGGGGTTCATACATGCAACTTTCAGAAGAAGTAGAAGGAGTTGATGTTTCAATGAACTATGCAGAAATTGACCAACTTAATGATGGTTGGTTTCATGCAGAAGTTGGTGACTGCGGTATGTACGGTGGTCCAAAGCATGAAGGTCTTGCCAAAACATTAGAAGATGCTATGGAACTTGCTAACTCAATGTTTTCACACATGGTTGGTTTTCCAATAGTAGAATCCAAGTTGGGCACCATTGATGGTGGTGATTTGTAAGATGAGATACCGTATAGTTGATTATACTAGTTGTCGTGGTGACTTTTCTGTTGATGGTGATGAAATTATTGAAAGTTCACCAGATATTAGCGAAGTTGCAAAGGATCTATTGAAAGATAGATTCCAAGAAATGTACAACAATTACGAAGGGAGTGATGCAAGAGATGGTTATCTTAAGTATTGTTGTGAGTTTTATTCAGCAGATCCAATGAATGATAGTGTTTGGTTCTTGGGTAATGGAGAAGAACAGTCACGTTTTCTTATTTCAGAAGAAAGTGAGTTTTTTAGTTACAAGTTCCCAGAAACTAGAGTATTCAGTTGGCCTGATGATGGTATTTTTGAATTGTATGAAAATACCGACTGGGGTAATCCAGTTCACAGTTTTGAGACATTAACCGGTTTAGATCCGTACAAAGTAGGTTGGGACAATTTTGATTGTGCTCAAGTATTGATAGAATCCGGAATTATTAAAGAGACAGTTTAAGTAAAGATTTGTAACATCTGAGGTGATTCAAGCAGAAATGTTTGAGTCACCGATTGGTAGTACAAACAAAGGAGGTAAAGTGGTAAAGATTAGTAAGTTAAAAGAACTAGACAAACTTATAGTAAGTAACTTTATTTTGAAACCATTGGTAGAGAAAGAAGTTGTCTACATTTGTGCTAAGTCATGGGCTATTCACACAAAGGTGCGATAATCCATGGATGACATAGTAAGTTTGTATGACGAGTCAGATGGTCAATTGGAAGAGATTGTTTCTGCCAGAATTGACCAGATTGGTTCAGGCATAGTTGTTGTTATGCAATTTCTAGAGACATTAGCAGATAACGGGGAAGTTCTCCCGGAAGGTATGTATCACTTTCTATGGACAAAGTTAGAGAAAATAAAAGCAGTACAGACAAAGGAGGTAAGTCATGAGGATGACTTATGAGCAATACAAAGTAGAAGCATGGGATGGTCCAGAATCTTACGGAGATGCGGCAATTACTTGTGCAGGTTGTGGGGAAATCATTAACGCAGAGTCAATGGTTCCTCCATGCCACCCAACAGGGTATGCAGAAGCAAGCGGACACGGTGGTTATGACTGGATGGTTCTTAATTGTGTTCCAGAAAAGGATGGTGAGTTTTGTAATTGGGGTGGCTCAATGCAAGATATTGAACCGCTTCTTGTTCACAATCAGTGCCTCAAGAGTCCATTTCTTGTAGAAGTGACAGCAGAAACATTGTAAGTTTTAGTATTCCGGAATGGTTGTAGAGAAGTTCGATTCTTCTCCCGGAAACCATGCAGTATTCATTATTGCAGTAGTAAGAGAGGAAAAATGAAACAATTAGAAAGAACACCTTGGATTGAGGTTGTTTCTGAAAAGTCAGAAGAAGTGACACTTAAGGCTGTTTGCACAAAGTGTTCAACACTTCATTCTTTTTCAGTTTCAACAGATAATTTTGGGCAATGGAACGCTGGTTCTATGGTTCAAGATGCTTTCCCAGATCTTGATAAAAGTTTGAGAGAATTGTTTATCTCTGGCATTTGTAATGGATGTTGGAGTAACCTATTCGGCAACTTTGTAAAAGAAGCAATTGAGAAGTAAATAATAAAAAGAGAGGAAGTAAAATGCAAGACAGTCCATTTGAAAGCAATTTTCAAGAAGGCAAAGGAGTTCGGGGATCTTTAGAAGAAATCCTGGATATTTTGCATGAGAATGATGTTGATGAGAACACACTTATTCAAGTTACTTTGCCGTCAATTCTTTGGTTTGACACCATGCAAGCATGTGCGGTCGCTGGAGGAATGCTCTTGGAAGTTTCCAAGACGTATGACGAAGATAGTGAAGAATTTGACCAATGTGTTTCAGGTGTTGAAAGAACACAGACAATTTACAATGAAGTTTATGACTCATTGGTTCGTCTTGCAAAGCAAGAAGTTAAATAGTCGAAACGCCTTCGGGCGTCTATGGGAGTTGATTGTCCCATACTGAAGAGACAAATCAAAAAAGGGAAGGAGTTTGGTAAGTGACTTTAGTTTATTCACTTATTGACAAACTTCAGGGTTTTACAAGCAGTTTTTATTGTAAAGAATGTGCTATGAGTTCAATGTATTTGGACGAAAGTTTATTTGAATACCTTTCAGGTGAAGACTTTGAGACACTAGTGCTTGAAAACCCTGGAGATGTAGTAACTTGCAGTCAATGCAACAGAAAAGTAAAAGTATAAGGAGAAAGTATGTCAGAGTTCAATCTTGAAGATTTTGGTTTTTCAGACACTGAGCAATTTTTAGCAATGGTTGAGGTTGGGAAAGATTCTTTGGAAAGCATTGAGAAAGTAAAAGAATTAGTTTCAATGCTTGTTGAGGTAATGAAGATGCAAGAAGATCTACTAACCAGTGCAAACAAAATTAGAGCAGTTCAAGAACAACTTATTGATGTTCAGAAACAACAGATTGAGATATTAAAGTTAACTAGAAGTTAGCCGAAATCCCCTTCGGGGGATAGCAGTGAGGTTTATCGCTCATTGCCTGATGAGGCAGATTGCTAATCAGTTTAAACAAAGGAAGTGTTATTATGGTACGCCCATTTAACCCCGACCAACTCACTTTGAGTGAGATAACCAAGATTCAGGAAAGAGTTTCTGGTATGTTTGGCATGCCAGCAACACTTGACCAGACAGTTTCGTTCATTGAGAACAATTCAGACCTGGTGCCTGTCATGCTTGGTGCATCTAAATCTAGTGAGACAGTAAGCACAACATTAACTAAGTTGCCATTAAAGCAAAAAGTATCCAAGTCAATTGCTAAAAAGCCATTGAACTGGAAAGGTTTTGACTTTGACAGGTTCTTAGACGGTGAAGTCCACATTGTTACCGCCCAAGAAGTTCGTGACTTCTTTGGTTGGGGCAAGACAGTAAAGACATCTCTTGTTCTTGCAAAGTTTGGTGCTCGTTTAGGAGTACATGCTATGAAGAACGGTGTTAAGTTGCGTCAAAAGCGCATCCGCACCGGTCCTTTGGCAGACATTGCTGGAGAATACCAGATGTACTAAACCTTGTAGTTAGTCGAGAGTAATTTCGACTACTCAAGTGGTAGTATGAACTATTAATCTTTATCCCCCCGGTAGTTAACAGTTCATGCTATCACTTGGGTAATAAAACTACCCAGAAAGGAGAGTACAATGATAAAGACAATAGTCAATCTCAGTGTACTTGCACTTGGTTCAATTGTCATGCCAGGCACTTCGAACCAGATTAACCACAAGGAAGTTATTTCAATTCCAAAAGTTAGTCAAGTGACAGTTATAACAGTTCCTCCTTCAGTGATGAAGTGGGATACTCGTTCAACTGACTCAACTGCTAGTTGGCCAGACAAGGCAGATCCAACATGGAATCTTCCGGTCAACGTTCAGTCACAGTTTGCGTGTATTCGTTATCAAGAATCTCGCAATCACTTAGTAGATACTAATCAAGAGTCAAATTCTCAAGGTTGGTATCAATTCATGCCAAGTATATGGAACTATGCAAGACAAAACATTATTGGTTTACCAGAATCGCCTAACAAGGCAACTGGTGACCAGCAGTCTTTGGTCGCTGTATGGTATTACCAACGTAATCAAGGTTTGGGCCCTGAATGGGGACCAGATTTAAGAATTTGTAGGTAACATGATTAAACCCAAAGTGGTCAGTCCGACCACTGTTAAAAAGGAGAAATAATGGACAGATTCATTACGACTGTATTTCAAGTGGCATTAGGTGTCTCATTGATTATAGTCTGGAAATTATCTAGGCAGTACGATAAGGAGAATAATGAATAGGACAGTAAAAGATTTGTTAGAGTCTTTTCTAAAGTGGATTATTGTCTCAGCATTGACAGCTAGTGGATTAGCCAATTTGGTTTTCTGGTATTTTATAGGAAAAGCATTTTGGTATCATAAGAGTTATTACCTTTGGGTTGCTCTTTGGTGGTTGATTGCAACTATTCCAAATGCTATTGCTAGAGTTTATGCTCGTAAGACAAATAAGCAATTAAAGATATTCTAATAGTCGAAACGCCTTCGGGCGTCTGTAAGGGGTGGCCGCCTTGCACCGATGAGACAGGCTAGAAGGAGTCAGAGATGACACAAACAATAGAAATTGAGAAGGTCCACATGGGCCTTCCAGTCCCACAATGCTGGCAAGACACTCAAGGGGCTATGGCCTCTGAGGTAGGACGTATCATTCTTTCAGGGGAACCTGGTATTGGTAAGTCCTATGCAGCACTCAACTTTGGCCTTTCAGAAGGTGTAGAGGTTGACCGCATTGTCTGTCACGAAGAAATGACTGTAGCAGCAATTGAGGGTATGTGGATGCCAAATGAACAAGGCACTTACACATACCACGATGGTCCAGGTACTCGTGCTTGGCGTTATGGTCGCCGTCTTCTTATTGACGAGGTTAACCGTGCTAGTGGTGACGTTCTTTCATTGTTGTTGGCTTACACCGACACTGATGGAAGTGCTAAGCACATTCTACCAACAGGTGAGCGTATCACGCCTCAACCTGGTTTTGAGGTAGTAATGACCACTAACTTAGTTGACTTGACAGAGTTAGACCCAGCATTGTTTGACCGTTTTCCAGTCAAGATTGAGATTACAGAGCCTCACCCTTCCGCACTACTTTCATTGCCAGAGAACTTGCGTGGTATTGCTCGTGAATTGTGCAGTGGTGGTAACGGTCGCCGTGTATCGCTTCGTGGTTTCCTTGCTTATGTCCAGTTGTCAAAAGTGTTTGAGGTTGCTAAGGCAGCAGAACTTGCTTTTGGTAAGGGTATTGCAGAGTCAATTCAAGACACATTGCTAATTGGTCAGTTGTAGTATGAAGCAGAAAGAGACTAATACAAAAGTCTCGTTCAGGCGTTCAGATGCTGTTATTCCTCTTCCAGAGGCATTGACAACATTTCGCTCTGATACTGATGGTTCTAAGCGTGTGCAGTGGGAAATCGAAGAAATTCTCCAACCAGAGAGTACACTTGCAGATTTCTCCACTCATACGTTTAGGACTACCGTACTACGAGACGAAGCCTCCAAGTTCTATCGTAACAAAGAGAACATTCGTGTTCGTGTTGGTCTAAGTAATCCAGAAACTTTTGAACTTGCTTGCAAGGAATTCTTGCCAGGTTTGTTAAAAGCTGCTGAGGAGTTTAGAATCAATTATGTTGCAAAACTTGCTGGTTTCAATACTGACATGCTCAAGACTGGTTCAGAAAAATCATTGGGTGAGCGTTTAGCAGAAGATGGTACAGGCAGTGCTTGGAACATTCTTGTGTGTTATGGTTTATCACTTGTAGGCACTAAGGCATTCAATTCTTTATTGGTAGGCGTTCGCCGAAACAATGAGGAATGGGCCAAAGTGCTTAGGGAAATGAGCAATGAAGTTACTAAGTATGTAACCGAAAGGACATCCTTAAAATCTCTTGTTGATACAGATCCATGTAGTTACCTACTACCAAAACAAGTTGTTGAAATTAAAATGCCATTTGCTTTTCACCACACTTTTATTGTTGGTCACCTTGTAGAAAAGTACATGCTTTCACCAAGTGACATTGAAGAAAGTTCAGGCAAAGGCCCAGATGTAAATGAGTCAACAAATATCGGTTTTGCTCCGCTTAAGATTGATAATACAGTCAAACTAACCAAAACTGTCCCCAAGTCACTTCTTCGGAAGTATCGTGGTGGTGCGTTTGGTGTTGACATTCGTTATCCAGAGCGTTTGCTTACAGATCCACATCGTAGGATTTTTGGTCAGAAAATGCCAATCCAAGGTGGTGTTGTACTTATTGACGTTAGTGGTTCAATGTCATTAACTAATGAGCAAATTCAAAGTATTCTTGATGCTGCTCCTGGTGCACTTGTTATGGCTTACAGTCACAACAGTCGTATTGCTGGGAAGCCCAATCTGTTTATTCTAGCAGATAGAGGTAAGCAAGTAGAAAAACTTAGTGATGTTCAATACAACAATGGTGGTAATGGTGTTGATGGTCCTGCACTTGAGTATGCTATTAAGCGTAGACTTAGGAAAGAACCAATCATTTGGGTATGTGACGGTTTAGTTACAAATTCACAAGATAACCGTAACTCAGAGATTAGTATGTTTTGTGCTCGACTTGTAGTTAAGCACAAGATTACAACTGCATACAAAGTAGAAGAGGCTATTGAAATGTTGCGTAGGAAAAAGTATGTTTCTAAACCAACACATCTACGTAGTTACATAGAAAAAGCGTCTAAAGAACGGAAAGGATTTTAGTCGAAACCCCGGGAGGGGTCATTGGGAGATAGTCTACCCAATCTGAAGAGACAGACAATAAGGAGAAGTATGCAAGACAAAGAAGTATATACTGGGGTTTATGAAATGCTAAGTTATACAGATGTCTTAAGGCACATTGCTGAGAAGCATGGTGCAGAAGGTGTTGCTATTGTTACAGATGAGCAGCAAATGCCTGTACTTTGGCATGAGATGCAACATCTATATGGTGATACTAATCACTTGCATGCTAGTAGTCATTCAGAAACACTGCAAAGAATCAAAGATATAGCAACGATAATTTCTACTGATGAGTCTGCAATGGAGCAGTTCCAAGAAGCAATTGTTAGTGTTCATGATGATGAGTCATTTACACAAGCAGAAAATTATCTGAATGAACTAAGAGAAAAGTAAGGAGTTTTATTATGAATTGGTCATGCCTTGAATGTGGTGAAATTACAGATGAGGGTATGGAGATGTGTTCACAATGTGAAGAAAAGTATTCACTTCAGGAGGTTGAGTAGTGTCTGTATTTATTGATGGTTGTAAGTATTGTCAAGATTGCAAAGAAAAAGGAGAAACTTTAATGCCTCCTCATTTTGCTAAGTTAAGATGTGAATCTGGTGGCAAGGAACATTGCACTTGTGACATTTGTTTTTAGTAGGTAACCCCACATGGTGTTCTTACAAGTTCGATTCTTGTATGGGGTGCTCCCGTTAAGGGTAAAACAAAGGAGAAAATATGAAAGCAGTACATCTAACACCAGAAGGTAAGATGGATATTGTTGAATTTCCAGTTGAAGAATGTGGAGACAAACTAAAAGAACTAATTGGGGGAATATTTGATTGTATCTCACTTCCTAACTTAGGCCTTGACCTTTGGGTCCACGATGAAGGATTACTTCTAGGTATGGAATTAAATGTCTTTGCTAAAGCACTTTGGGAGGCAGAACATGGAGTAGACAATGGATACATTGTTGGTCCAGTTGTTATCACAGGCATGGCAGATGGTGAAGGTTACAGTACCTCAGTTCCTCAGTCATTCCTAGACATGGTAATAATTCCTGCTTCTCATTTTCACAATGAGTTGCACAATAAAGCATAGGAGTAATAATGGAAGAGGTAACTCGTGAATTACTAACAGAATGGTTTGGTACAGACAATGGTATTAGTAATACATTGCTTGAAGAACTAAATACAGAACTTAGTGATGCTAGAGCAGCAGTATTTGAAGAATTTGGTTTTAACTAAAGGAGAGTTATGACAAAAAAGACATTTGTATGTCCTCGTTGTAAAGAAGAATGGACAGGACACCCTGCCTTGTCTAGAGTTGATAATAAGACTGACATTTGCTCACCATGTGGTACAGTAGAAGGTCTGGATGACTATTTTGGTTTTCCATTATTATCTTATTAGAAGTAAGTAACCTAATCCTGGTGGATTTAATTTAAGTTCGATTCTTAAATTAGGTACTATGTCGTGAGACATTAAAATAAATAAAAGAGGAGGTATCATGGGAGACCGTGGTCAAGTAAAAATTATTGGTACAGATAATGCAGAAAGTCCTAATTTGTATTTCTATACACATTGGGGTGCAACTTCATTAGAAAATTATGTCTCTGATGCATTAGATAGAGGTCGGGGAAGATGGAATGACAAAGAGTACCTAAATAGAATTATTTTTAGTGAAATGATTAAAGATGAAGTTTTAAGTGATATTGGATTTGGTATTGGTTTTGAACTTCACGGTGATACTTGGAAGTTAGTTGTTGTTAACCACTTAGATAAAACTGTTGGTATTCAACAAATTAACTATGACAATGTTGACTGGGAAAATTACAATTCAGAAGACGTTGTTTGGGAATGGTCACAAGAACCTATTGCTTACGAAGAGTTCGTATTTAAGTATTCAGGAGTTGTCATCTAATGGATGATTACGTCTGGGAAGGTTGGATTAGTGAACAAATGGTCATCGGTTGGACTGATGAACAAGTTAACTATCTAAGATGTTGCCTTGATGAAGCAGTACAAGATATGTTTTCAGAAGTAGAAAAAGAGATTGCTAGTTATGACCCACTAGTAAGACTTGCCTTTGAAGAAGAATATGGTCAACCTATGATAGGAGAAGAATAATGGCAACTAGAAATAAGAAGCCATACAGGATTGCACCAAAGCCTAGTAGAAAACCAGCAACTAAAACTTTGAGTGCAACTAGAAAGAAACAAATAAGTGCTAGTGCTACAAAAGCATTTAAGGTACCAAGTACATCTAGTATTGTTAAGTTACCAAAAATTGCTAAAGTAAAAAAATCAAAACCATTTAAGTTAAGGTTCAAAATAACTTTTAAGTAAAGGAGAAAGTATGTGTGCTAGTTGTAACTGGCCAGGTTGTGGTGGTTCTTGTGGTTATGATGAAAGAGATTATGATCCAGATGAAATAAATGATGAACTTGACCCAGATCCAGAACCAGATGACTATGATGAAGTAGACGATTATGACATTGAACGTGCAGAGATTGCTTATGAGGCAAGATTAGATAGTAGATGGTAGTAGGAATTATAATAAGTCGAAACGCCTTCGGGCGTCTATGAAGAATAACTAACTTCATACTGATGAGATAGGTTGAAAGGAGATTGATGGGTAACCAGAAACTCAAAGATGTAATCAGAAAAGTTGAAGGTTTACTTCAGAAAGCAAACAGCACAATGTATGTTGAAGAAGCAAAAGCCTTTCAACAAAAAGCTCAAGAGTTAATGACAAAGTATCAAGTAGAAGAAACAGATCTATTTGGTAGGAGTAAGGATGAAGTAATTTCTAACCGAAAGGTTGAGATTGTTCCGCCTTATGTAATTGATAAGAGTGTATTGCTTGGTTCTATTGCTAGGCAAAACTTTTGTCGTGTACTCAGAGGTTCTAACTATGCTATTATCTATGGTTATGAAAGTGACATAGAATTAACTCTAGTCATGTATAACTATTTGGTTATAGACATGTTTAGTAAGGCAGCAATGAATATACCTAGTAATGGAGCAACAACTTCTTGGAAGAAAAGTTTTTTTGGTGGGTATGCAGCAACAATAAGTAAAAGATTAAGAGAAGCAAAAAAGTTTCAAATTGAACAAGAATCTATTTTTAATGGCAATGACAATTTTGCTCTTGCTTTAAGAAAGAAAGAACATTCAATACTTGAATTTTGGGAATCTGTTGATAGAATAAAAATTTCAAGTAGAACTTTGAAAGACAGACAAGGTTACGAGTCAGGTGTTTCAAGTGCTAGTTCAGTAGACCTTGGTCAACCAAAAGTAGGAAAGGGATAGTTTGGCTACCAGTAAAGTAAAGATAAAAAGAATTGCAGATAAAATTAAGCCTGCAAGGTCTGGTTGGTTTGATTTTGCTAACTGTAGAGATAAAGATGTTAATGATTTTGTCTATGGTTCAGAACTTCCAGGAAATAAAATAAGAGAAAAACTTGTTAGAATTTGCACAGATTGTCCTGTTCTTAATACATGCCGTCTTGAAGCCATCCGTAACATGGAGGTTGGTTGGTGGGGCGGTATGGATGAGCAAGAAAGGCTTGCCTGGGCACTTAATAATCTAAATAAAGAAGGAGAACAGTAATGGGTAAGAAGTTAGATGAAGCATACTTTCGTCTTAGTAATGAAACTCGTCATCACACTAAGTTAGCAATGGCAAGGCAAGATGATTTTGAGAATGGATTTGCTCAAGGGTTTGCAGAAGCATTACGTATAGTAGCATCAATTAGAGATAATACAAAGGAGTAAGTATGGGGTTAGACCAATACGCATTTGCAGTAATGCCACACCCAGAAAATACAGATACTTACATTTATTGGAATGATTCTGGGAAAGTTAAGCAAGAGGAACATGAACAAAGTATGTTTATTATTGCTCAATGGCGTAAGCACCCAGACCTTCAGGGTTGGATGGAAGAATTGTATGAAAGTAAGGGTGGTGAAGGTACTTTTAACTGTACACCAGTTAGAGTATCGTTTCAAGATTTGATGAGATTAAAAGAAATTGTAGTAAGTAAAGAACTACCAGTAACAACAGGTTTTTTCTTTGGTGAAAGTAGACCAGAGGATATAGATGATGACCTTAAGTTTATTGATGATGCCATGAAGGCAATCGGTCAAGACATGGAAATCTACTACGACAGTTGGTGGTAAGATAAGACCTGGGTATGTCTAAAACTGCCTGCTAGGATACGTAGTTTAAGTTGGAAAAACACAATTCCCTTACACAGGACTCCACTAACATTGTATAGAGGTTCGAACCCTCTCGTATCCACCATTGGGCTCTCCCTTCGGGGAGGGCCTTTTTTTGGGGTTCAAAAAATTACTGGCCCCAGACCCTTTTTTAGGTTCTAAAAATTACTGGCCATTATACAAGTTATTTTATTAGTACTGGTTGATTTCTGTTGCATAAGTAATTATAATACTTGATAAATCAAGTAAGGAGTTGTTATGCAGTTTCTATTCATCTGTGCCGTTGTTTATTTTGTAGGCAAGGAACTTAAGGGGCTTTCAAAGTGAGTATTGAGTTTGAAGATGACATGCTTAACGAGAGTGCAATCATTTCTAGTGAAAGTATCTTAGACTCACTAGAACAAATGCTAGGGTATTATCCATTAGTACTAGGTTCAGCACTACGAAAACTATCCGAATTGTTAAACCGACCCGTTTACGAAGTCCTTGCTCAGTTAGAAGAAGAACAAGGCCTTGTCGGTGTTCTTGAATCTAGTAACAACCAACTAACCGCAAGTAAAGAAGTATTAGGTTCTTTCCTAGACAAAATGGTTGAGGAATAAAAGTAAGGTTTGACTAAGGTTCCTGATACTTGGGGAACCAATGGGAATCTAAGGGATTTATATCCCCCTCTTGTAAGGACCTTCTGTAACCTGCACGTTCTTCTGGATGTGTACCACCCCATACACCTTGACTTCCCAATGACTCATTTGGGTGTTCTAGTGCATAATTCAAACATCCACCCTTTATAGGGCAAGTAGAACATTTGTTGTTAATAAACTCTTGACGTTCATCTTTGTCAGGACTAAATGCTTGTTCTCTGGCTTTTTCATCACCATAACAATTTCCTTGAAGAAACATTGCATCTTCAGATCTAGTTTGAACTTTACCCAGTCCGCCTACACCTTTTTCTTTCATAGCAGATTCAAGTTCAGGCGTGCTTGGTGTTCTTCTTTTCATGTTTCTAAAAGCATTAAGGCCCATGTAACGTGAGTAAAGAAGGTCATGCTCTTCTTCAGGAGTTCTTTTTTGTTCAGATGGTTTAATTTTTGGTCCGATGCCAATACCAACTTGTTTCTTATCCATTAACGACCTCTCCTGTGACTCATACCATTATATGGATTTGAATTTCTAGAACCTGAAAAACGAGAAAGTTTTTCTCTTGCAGACAATTGAGAAAAGGAAGGTGCTCTTCCTGTGTGGTATCCACCTTGTGCACCAATACCAAGATCTGTTCCAGAAAGTTTATCTCTCATCTCCAACTTAATGAAGTTATCTTCCAATAGTTGGTCAACACAAACCATCAAACAGTCTGCAAGGTCTTTTGTTTGAATAGGACCAAAATCTTGCTTCTTTACACGTCCATTTATTTCTTGAAGGAACTTCAATTCCTGTTCAAGTAGACATGTTCCATCAGGACCATAGATATCTTTGAAACTGTGGACCCAATTCTGTCCAAGTGCTGACTTAAAGCGTTCTGCTCTTTTGTCATTACTTCTGTCTTGGAACTGTTCTTCACGAACTTGTGCTTTGTGACCAATTTGCTTTAGGCGCTTCTTCAAACGTGGAAGTGTAACAAAAGCACCGTATTGGTCAAATGAGAATACTTTTAGTGTATTGAATCTAGAAATTGTTTCTACAAGTTCTTCTTCAATCTCTTCATAGTCAATTTGGTGTTCATCATAGTTTTGTGGGTCCCAAACTTTAATCCAGTCAACAATAACATGGAACCAAATTTCTCCATCTTCTGGATCTGGAATTGGTTCAACGTGGCAAATCATAGCGGCTGTATTGGCATTAGATTTTGAAGGGTCACAGTGACCACGGTAAATGAATCCCATTGTACCTTGATTAATCTGGTAAAGTTCACGAAGTTCACCAGTTGCATCAATGAAAGGCTCAAACATTCTTTCAACAGTTTTTGGATTAAGATATGCGTCAGTAACTTCTGCCCATTGGGAAAGACGCTCAACCTTAAAGGAATCAGGTTCACGCTTTTCCAAACGCTTCATACCCTCATCATATGTCTGAGGAGCACTTCTAAATTGGAATCCACCGGTGGCACTTGGGTCATCCCAATCTTCATATGGACCCCATGAAGGCAACTGACACATCATCATGTCAGGAAATGCAGGTGTTCCATCTTCATTAGATTGGAGTGCATTTTGATAGAGTTCAAAACACTTTCCAACTTTTGTAAAAGGAGATGTTGGGATATAAATAAAACCGTCTTTTTGGAACTGGTCAAGTGCAGGTGTGATAGCATTGTAAACTTCATCAGATGTTCTTGGTCCTGAAGTTCCTACAAGCATGTGGGCAAACTCGTCAAACATTACACAGAAAGCAGCAGCACCACGACTTGATTTACTGTTGGAAGTTACTGCCATATTACGAACAGATGCAATCAAACGGTTTGGTCGAATGCCTCTTGCTTCAAAAGCAGCAATTCTTCTAATATCACTAGCAGTTCTTAATGCAACAAAGTATTCATTAGCAGTTGCAACATATGGTTGAAAGCATGGAGCATCAAGGATAGTGTTAGCAAGGTCTGCAAACTGATATTTCTTTGCCTGTTCAATATTGGTTGCAACAGTAAAAAGATAAATATCTTTTGACTTATCAATACCATAATACCACTGTGGGTCATCAAGCATCAAAAGTTTCCAGTTAAGATATGCACCTTGGATTCCACCGATGTGACCTTTACCACCACGGCGACCAGTGATGTTTACTACTTCACGAAAGTGACTGTACCCGTTTGCTTTTAGATACTCTACCCTATCCCAAATGTCTGGGCAAACACCAATTGAAACACCACTTTTATCAAAGTTTTTAGACCATTCATCAATGACTTCACGGTCATAGTCAGTCATGTGTTCTGTTTCAAGATTAATCAATCTTAAAAGAGTTTGTTGTCTTGGATAAAGTTTGCGACCTAGAAAGTTTGGGTGTTCAGCAAAAGTAACAATGTCTGGAATCTCTGGTGTAGTTTGAAGTGCTTGTTTAGCAATTTCAAAGAAGTCACTTTGGGTCTTAAGGATATTGTCATTACCCTTTTTAGATACCCTACTAGTTCCGCCTGTTGCCATTATGAAAGACCAGTTTCTTCTTCTGCATTTTTTCTTAGTTCACTATAAGGACCAGATTCAAATGTATCTTCAGGTGCTCTTCTAGCACCACTACAGAAAGTCCTTAATGAACGAAGGCACCCTGGATGAAATAATTCATTGGTCTCTTTCCATTTAGTTACAGCCTCTCCAGGATCTGTAATAAACCCACCGCACCATCTACATTCATCTTTTCCTTCTGGATTATCATTTGGTCCACTCCGGGCAGTTTCGGGACCATCCTCACCTGGAACATCCCCAAAAGGAATTGGTACTCTTTTATGCGTCATTCCTTTAGCAGGCCAATTTTCATCTATTACTCTTTTAGAAACACCATCTTCAACCTTCATAGTAGGTCTTGGAAGCCCTCTCCTAGATTCATCTCCAAGAGAATATTCTGCAGCAGTTATAGGATGAAAACCTTCACAAAAAGGGCAGTTTCTTAAATTACTAGCAGTCCTAGCACTTCTGTGTTTCTTTTTTAAACTTCTTAGTTGCTTTGCTTTTGCAAGTTGACTTGGCTTTGGTTTTTTAGTTTCACTTGATTGAGTTAATTCAGAAATCTTTTCATTGAAGTGCATACAGGTATCGCACCCTTTACCAGTGCATGGTCCTGCAAATTCAAGTACACCTGCTTGACGAACATTTAAGTGGTCATAGATAAAACGTTCTGCGAAGTTCATGACTTACCAGTCTGAATCTAGGTTGGAGTGGTCATCACGCCAGTCATCTGACTCTACACTTGCTGTCTTTGCTGGTGGGAACTTCATGACCTTTTTAATGTCATCGATTACTTTTTGAAGGTCTTTTGCCAACTTGTCGTGGGCCTTCATTTCCTTCTTTTCATCTTTAGCAGCGTGCCAGCCTACACCCTTTTGAGTTTCAGCAAGAAGTTCTTCTAAGTTGTGTAGGTGACCATCCCAGTCAGTTTCACTAGGCCATGCACCTGCAGTTTTGGAAGAAAGTGCTGCCAATTCTCCCAATGCACCAATACCTTCACCTTCAACAGCCTCACTTGGCTCAAGTATAGGTTGATTTTGGTCCTTCTGTTTTGGTGCCGTCTGAAGACTGTGAGCAAAAGCTAGTGGGTCATCAGTTGCATAACGCTCTTCAAAAGAAGAATCTTTTTCAACAGCATCTTTGTTTTTGTAGTTTTGTATTTGACTAGGTGACATAAATCCAGTAGCATTGTATGCTTCATCAGTTCCAGGGGTAGGGTTAGGGGCAGTCTTATTTCTATTTTTAATATTTTTTACCAGACCGGTTAAAAGTCCTGCTTCAGCAGCAACAGTAGGAATTAGTGTGGGAAGGTGGGTTACAATATTGTGTGGAATGTCTGCAATTCCAGCTTCTTTTGCCATTACTTCTTTAATGTTGTTATTAATACTGTCTTCTGAACGAGATACTTTTCTCATGATGTTCCTTTACTGTCCTGGGATAATTAATTTATTCTTCTTTTTCATTTGGGCACGCTTTGCATCGTAGTAATCATCAGCGAGTCCCTTACCGACTTCATAACGGTTTTGTTCTGGGTCGAATTGCTTAAGTCTATTAACAATAGTAATCTGTGGCGGTGTTGGTTTTACACTGATACTTGGCATGACCCAGTCAACAACAACTTGAAGATTAATAGCAGCAAACTTTTCTTCTGCCTCACCTTTTAATGAAAGTAGATTATCGAAACTTGCCTTACGGTAGTAATACTTTTGGTAAAGTTCCTGCATAATCTTAGTAGCAGCAGCAATTTCACCTTCTTGAAGTTCAAGGACTTCTTTGTCTGCTTCACGTTCTGCCTTCTGTTCTGCCTGGAAAGCAGCCATTTGTGCTTCTTGAAGTGCAGTTAGCTTTGGAACATCCTCAGGTGCAATTCCTTCTTTTGGGATATTTAATTTATCAAAAGCCATTAGTAACCTTTCTTAGAGATATAACTATATATTATAGTTTATTCTTCTTCAGGTTTTGCTGTTAAAACATCTCTACAATCAGGACAGATTCTACCAAAATTCCTATTTGTAAATAGTTTACTACCTCTATTTATGTCAATACCACATCTACCACATTGATTCAAAGATGGACCTGAGTAGGTTGAAAATGCTTCAGGCTTTTCATAATATGTAAATTTATTTTTTTCATCTTGAAAGCCAGCATTCTTTGAATTATAACTAAATGTAGAAGAATTTCTACCCTTAGGCATTAAACCTTTAACTGCATCCATACCCTTATTAATCAAATAGGCTGCGCCTGGGGCACCTTCTTCTGTTTTTGTCAAGTGAAAAGGAGAAGTTCCATAGTAGTTATCCTTAGGAGTAGGAGTAGAACCTTGACCTGTAGCAAGTTCATTAACAAAATGGCCTACACTTTTAACAGCATTTTCAGGCTCCATAAAAGTATTTTGAATAACGTGACCTACACCTTTAGCAATCTCTGGAAGGAACTGAAGGTGTTCTGCAATTCCTGCTTCTTTTTTCTTACCGTCATGCTTTTCTGCAATACTCTTTGCCCATGATGCACCAGCATCTCCACCCCATGCGTACCATGCAACTTTACCTGGACTTGGCTTATTCCAGTCTTTGCCTTGCTTATCTACACGGTGACGTGAGAAGAATGAGTGCATACGCTTGATAGTTGATAAACTAACTGCTTCACCATTAGCAAGTTGGTGAGCACGTCCACGACCAACACCAGTGAACCCACTACCTGCGTGACCTTCTTCAATCCACTTTAATGCTTTACGAGCAGCAGATTGTACACCTTCTGGTGGTGTGAATGTCTTCTTTTCTTCTTTAGCGAATCTTTCATTGAATGACATTAGTTATCCTTAGTGTTTAGAGGCCCAAGCATTATCAATCCAATTTGGATATGGACGACCGTGCGCCTTTGCACGAGCTTTTGCCTTTGCTTTTTGTTCTGGACTTAGTTTGTGGTGCTTACCACCGTCTGGATCTTTTTCATCCCAAGGTTTATCACTAGAGTAACGAGTATTCCAATTCATTTTTATACTTAGTTATAAAGTGGTATAGAGCCTAAACCACGTTCTCTTCTTCTGCACTCTGATTGATATTCAGGAATGTGTTCACCATCTTTAATTCTTGCTGCTGTGTCTCTTGTTCCACAACGTCTGCATGTTGGCATACAACGTTCACAAGAGTGAAGGGGGTTATCAGTTACAAAAGAAGTAGTTTCAGTATAGTGAGAGTGAGGATCTTCACCAATAATTCCTGTTGGGTGTGACTCATCTGGAACAATCCTAGGGACACCGAAGTTCATAGGAAAGAAACTAATCTTTGGTTCTCTAGAGTTCTGGTGTTTAGCAGACTCTGGTACTTTTTTATTTTCTTTTGAAATATATTTACAAGTATTACAACCCTCACCAGTGCAAGGCTCATCCCACCTAATATGATTATTCCAAAGTTTTAATAAAGCACTTGAATTAGCAGTACTTTCTTGAAGTTCTCCTGGGGTCATTGGTTTACCACCTGGGCGAGACTTATCGTTTCTTAAGTTCCGATTGCGGTCTAACTCTTTATCAAAGTAGTCACAAACTTTACAGTTACCACCAGTACACCTCTTATTTAAGTCAGGGATATTCTCGCTTGATATCTTTATACCAGATGAGTTGAAAGTTTTGGTCATATTTACCCTTAGTAGTACATTTCTTTAATAAATTCTAAGGGGTTTTACAATGTTAGAAGGGGGCAGTTTATACACATACCCAGGTGCAACCTGTCCGACAAACTTAAATGTCTAGATTATGCTGGCAGTTCACACAACGGTGACCGCCCATATCACGAACTGCATTACCACCAAGTGTTTGCAACTTGTTAATTTGCTTGGAATCAACGCCTTCTGCATGTTGAAAACTGGTGATTAGATTGATTACGTCATAGTAACTACTATCATCTAGACTAGCTGCTGCTTCAATAATTCTAGTCTCAATCTTAGGTGAAAGGTCATTTTCCTTGGCTAGTCGGTGAATCAACTGCTCAGGGTTAGAACTACGAACACTGGTCAACTTCTTCCAGTTTTCCAAGAAACGTGGAACTGTGGTGTTCAAGTAGTGGTCTGCAATATGTTGCATACTATTGAGAACTTCTGCAAGTGTGTATCCACGAACTGGAATCTTATCTAGGTCACTGGTTGCTACCATTCCATTTGAGCAAACTAGACGCTCCATATAAGCACTGACTTCTGGACTCTTTCCGTGAGTTGTGTCAAAACGAATACCACCTTGAGTGATATCTCCTGCTTTAACAGCAGTTTCTACTTGACCTGTACGAATGTTCATTACAAGGCCTGTTCTGAAATCCAATTGAGAAACAACATCATCATCTTGGAACAATGAAGAAACAGTAGTAAGGACTTTGTCTGGTGGTAGCAACAGTTGGTCTGCCTTAAAGACATTTAACAATTGATTGTCTTGAAGAGTAACAGTTCCTTCAACTTCGTGACTCTTTTGAATCATATAGTCAACAACTGATTTACGCATCTCTGGTTGCAACTTCATTAGGAACTTACCAGGTGCACCAATAAATGTTGTAAAGTTACCAAAAGCAGTATCATCTGCAAAACCAAGAAGTTCACCGGTTGACTTACGAAGAAGTCCATCACCATCAAGTTCATTACCAAGTGATGGCACATACTCAAATTCACCGATTGTTACAGGAACATATTTTGGTGTTAGTTTGTCAATAGAATCTTTTAGTTCTTTAATTGTTAACATCTTACTCCTTAGTTAGATACTAAATGATATATTAAGAGTTGAAAAAAATCAACTACATTAAGTCGTCATCAATATATTCTTGTGCTTCTGCAAGTTCCATTGTAGTTGGAAGTTTTTGCTGTTCTTCACTATAAAGTTGAATTTTATCGAAGACCTTTTCACGCCATTCTACAGGCAGAACATCTCTAATTGCTTGAAGAATAATATTTAGTTGGTTAACAAGGACTTCAGGTTTGTAACCTTGCTTTTCCTTCTCTTCCATTCTTTGAAGAATACCCATTGCTTGGAAAGTTTGACTTAGTGTAGGCCTTGCTGCACCACTTACAATGTCTTCAAAACCCTTAGCAACAATTACTTCATAAAATGCTTCAGGTGTAAGTAGTGTGCCGTCTGCATCAATGATACTTGTGTTATTCTTATTGGCCTTACGTTCAATTACTTCACGAACTTGCTTTTTATCAAGTGGTAGATGATTGCGGTAGTGTGTTCTGATACTACTGTATGAAATTCTATCTTCAGGTTCAACACCTAGTTTTTCTTCTAATGGTTGAATAGTTCTAAGGATTTCTTTATATCCTTTTGGGTACAGTAGAAGGTCATCAACATACCTTCGAATCTCATCACCACTACTACAAACTTTGCATTGGGGAATTGCTCTATAAAGAAAAATCTCACCATCAATATTTTCACTGAGCAATTCTTCAGTTGCTGGTGTTATTCTATCAAGGTCTCTATAATCTTTCTTGATAGGTTCTAGTTCTTCACCCATTTACTGTTCCTTTGAATCAGGATTATAGGAACGACCAAAAGTTCCTTTCTTTGGCGGTATCTCATCCCAACTACCAAACTTTGAAAGGACTTCCCTACGTCTTCTTCTTTCAAGTTGGTAATTACTCAACCAACCTTCTTCTTTCATGTCAGAGTGCTTTGTAGAAGTCCTAGCATTAATTAGAATCCTGTGAGTTACAAAATCAATCTTTTGTTCCCAAGTAAATTCATCCCAATGCTTTGGCAACTTAATGTTATTTTCTTCAATAATCTTATTTAGTTCTTCTGGAGTATTCATCAGTCAATATCCTCTGCCCATAATGTGTCACAAAGATTCTTTAATGCCCTACGTTTATACATGCCTACAGGACTTGACCATTTTGTGAAACCCATAATTTTTGCAACGTCAACTTCTTTTCTGTTTTCAAGACAAGAAAGTACAACTGCTTGCTTTTGTCTTGGTGGTAATTTATCAATACCCTTTAAAACATCATGAATATTAACTGTTACACCATTTAGTAATTGAAGTTCAGGATTACCGCTTACCCTGTATGCTTCACGCCATTCCCAATAATTATTCAACAGTCTTTCAAGAACCTGCCAAGTCATCTTACCTTTAATGACTTCTTGTTTTCTAGACCTTCTTTGAGGCTTATCGTCTTCCATTAGCCTCTCCTGTAAATTTGATTTTGGATATATCTTTGGGTTGCTTTTAGACTTTGCACCTTGTCATTGATAATTCTCCAAGCAGCATACTGAACAAAATAGAAGTAACGGTCATCTTTTGTTTCCATTCTAGCACGAGCCTCACGGTCATTAGTTGTACCAGAAACAGGTTTACGGTATTCTTCCCAATAACGGTCATCCCAGTTATAATAGGAAAACTGTGCCTTAAGATATCTGCGTGTTACTTCATCTTCAATGGCAACAATTGCACTTTGAAGGTTTAGGAACAATCTGTCTGCTTCTGTGTCACTCATTGGAATGTCACTATTAAATCTAGCAATGATTATTTCTGCTGGGCGAAGGTATTCCTTCATGAACTCATCAACCAAAGTATCAATTTGATTTAATGCACCAAGTTCTTCAGGTCTACTTTCCCAAGTAAAGGCACGGACAGTAAAGTTGTGAAGGTATTCCTTCTCACGCTCATGTTCTAGACCAAGAGAAGGTTGCTTGAGTTCTTCAAGTCCTTTTCTAATCCCACTCATTACTGTCCTCTCTAAACAAACCTAATAATAATTTATCATATTTTCTTGAATTTTGTGGTGTTACTTGTGAAACAAGGCATAAATGTCAACAAATTGCTCTAGTGTCATAACAACATAAGCATCTTTAACATTCTTATTTCTACGTTTAATTACAGCAATACCAAAACGTTTCTTGGCATTCTTTTGTTCAACAAGAGTTTCATCCATAATGGTGGCTAGCGAAATCTTAGCCCAATTTTTGGCCTCAACTACAGTGTCTTTGACTCCATTAATATCACCTTTATCAAGTGTATTCCCTGCACCGTAACGCCTCTCCACCTCAAGATACCCACGTTCATTGAAGTATTTTGCTACATCTCTTTCCCATTGGGAACCTTTGGCTTTTTGAGGCGTTGTCATTATTTATTCCAATACTCACAGATTTTTCTTGCTGGACAAGACATAAACTTTTCATCTGTTGGACCACTGCAACAGTGCTTTAAACCATCTGTACTATTTTTCCCAATAGCAACTCTAACCTTAGACCACTTTGCATAAAGTGTATCTAGTGACTTTTGGTCTTTAGTGACTTCAATGGTTTTAATCTTGTGAGGATATGCTTTTTCAATAAACAATAGTGCCATTCTATCTGGTGCACCTGGGCAATTATCTTGGTATACTCTCAACTGCATAGAATATTGTTGACTAGCCTCGTTGGGAATACGGTTAGTGCTTTTTATATCTACTAAAAACTTTTCTCCATCTGGAGTAGTTAACTCCAAGACGTCTACTGCCCCTGCTATCATTCTTTCTTCGTTTTTGAACTTTACTTCTACTTTTTCCAGAGAAGTCAAACCCAAGTGAATTAACATGTTCTGTATAATACTGTGAAAAGCTGAACCCACTTGAAAGGTCATTGCTAGTGTTGGAGATATTCTTTCTTCTTGACATTGTAGCCTCAATTCTGGATGGAACTTATAATACAATTGCAACTCTCCCGCCTCAATGTCACTTGAGGGGTGATACATGTTGTCAAACTCTCTAGGATAGTTAAAGATTTTTACAGGATATTCATCAGGGACAAAATCACCTTTCATCAAAGCCTGCTCCAAGTATGGAGTTATAGGTTCTTGATTTTGATATGCTGCTAGTGTGCGTTCAAGAAAGCTCAACTGGCTTCTCACCTTCGTCTAGTGCAAACTCACAAAGGTCACAAACTTTAGAAAAGACAGTGGTCTTAAAGGTACCAACATCGTACATGTCTTCTGCGGTGGCATGTTCATGGATAAAATTATCCAGATAATCTAACTCTTCTACAGTTAGTTCTAGTGTGTACTTTTTCACTTCTTCATCTTTCCCATTGTAATCTTAGTTACAATTATAGTACCTAAAACCATAAAAACCAAATCTAAAAATCTATTTGCTAGCATCTTTCCTCCAACGTAAATAACTTTTAATATAAGCAAATGAATACAATACTACAGCAAAAAGAAATCCATACTGATGAGTAACAAAAGCATAGATAGTCCAAAGTGTTTCACTCAACATTAGGATGAACCAACCGAACACATTCTTTTTACCTACTACGTAGATACCTAACGAACCGACAATTGCTAGTACCCAGGACCACATTTAATCCTCCACAATTGCAAGAATGTGGTCATTTAAGAAAACCAAGTATTCTTCTTCTTCAATCTCAAGTCTTTGAGCAGCACGTTGTTCAAAAATGACCTTGTCCCCAACCTTAACGGTTGCTGGAATCAATGTACCGTTAGAAGAAATACGACCTGGACCAACTGCAACCACAACACCTGTATCTGGAACTGCAGTTGCTGTATCTGGAATAAAAAGTCCACTTTCAGTCTTTTCTTCTACTATTGCAACTTTAATAATTACTTTGTCTTCTAAAGCCTGAAACGACATTAAGATTCCTTTTCTTGTTTGCTTTTTAATTCTAGGTATTGTTCATAAAACTCTAGAAAATCATTTAAATCTAAAACTACCAAGTCTAATTCAACAGGCAATTGTTCTGGTGTGTTTGTTCTTTTCCCACCCCATGAAGTTTCTTCTTCTGTTTTACCGTACAACCTAATACATAATGCAGGCCTTGATGTCCAACTTCTATTTTGAGAGTGTTCTTTTACTTCATTCCATACTTTTTCAGTTATAGAATAACTAACATTCTGTGTACACTTACACTCTACAACAAATGAAATTTGTTCAACCTCATTGGTCTTGAGGTCACCTTTTTCAAACTTAGCACCACTAGCAATTGTCTTGCTTGCTTCTGGCCAAATTTCTGCTATTTCATTCTCATGTCTGTCAGCCATCTTTTTTTGGAAAGCACCCATTACTCTTTTTCTTTGTCTGGATTTAATTCCTCATTAGGAACCGGGAGTTCGACTGGTAGTAGTTCGGAAGGGTCATACTCATCATAAGTAGAACCACCAAGAACTTCAAATTCTACTACAGGGAAACCATTGGTACTAACACCAACAATTGTTCCTACAGCATCAATCAATACTACTTTATCTCCAACATTCATCTTATACCTCGCTATCGTTAATATCTGCACTGTCACTTGTTACTGGACGACCAAAGAAGTCATCATTCTCAACTACCGTTTGACTAGCACCTTTGCCCATTTCAATTGCCTTTGAGATTTCTTTTGCAAACTCTTCTCCCAATCCACGGGACCAAATTTCTTCAAAGAAAGAGTCACGACCTTGTGCTTTAACATCTTTCCAATTAAACCATGCACCTGCTCTTTGGGCAACACCAAGTAAAATACCCATACGGGCAAGATCTCTACGAGTATCAATACCTGCATGGTCAAGATTACTATTTGGTTGGTTGTAGAAATCAGTCCAACCTTCACGGAGTGGAGGACCATATGAATTTTTAACTGTCTTCATAACAATTGGGAATCCAACTTGTACAGTTTCTCCGTCAACCTTATCAAAGTATTTGTCTGTACCTGGGCGAAGATAGATACGAACAGACATAGCATGCTTTACTGCGTGACCACCAGGAGTCATAGGACGGTTATATCCATCCATATCATCACGAAGTTGATTTAAGTAAAATACAGTAACATCATAAAGGTTGGCAAGTGGAGCAACTGTCTGGACATTACGCTTCATTACAGCAGCATTGCCACCCATCTTGTCGTTCTTGTCAGTTAGTTGTTGCATGCTGTGCTTTGTAGCAGCAGCACCTGTTGAGTCCCAAACAATGGCACAAATCTCTTTACTCTTAATTAATTCTACCATAATGTCAGTTCCAGTTTCTGCATCTGGTGGTTGAACTACAATCAAACTCTCATCAACTTTTAGGCCCAACTTTTCTGCCCAATCAGGATTAAAACGATGTTCCAAGTCAATATAGGCGACCAACTTTTCACCCTTGTAATAGTCATAGCAGTCCTTCAATGCCATTAAAGCAAATGAACTTTTACCTGAGTGTTCCTTACCAAAGAGTTCAATCATTTTACCTTCAGGCCAACCGCCTACAGCAAGTAGATAGTCAAGTGCAGGGGAGAAAGTAGGGATAGCATTAATCTTCTCAATACTATTGCCTCTCATAGCAATAGGTTTATTTGAACCAGCAGGTGTAAATTTGTTCAAATCTGCAATAAGTTTATCAATAGCATCTCTAGCCATAAAGTTCCTCTAATCTATCTTCAATAAATACCTTAACATCTACACCATAACTTTTTGCAATTGCTTGAATAGAATTGTAAAGTTTTTGTGTTACTTCAATCTCAATATATTCATAACCAGCCATACTACTCCTTTTCCCTAGGTTCTGCAACATATGGTTCCCAGATATGACATTTTAAGTCATAATTAATTGGATTGTTGTGAACCCATGTTCCACTTTTACTTAAAATAATTTCTCTAGTTAAACCAAGTTTACTATAACAGTTTTTGCACTCTGCTGTTTCCCACTCAGTCGGCTTTTCCATCTTTATCTCCTACAAAAGTTTCTACAATTGGCTTTACTTCTTCATGCTTATGAAGAATAAAATCTACTGCACGATGAAAGTTAACATTACAAACATGGCAAAAGTGTTTAAAGGTCATAATCTAATCCAAAATCTAATGGTTGCCAAAAAGAACAGTGGCACTTATAGCACATTGAAATATCATCAATTATATCATGGTCTTCAATGTAGTGTCCACAAAGGCAAATGTGGTCTAGTGTATCTTGCATCATGCACTCTCCTTCAAAAGATCTAATCTATAAATATTTCTTAGACTTAAACCGCCGTCCATCTTTTCTACCTGAACTAATACAGGGCTTCCTACTTCAATCTTTTCACCCAACTTAGAAAATGAGTCAGGGAAAGAAACAATCTGGACACTATCATCATTGGAAGACTTAATCTCTACTTCTCCTTCTAATTCGTCCAATTCATCATAGTCAAGTATTTGTTCATCAATAGGAAGCTCAACCCAAAATTGGCACATTGCAGAACCAGGATTCTTACCACTCTTTGTTACTAGGTGCTTAACTCTAGTAATGGTACCTCCAAGCATTGCCTTTTCACCCTTAAACATTTTTGACTCACCAGGATAGTTTGCTTCTTCTTGAATAATATCTCTATATGCACCTAGTGGGTCAGCAGTAATCAAACTACCAAGTAATTCACGTTCATGAAGTACTCTATCTTGAATTTTTTCTTGTAGGTCAGCGTAACAATCAAAGGCAGGGATACTACCATGACAAAACTCACAAGTATCTTGACATTGACCGTCAATGTTCTTAAAGTCTTTACGAGCCTTAAAATATTGATAAAGGGCAGACTTTGAGTCACCACACATGGAATCAAAGACACCACACTTAATCATTGAAATTGCTGCTCTTTTATTAATCTTTTTACTTGGAACTTTTGCAACAAAATCTTCCATGTTAGTAAAAGGACCAATCTTAGCAAGGTCAGTTGCACCACCAGATACATACTTAACACTTGCAAGTCCATATCTAATTGAACCACTTTTTGTCAAAGTAAACCTTGCACCAGATTCATAGATGTCTGGTCCTAGTACAGGAATTCCCATTCTCCTACATTCCCGAGTGTACATAACGGTCATCTCAGGATTTGTGCGGAACAATGCTGCCATATACTCTTTTGGATAGTAATGCTTTAAGTAGGCACACCAGTAGGAAATCAATGCATATCCCCAGGAGTGACTCTTGTTATAACCATAGGTACCGAAGGCAATCATTTCGTTAAAGACACTAGATGCTATATCTTCACTAACACCTTGCTTCAAACATCCGGCAACAAAGTTAACCTTTTCTTTCTTCATCTTGTCTAACTGCTGCTTACCCATGATACGGCGAACACGGTCAGTTTCACCAAGTGAATATCCAGCAAGTTCTACACACATCTGCATAATTTGTTCTTGGTAAATAAAGTTACCAAAGGTTGAACCAAGGACTTTTTCAATGTTTGGGTGTTTATATGTAACCTTACGCTTACCGTCCTTCTTTTGAAGGTACAGTTCAAGAAGGTTCAAACCAGTTTCTGGGTCAGTTGTACGAGTAATACCTGGTCGACATACAGCAATCATTGTTGTTAGATCTTCAATGTCTTTAGGATTAAATCTCTTTACAAGTCCTTGAAGGTTGTTTGTTTCAAGTTGAAAGATACCCATGTTATGACCGGCACAAATACTTCCCCATACTGCTGGGTCATCATAAAACTTATCCCAACTATATTGCCATTCATAGAAGTGAGGAAGAACATCTTCACCATGGTTTTCTTTGATTAGATTAAAAGCAGCCATCAACGTACTTAGTGTACGAAGCCCCAAAACGTCAATCTTTACAAAACCTAGTTCTTCAACATCCCATTTGTCAAACTGTGTTCTAATATCATCATTCTTAAAACGAAGAGGAAGTCTACCAATTAATGACTCTTTTGACACTACTACACCAGCAGCGTGTGCTGATGCATGCCTAATGTGGTCAAGGAATTCTGGCATCATTTCAAACAACTTAGGATATTTCTTTTTCCAAGGAGCAAACTCTTTGATATAGTATTTTTCAATCTTATCCCACTCATTGCCCTGACCCATGAATTCTCTGTTCCACTGGTCTTCAACAACATTGCAAATCTGGTCAGATTCTGCTTTACTAATATTCAAACCACGACAAAGGTCACGAAGGGTTTGTTTTACACCCAAAGTGTTAAGTGTCCCTACACTTGAGATATTAAACTTACCATATTTATCTTCTAGATACTCACGTACTAAGTGACGTTCAACTCTAGGGAAGTCAATATCAATATCAGGCATTGAGTCACGTTCTGGGTCAAGAAAACGTTCAAACAAAAGGTCTGCCTTAATTGGTTCTACTTCAGTAATGTCCAAACAGAAAGCAAGTAGACTACCACCTACAGAACCACGACTAGGACCAACAAGGTGCCCTTCATTCTTACTCCAAACAATAATGTCTTGAACCATTAAGAAGTAACCTGCATAACCTTTTTTGTTAATTAGTTCAGTTTCATAACGAAGTCGTTCTCTATAAACTGGTAATTCTTCTTCTTTAATATATGGAAGAACCTTACGTTGAAAGCCTTCTTCAACATTCTTTTCTAGTTTTCTTTCATCTTGTTCAGGTGTTGCAAGGAAAACAGGCATTGTCTTTGCCTCTGGCATTCTTGCATTTGCCTTTTCACCAATTACAGTTGTATTCTTAATTGCTTGGTCAACAACTGATGCTGGTAGATAATTTAGTCTTTCACGAGTTTCTGCTTCACTAAAAATGCAAAGTTGATTAGGACCGTATGAGAATCTTTCTGGGTCATCCATGTGCTTACCCATTTGAACTGCGGTCATTAGTTCGTGGGCATACCAATCATCTGGTTTAGAATAATGTGCATCACTAACAGCAAGTAGTGGTACTGAGAAGTCATTTGCAATCTCTGCAACTTTTTTGTTCCAAAGAATACTTTCATCACTTAAGTAAGTGTGCAACTCTAAATAGAAATCATCACCAAACATTGCTTGAAGTCTTGAAATTCTTTCTACTGCTTTTTCATAATTACGAGTTGTACCATGAAGGAACTTTCCAACACAACCACCCATGCAACCACCGGTAATCATTAATCCTTCTTTGTACTCATTAAGTAGTTCCCAGTCAAAGCGAGGATTACCATAATAACTACCTTCAATATACGCTCTACTACTTAATGCCCAAAGGTTTTCTAGTCCTTTTTGATTGAGTGCAATGACCGTCATGTGGTCATAGTTCTCACCCTTCTTACCAGATTTATCAAATCTGTCATCACAAAAGTAACCTTCCATACCAAAGATGGGTTTAATACCTTGCTTGTCACATTCATTCTGAAATCTGTAATGACCTGATACTTCACCATGGTCGGTAATTGCAACTGCTGTTTGGCCAAGTTCAACTACACGAGATACCAATTGTTCTACTGTACTCAAACCGTCAAGGAAAGAATGTTCTGTGTGAACATGAAGGTGGACTAAATTATCAGTCATCTGATTCCTCAATATCGTAAAGTGCAAGTGCAATGGCACAATAGGTTGCAAGGTCAATTAAGTTGTCTCGCAACTTCTCATCTTTAATTTTATTATTGTGTAGATGAGAACTAATTCTAGTCATCTTATCACCGGCACGAGAAATAGCAGCAACCCAAGAAGGAATATTTACCAATCGTCCTGCTTCTTCAAGGTTATGAAATGGTTTACCCGGAAGTCCGTAACCCTGTGACTTAGTATCATGAATCTGTTGAATCTCTTTTAATACTACTTCAAGTTTTTTATTTTTAGAAGTACTCACTTCTACTCCTTACTTGTATTGCACTAATTATAATGGAAACCCCCGATGAAATCAAGTCCTCATCAAGTTGTTGTAGTAAACTACAACGGACCTAACCTCATCGGGGACTCCGAATTTACTAACCTTGAAGTTTTGCCTTCAAACGGTCAGCCGTGGTGTCTTCTTCAATTTCAATGTACTCTTCGTCCTCATACTCATCTTCAGTAGAGTTTGAAGTAGTGCTTGTCGTGAAGTCATCCTTTGACTCAGGCTTAATACCACGGAGTTGTGCATCGTAGTATTCTTGACTACCAATACGGTTCAAGAATGCTTCAATGTCTGGGACAAACTTAGAATAACGAGTTTCAATGTTCTCGATTTCTTTCTTGTCAAGTGCAAATGCCATGTAGGTTGTGTCTGTACCTGCACCTTGGCGCATAATCTCAATTTCACGGTCACGAAGTGAACCATACTTTTCTGAGATAACAGCAATCTGGTTCCAGAAGTTACGCATACCTTGTGAGACAATACCAACATAAGGCTTCTTCTTAAGAACAGTCTTACCGTTCTCTTCTACCTCATAGTTGCTAGTTACGTCACGGTAACCGGTCAACTTCTTCTGACCATTTACTTCTTCGTAAACTTCTTCACGAAGGACTGCAACACCATAACCTACATCACGGCGGTAAACTTTGTTGTCACATAGTTCACAAGAAGATTCAAAAGCCTTACGACAAACGAATGTCTTGTTCTTTCCGTCATGGACAGGAACGTTTTCGTGTACTGGTACAACAAAGATGTCATTAGCATCTGTGAGGAAGCGGATTGCTTTTGTCTCTCCGGCCTTCCAGTAGAACCAGTTAGTTTCTGTGTATGTTGTTGATGATTGAGAAGCACTACGCTGGGAACGCTCGAGGCTTTCCTTGACTGCTTCCATACCTTTTTTTAGTGCCATTTTAGTATCCTTTTTGGTTTATTTTTTTGGTTTTTTGGTTTACTACATTTACTAGTTTATATACCAGTTAGTAAAAAATCAACCACATTTAGAAAGTTCATAAATGAAGTGACCTACACTTGGTGGTATTTTATCTAGACTTGCTGGGTCTTCTCCTTCGGGAGTATCAATGACCTTTACATTAGTATAGTTACTTAGCGCCTTAATTAAATTGACAGAAGCACTTCTACCTGGGGCATCCCCATCCATGAACACTGTAACTTCTTTAAAGTTTCTTAGTAATTCTACTTGAGGTTCTGAGAACTTTGCACCAAAGGTTGCAACTACATTTTCAATGCCACGACTCTTAAGTACAAGAACACTCATAGGGCTTTCTACTACATAGATAGATTTCATACCTTTAACATTGTCTTGGTTGTATAGTGAATACTGCCTTGGGAAACCTTTAGAGTTCTTATATTTACTGACTCCATTAATTTCCTCAACTTTTCTTGCTACCCAACCAACCAGTTTCCCATTGATAAAGTGAGGCAATACTACTCTACTAACATGGACAGTATCCTGCCCAGTGATTGATTTACGATACTCCAGCCTACCTCTATCCAATCCTGTTTGCATTTGCCTTTGAACTTCTTCACTAACTCCCCTAGAAGTAAGGTAGTCAGTAGTGCAAGTCCAGCGATTAAGAATCTTTTCATTGTAAATTGGTATTTCATATCTCTTTGTTTCTTCATCTGTAAAGAGTTTATTCAACTTATCCATAAACTCTTCTATTGGTATTACTTTTAAGCCACTAGCATAATTTTTTAGTTCTGCAAGAGCACTATCACGGTCAATGTCCATAACATTCTGAACCAACCAGACAATACTTCCACCACCACAAGTAAAACAATTAAAGACAAGATCTTTTTTATTAAGACTTGCACTTGGATTAGCATCACCATTCTTGTGCATACCAAAAGGCAACCTGCATGAATGGATTAACTCATCACCCATTTCTGTAATTTCATGTACATTTAAAAGGTCTCTTAGTACACCTTCGGCATCAAGTCCTCTAAAAACATCGCTTAACTTTTGCATTATTCGTCTTCGAACTCTCTTACAAACTCCAACTTGGTGCGGTCCTTTAGTTCAAAGCCCATCATCCAACTCTTCAAGTTACTTCTACGACTTTTCATAATGTCAAAGATTAGTGCTTCTTGTGACTTCATTTCTTTAGTTGCACCAATACCAAAGGCCCAGTCAACAATTTGTTCAATTTGTGATGAAAGTCCAATTTGACCAAGGTCTCCTCGCTTTTGCTTACCCTTCATTGCTTCACGGTTAAACTGTGCCAACCAAACACTTGCCATCCCCATTTCACGGTTAATACTAGCAACATCTGTAATTACTTCTGCCATCTGCAATGTTTGAAAGTTACTTGCTGTACCGTAGTTCTTCTCATTGGTCAACCAAGACAATTGGTCACCAACAATTAGATCTGCACCCCAATGCTTTGCTTTAGAGTAAAGTTCAAGAACTGTTCTTTCACTCTTACGACTTGGTGAGTCAATCAATAGATACTCACCATATTCCATAATTTCTTCTCTTGCTTCTTTTAGTCGCTTTAACTCAGCAGGTGTTAATTCACCACGTTCATATCTTGAGTAAGGTACACCACTTGCAAGGCAGTCAAGTCTCATAAGAGTTAGTTCTTTACGGAGTTCAAGTGATGCAAAGTAAACTTTGTTTTTACGCTTAGCAGCTTCAAGTGCAATGTGAGAACCAATCCATGACTTACCAACATTAGGAATACCAACAACTACAGCAAGTTCACCCTTTTGAATACCGTAGGTGTGGTTATTTAATTCATCCCAACCAAGGTAAATACCTTGCTTAGTTTTGTTATTGTTCAACTGATTATCTACATACTCATTAGTACGGCGTTCATAACCCTCACCGTAAATTTCAATGCGTTCACGAGTTGATGTGTCACTTTGAATCTTTGTCAGATTATTAAGTGCCATTGTAATACCGGCCTCTGGGTCAGTATCTAGTTCATGTGCTGCTTTTAAAAGGACATTCTGAGTGGTTGTCTTGCGATACTTAGTGAGTAATTCCTCAATCAATACAACTACAAGGTATTCACCGTCTGGCCATTCATTCTTAACAAAGTAGTCAGAAAACTTTTCTTCCAAGAACTCTCTTGTAATAGTTTGCTTGAACTCACTCTTGATGTAGTATTCTATAGAATATTCAAAGAGTTCACGAACACCATCGTCAAAAAAGTGTTCACCTCTTACTCCTTTATCCCAAATTACTTTAATGCTTTCTAACTTTGTGAAATGCGGCACAAAGGCCTTTTCAATGTCCACTATCTAATCTTTCTAACTGTTCCGTCTGCAATTTCATCTAATGTTCTATCTCTAGCAAATTCACGATAGTCGTTACCTTCCATTTTATGGACAATCATTCGCTCTTTCAAGAGAGAAAATATAGCACTACCATAACCTTCTGCAAGGTCCTTCTCATCCATATTTGTGGTAATAAAAGTTGGCCTGTTATCTAGAGCACGTTGTCTAAGTACATGGTCAAAAGTGGCTTCAGACAAATTGTTTTTTGTTCTAAATTCTTTTCCAACATCATCAAGAAAGAAAATGTCACTCTTAACCACTTTAGCTTCAAATCTTGCCTTGTCTTCATTACTACCCCAACCTCTAGTAAACTCATCTACCATTTGAGTAAAAGTAGCAAAGTAAACACTATAACCTAACTTTACTAGCTCTTTTGCCATAAGACTGGTCAACAAAGTCTTACCGGTTCCCCAGGTTCCGTGATACATAATGCCCATACCACCTTTGACAAACTCTTTATTCTTACCAAGGTAAATCTTAGCAAGTTCAAGTGCCTTATCATCACCATGGAAATCATCCCAGCCTAACCTTTGATAGTTTAAACCAATGCCTGCCTTTAAATAGTGCTTATAGAGTTGGAGTTGTGTTTTACACTCACCACAACTGTTGTCAGAACAAGTTGGGCAACCAACCTTATTAAACTTCTCAAACTGAGGACTTTTTGCAGAAAGGAACTCTACATCTCCATCATCTAGAAATTGAAACCTTAGGTTAACGTAATCTTTTTCCCAATCAAACAGCGAATCGTTTAAGGAACTCATTAGTGTGCATCAACCCTTCTGTATCCGGTCCGGGCATACTTTCCCGAATAATATCTTTCTTAAGTTCAATATAAAGCTTGTCTTGAATCCACTTTGCACCTTGAGTAAAGGCAGTTGCAGTCATAACGTCTCCATTTATAACACAATTGTACTTATCAAACAAGAGTGAAATCATTGGACCTGCATCATCACCATAACGTTCTTTAAAACTTTTAAAGATTGCCATTTCTTTAACCCACTCAACATTGTATTCAAAGCCTTGTGTTTCTTTAAATCTATTGGCAAAATAAACTAACAACTCTTTTGGTGTAGCATTTACCAAATCAATTTCTTGTTGAGATGACTTCTCATTCGCTTTTACAATAACGACTTCATCATAACTATCATTATCATAATCACGAACAGGTTCATCAAAACTTTTCTCTCCTACTGTCATTCTTTTCCTTTGCTCCTAAGAACTTCTCACTAACTTCAGAAAACATCTTAATTTTCTTTTCTACATACTCTCGGGTTTCAGCATCAACATCATACAATGTCTTTCCTGAAGGAATAATACCAGAAATGTTATTCTTACCCAAAAGTATAAATCTCCACCTAGATTGAGGGTCGGTTTGGTCTTCTTCATGACCATACATCTGAACCCAATTTTCATCTAGACCACAAAGAAAACCTTCAAATACAAAACCATCACTATAGGTAAGCACTTGATTTTTTCTACTGGCAATGATTGCAATATTTCTTTCAAACATTGAATCATTCTGTTGTGCTAATTTTTCCATTAATTCCACTCCATTGGGCTTTCGGATCCCTGATAGAAACCATTATAAACTTTACTACTGTTTGTAGAAAAGAAAACCATCTGTGCAATACTTGAACCAACTTCAATATAAGAAGGTGTTTGCACTGATACCATCATTCCACATGCACCATGATATCCACTGTCAAAAAGACCGTTTTCACCACTGCAACCACTCTTTGCCATAGTACTACGAACAAGAGTGATTCCACAAATAGAAGTATCAAAACTTAGAGTTTCGTTAAATTCAACTTGATAACGAATACCAGGTTCTAACAAATACATGTCTCTTCCTTCATAAGGAAAAGGCTTTATTAAGTTATACTCTGGTAATTGCCTCTTTGTTTCTTTGTCTGCAAAAAGAATCAGTGGTCCGGAGATTACATAAACACTCTGAACAGTCAGGTCAATGCTATTTGGTTGAATCCTGTCTGTAATTGTGTTTGAAATATAACCTTTACGGATTACTTCTTCTGGGTTTAGTACCCCTACGAAAGGGCTAGTCGTGTCCATTCGTCTTTCACTGCCTTGTCTGACTCAAAAATTCCACGAATACTAACTGTAGTTGTACTGGTACCTGGCTTTTGTACACCACGCATTGCCATGCAAAGGTGTTCTGCTTCAATGTGAACTCCTACACCCTCCGGTTTGAGAGAGGATTTATAGAACGCATCTGCGACTTGTGCTCCGAGTCGTTCTTGGACCTGAAGCCTACGAGCGTAAGCATCCAATACACGAGCGAGTTTAGACAAGCCAACAATACGGCCGTTGTTAGGAAGATAACCGATAGTAGCAGTACCAAAGAAAGGAGCAAGATGATGCTCACATAGACTATAAAACGGAATGTTCTTGACAATAACCATTTCTTTTGTTTGCTCATGAAAAACTGCTTTCTCAATAATTGCAATTGGGTCCATTACATACCCGCTTGTTAATTCCTCATACATCTCTACAACTCTACGTGGTGTGTCAAGCAAACCTTCACGGCTTACATCTTCTCCCATGTAACTAAGCAACCCTCTAACATTTTCTTTAGCAACTTGGAAACCATAAGCTTCTCTATCACTTTCATTCAATATTTGTGGGTTTGACTTTTTAATCTTCATTTCCTTACTTTCTTCTATTAAGATACCTGTTTTGGTATAGTGTACATTCGGTGTCATCATCTTCCTCTTTCATTTGCGGGCCAAATATAATTGTGTACTTGAACATTTAGACTCCATGGAACCTGATGTTCAAGCATCTTTGCTACTAAATCTTTTGTTGGGTAAACATCCCAGGCACTACCTGCCCAGAATCTTACACCTGAGCGGACTTGCCCTTTTAGAAAATCATGAACTTCCAATGCTTCATTAAAGTCATTGCCATCCTTACAAACAAACTTAATACCGCTACCATTACGAATCTTAGCAGCGTTCATTGTACGATTTTCTCTACGAGTTTGTGCTTCTCCTGAACCACCTAACTTCCAGTCCATCATAAAGGTAACATGTTCTAGAGCAATGTCTGAGTAAAGGAAACTACCATTAGAGAATGCCTCAACCTCAAAACCATTCTGTGTTAGAAGGATAATCAAGTCATCCATCTTATCATTTGGTTGAAGAAAAGGTTCACCACCTGTTAGACAGATGTTATTAGCACCTGTTTCTTCTCTCTTACTCTTACAATCTTCTAGAAGTTCACCTGGAGTCCTTTTGTAACTTCCACCTTCTTTGCCCCAAATTTTAACATCTACAGCAAATGGTGTATCACAAGGCCAACCAGCACAAGTCATGTTGCATCCTGCAAAACGTACAAATTGTGTTGTACGTCCTGTACGTGGACCTTCACCTTGGGTACTTACATAGTGTTCTACTAGTCTTAAATCAGCCATTACTTCCTCTTCTTTGGTGCCTTAGTCTTTTGATAAATGCCACTTTTAACACCCTGAGAAAACATGTGAATAAAAGCACCAACACCCATAAAGAATAGTGCTGGCAAAATAAATACTAATACTACGTGCATTATTGGTCCTTCTTCTTTGGTGCGGCCTTTTTAGGTGCTGCTTTCTTAGTTGTTGCCTTTTTTGCTGCTGGCTTTGCCTTCTTTGGTTCTGGCTTCGGTGCCTCTACTGCTAGTGGAATTTCTGGGATTTCTGGCATACTGTTATTGCCACCAAATGTTCCTTGCAACCAATTTAGAAAATTCTTTCCTGCACCCATTATTATTCTCCTCTACAATAGGCTACCGATGTAGGCGTTTCCCACACGGCTACTTCATACAACCTGAGGTCGTTACCAAACTCTACCTCAATGTCGTCCTTAATTTCTTCCCAAGACCAACGAGCAATGTTTTCTGCTGTTGGTATGTAAGGGAAAACAATATAGTTCCAACCTTGGCCATGCGCCTCATCTTCCATCATGTTACGAACAACATGGTCATTCTCCCATACACAAAAACCGTGGTCTAAAACATCATGGATACGCTTGTTCATAATTGTCTTAAGATTACCAAAGTCAATAAGCATTCCATGGTCAGGACGGCTAACATCATCTATAATATCTCCTTCACAAGTTACACGAACCTTATAACGGTGACCGTGAGGATTGCGACACTTGCTACCATGTGTACTAACACGATGGCCAAGGTCAAATTCTATTTCCTTAGAGATTAGATTCACTTTCCAAAATCCTTCTTAAAATAATTGTTTTTAAACTTTTCAATGTCTACAAAGTGGTCATTCTCATCTGTCTTGTGTGAAGCCCTGTCTACTTCACTTACAATTGAAAGTGAGTCCATAACTCCTTGTTTATAACCATCATTCCATTCACCACGAGCTTTGGCAAACCTGTTATACAAATCCCAAAGTTTGGAACGAATTTCTTCAATATTTTCTTGCATTACTTCTCCTTACTTTCTTATTATTTTATATTAGATTGATTAATAAATCAACTCTTGATACTCTGTTCTACAGCGTCTCTTACCCTCAAGAACTTATTATATACATCTGATGGTGTGGTATTCAAGGGTGCATATAAACGAATTGTATTTGACCCATATAAGACTCTTCCACAAAAAACTTTATTGTCCCAGATGTTTTGAACAACTGTATCTATATCAATTGCATCATCTAAAACTAACCCCAACATCAAACCTTTGCCTCTAATGTAAGCATGTTCAAAATCTTGGAATACACTTCTTGCTAGTATTTCACCATCTTTAACATTACCAAGAAGTTGTGGTTTTTCTGTTTCTTTAAACATGACTGTACCGGCAGCAACACTCATTGGATTACCACCGAATGTACTTAGGTGAGCAAATGGCATGTCTCTAGAAATAGAGTTCCACCTTTCAGAACTAGCAACTACTGCACCCAAAGGATAACCTCCACCTGCTGCTTTCCCCAAGGTTACAATGTCCGGATAAACATCTTGGTATTGGTCAAGAACAAAGTGTGTACCGGTTCTACCAAACCCTGTTTGTACTTCATCAATGACCAAAAGAACACCATTTTCATGACACCAGTCACTAACATACTTTGCCCATTCTTTGTCTTGAGCAACTACTCCTGCTTCTCCTTGAACCAGTTCCATAAAAAATGCTGCTCTGTCTTTATACTCATCTGGGATTTCTTCTCCAGGAACAATCCACTTAGTAAGATTTTTGTTAACCATACTCTTAAATGGTTCTCTGTATTGAGGTTTGTGAGTTAAACTCAAACTTCCAAGAGTACGTCCATGAAAACCATTCTCAAGGGCAATGAAACCTTTTCTTTGTGTACTTAGCATTGCAAGCTTCATGGCAAGTTCATTTGCTTCTGTTCCGCTAGTGCAGAACCAAGTTTTATTATTTTCATCAATTCCATTACTCATTGTAAGGGTTGAAAAACGTTCACTTAATAGTTCAGCATACTTCAATTGCTCTTTAATATTGAACTCACCATAAACATTAACGTGAGCATACTTATCTAAAACTTTCAATGAGGCATTAAGAATCTTTTTGTTTCTGTGACCTAAATTGTTTACAGCAATACCACAGGCCATATCAAACATGTCCCCGTACTCTTTAGTTTGATAATAACCACCCTTTGCACCAGTAATTGTTATGTCGTAAGGCCAAGGGTTAGTTCTAGCTAAATAATCACTCATTAATATCCTCCTGTGTAAATGTCAAAGTCATCTGTTGTGTCAAATTGTTCAAAGAAATCTGGGAACTGCATCTGACCAATATCACAGATTCTAGTAATCATATGACTTTCAACAAAATCTACTATTTCATCATCTTGTTCGTTAATTGCTACTGTACTAATTTGAAAACGCCATTTTTCAATGAATTCTTCCAAATCATCTAAACTTTCTACTACTATAAAGCGTACGTCACCATAAAGTGTAGAAAATATTTCATTAGAATTCAAGTCTTCCCTACGAATATATTTTGCTACATAATTGGAGTTTAGGAACTGTTGCACTAATTCGCTTTTCCTTGAAAGTGGCAACTTTGCTCTAAACTCATCAACATATGAGGCATAAAGGTTTGAATAAACCTCAGACATCTCTTTCCACATTTGTGGTGCTGTCTCTCCAACTACTACATAAAACTTTGGAGATAGACAACCTTCACCATAGAATGAATAAAAATCAAAACCAATTTCTTCCATGTAAGAAAGACTTAAATCTTCTGCTCTAACAATACCAAATGAAAACTTAGGACCATGAATGTGAACTTGACGATGTTCATTTTCTAGTTCTTTAAATCTAGCAACTGTGTCACCACCACCAAAAACAACTATATCTGTTGCTTCATCAAGTGCTTTACGCCATTCTAGTGATAATTCAAGTTGTTCACTTGGGTCATTGAATACCTTACACCTAATATCTTTACCATAGTATTCAATAACATTATCAATTAAGAAACCTTCATCAATTGTTGGTGCCTTTACAGTTACACTTTCTGGTCCTGCCAATTTAAGACAAAGGAAAACACTCTTTGCAGTAGCGGTTGGTACACTCCTTGCTCCTACAATTACAAAATTTCTACCTGTCTTTTCTGTGTACTCTTCAAAGGCGTGGGGAACCGTTAAAGCACCTATTGCCATCTTATAATCTTCTTCTAGGAATCTTCCAAACTCTGCAAGGACTTTAGAAAAACCTACATCTGGATTAATTACCCATTGCTTCCGCATAAGTTAGACTACATCCTTTCTCAGGTGCATTAATTGCTCTTCCTTCTAATACTAGGGCATCAATTCCATTATCATTGTATAGGTGGCCCATGTCTTCGGTCAAGATAAAGGGGCAACTCCAAACATTTGCTAAATCTACAAAACTAATAATACCACTTTGACCATAAGGAACCTCAACTTGAGATAGTGGGTCAACTAATCTAACACTCAACCATTGAGGCCAATAATAATTTACATTTCCTGGGTCATTACCTGAAGACCATAGTTGACTAGACATTTCACTCATACTGTATTCACGGATACAATTATCAAAAGATATGTCAAAGAACAAACTTACTTTAGTAGTTAAGTCCCAAGGGGTAATCTTAATGTCTCTCCCCTTCCAACCTCCGGTTTCAATCATCATTGAACTCTCTGGGAGTTTAAAAGATTGCATTCCATTTGTCTCTATGGTAGTCATCAAGTCATAAAAGGCCAAACTAGTTCCAAATAACAATACTGGTTCTTTTTCTTCTCTTAGTTCATCTAGTAATGCCTGTACCCTAAACATGTCATTTAGTCCATCAAACTCTTCACGAACTCCACGATGGTCAAAAAGTTCACTAACATAACTCATCATGTAGTATAAACTACTATTAGGTAGTTTAGGGGTAAGTAGAATAACTCTAAACCTAGGGTAACTAGTAGGGTGTACACTTTGCTTAAAACCAGCAGCAATACTTGCTCTATAAGGTTCAGTATCATACATACGGTGTTTACTCTTGTCACCTTGCGTTGTACCACTTGAATGGAACTCTACTCCAGGGAAAGGCATGCGGTCACTAAGAGTAATCCCTACATCACCTTTTTTAAATTCACCGATAGGCATTAATGGAATTTCACGCCAATCTTTTAAAGGACCTTTGTCATATTTACTATAAACTGGGTTCAATTCACGGTGAAGGTCATAAAGGTCCAGTGCAACTGTATTAAAGTCAGGGGAATTAATCGGATCTTTAACATACTCTATTGCATTAGAAATTATCTTATCTACTTTTTTGTTATCCATTGTTTCCTAACTTTCTACCAAAGGTCTTTTCTGACCAAAGTTCATTGTTTTCCCAACGTTCTTTAATTACATTAAATTCAAAATAGTCGAGCATCTCCTGCAATTTCAAGCCATGATTGGGAATTTCTTTAGTTATCGGGTTAAACTGTAAATTTCCTAAAGGTGGAAATGGTATGTCATCTTTACCATCAAGTTGAATAAGTTTAAATGCTCTACGAACTGTTGGTTCATATTCGTTTACTTTTTCTGATTGTATTGCTTTTTCAAGGTTACCAAAATCTTGTATAAGTTTTTTAGCTTTTACTGGTCCTATGCCTGGTACTCCAGGTATGTTGTCTCCCTTGTCTCCCATGAGTGCCCATATTTCTGGTAACCTCCAAGGTTCAACTCCCCATTCTTCAAGAGTTTTTTCAACTGTAAATACTTCTTCTTTAACGTCTCTACTCTGACTTAAACTAGGTTTTACAACTATAACATTATTTCTAATTAGTTGTCTAATGTCATGGTCTGCACTGATAATTACAACTTTATCAAAGAGTGGACCAAATTCAATTGAGGCCTTAGCAATAATATCATCTGCCTCAACACCACTAATCCTAAGGTATGGTACACCCATTGATTTAAGGAATTCAAAAAGCAAATCAAATTGTGGCAAGAATTCATCTACTTCTCCTGCCGCTACTTTTTTAGCAATTCTTTCTTTAGAATCCTTATCTCTATTTGCTTTGTATTGAGGATACATTTCAAGTCTTTTGCTACTTTTTCCTTTATCAAAAGTAACAAGAACATGGGTTGGTTGGTATCTACGAACCATTGAAGTTAAGGTATTTAAGAATCCGTAAACACCCCAAGTTGCAATACCATCAGAGTTTCTAAAATCTTGTTTTGCTAATCCTGAGTAAGCACGAATAAAAACATTGTGACCATCAACAAGAAGGAATGTTTTCTTAGTGGTCATAATGATACTCAAAATCACTAAATAATTGAACTGCTTTATCACCTAGATATTTTGGCCAGTCACTTGGTTTAATCTTGCAAGCAGTCAAGTATGCCGCTACATTCCACTCAGCAATCTCAAGTCTTTCACCCTCTAGTTTTGCTTTAAAATCTTGACGGGGATAATCCTTTGCACGCCCTAATTTAATTGAATAATCTTCAACTACAAATGGAGTATCACAAGCGTAAGGCATTGTAGTATCATGACTATCAACCATATACTTAATAATATATTCAAACTCTGGATAGTGGTTTAATACATAGAGTTCATGCACATCTAGTGTACCAAGCAAGTGAAGTCCTATTGGATTATTGTCATAAACATTTGTTTTTGCCAGTTCAAACAAAAAGTTTAATCTTCCACCCCATGCAAACTCTTTAAAAGTTGTGTTAGGGATCTTAGTATCATAAGTAATCCCAATCCTATCTACCATTCCACTTCTTGCCCACCACTTGTAACTTTCAAGACCTTTCTCCAAAGTCTTTGCTTGGATTACACCAATAAAGTTACCTTGGTATCCACTATCTTTCATTTGTTCAAAAAACTTCTCACCCTTTTTTCTAGTAAGTTTATCTTTGTGAAGGACATCCGGTAGTATTAGAAAGTTTGATTTTAATCTTCCTGCAAGATAGGCAAGTCGCATACCACTCTGGCCTGTTCCAAGTTCATCAGCACCATTATCAAGGAAAAGTTTAGGTAGTTTACTGTATTGCTCCATAACAGTAAAACCTGTCATTTCATGAGCTAATGCATACCCAGGGGCAGATGATTGAATGTGAGCAAAAGGTGCTCCTAGGTATAGATCCATTGTCTCCTACTAACTACTAATAGTTAAATTATAATTTCTTGTTACTACAAAATCAACTTTACTAAAACTTAAATGGCCTTGCTTTGTAATCACGTACCAAACGTTTTCCACAATCTGGGCAAAAAATACTGTGGTAAGGTCTTTCTACTTCTTCTCCTAACTCATTTATTTTTTTCTCAATGTGAAGGCATTCTTCCATTTTAATCATCCCATTCTGGTCCACTAAGTTGATTTTTATACTCAGAAACTATTTCTTCTACTTTACTGTATTGGCTATCCCAAGCATCCAATACCCTAATAACATCGCAAGGCCAAATTAGTTTACAGTGATAGCAAAAAGGAACCCTGTCTGTTATCCTTGAATGGTGTTTTCTTCTTAATGCTTGACGTTCAGATAACTTCATTGGTTACTTTTTCTAAAGACTCAGAGTAATCTAGCAACTTTGCTACATCACAAGGATAGTTTTCATAGCAGTGTTGGCAACGCCACTTACCAAATTGCTTTTGATGCTTTTCTCTTATTTTTTGAAGTTCATTGGGTTTCATACTTATTCAATTCATCTAATAATTTAATTGCATCGCAAGGTACTTCTTGACCACAATCAGAACAACCTCTTAACTCATCTATAATTGTTCCATTGTCATCTTGTCTCCACCAGAGGCGTGTTTCATGGTGCCTCAACCTTATTTCATCTAATTCTTTTTTATTCATAGTTTGTAACAACTTATATAGAAATCAAAGAATAAAATAGTAATCTGAAAATTATGGCATTTTTTATTATTGTAGGTAATTAAACCTAAACCAAAATCTTTTAGTGAAAGTGATACCCAACCCTCACAACGCCATTCTTTGCCTTTTTTAAAAAACTCTTTTATCATTATTCTCCTGGCCAAAAGTAAGGCAAGTCATCTGGGACTCCTATAAAGTGTTGTGAATAGTGGTCTGGTAATTTACGAAGTAGGTTACTTTGGTGAGAAAGGTGAAATTTATAGTCACCAATCCAACCAGGCCTAGTTGTGTTTGTCTTAACAGAATCAACCAAATCAATAGTCTTTTGCAAGCATGTATCTTTGTAGCCACGACTAACCCACTCATTGCAAATTGCTTTTTGGTATTCTAGTAATGTAGTTTCATGACCTCTCCACATGTTTACTGCTGGATGACTTTGCCAACCGTAATTCGGATTAAGAATTGCGTTCATAATTTGCATTGTCTCTACACGTTGTTTACCAAGTCGTTGACGGTCCAATGATTTTGCTGACTTTTCAAAATCTGCGTATGGTAAAAATGTTTGCACTTACTGTTCCTCCTCAGGGAATTTCTTTTCCCATTCTTCAAGATTATATGTCATCTCTTTTGCACTTTCAAGAAGTTCTTCACTAGGCCTATCAGACATTACTTACCCTTCTTAGCTTGTTCTCTTTCGGTTTCACCGTCTCTAACTTCATAGTAACCCCTACGAATACCAACAAAATAAAAAGGGTTCTCCTTAATAGTTTTGATTGCAGTCTCATAACTACAATCTAGACTTGAAGCAATTTCTTTTGTACTTAATTGCTTAGAAAGGTTGTTTTGAACCCATTCTTTAAGTTCTTTAGTTTTATCTTGCTTTTCTTTCTTAGCCCAGTTTGGGACTTCACCGGTTAATTCTTCAATCAATGACTTACCAACCATATGGGATGTGAGTGTCTCAACTACATTAAGATTGTCTCTAAATGCCTTAGCAATAACAAACTGTGCTCTTAATACTTCTTGGTTGTCTACTTCTTTAGGTTCCAACTCTCGGCTTCCTTCTTAAAATAGTCTTCCCAAAGTTCAAGTTGAGTAGGCATTTTTTTAATCTTACGATTCTTGTTATAAGGAGACATGACTACTTCTATCATGTTACCAACTTCAATTTGATACTTCTTATCACCAGGTCTAGTGCCGTCTTCTTCAACTGGTCGGTGGTCAACTGGTATGTAATAAACCTTGTCCCAATAGTTGTTTAGTTCCCAATCCATTTCCATTTGACATACTCTTAGAGTGTGGGCACTATCACGGTCCATCATATCTTTTCTAGCTTTATAAAGTTGATAAGCAGTTTCATCCATTGCCCAACGTTCACTGATTACAATGTCTGCTTTTAATGAACCCTTAGCAAGCATCTGACGGCGGCGTTCATAAATACAAGCAACTTGGAATGAATTACTTTCTGGAGAAAGTGATAACTTACCATCCCCTTGACCCCAACCTAAAACACTTCTAGTTACACTTCCTAGTGGTGCAATTGCTAGTCCTGGATAAGTTTCATTTATAACTTTTCTTAAAATCTTGGCAGCAGTTGTCTTACCTGTACCATGACTACCAGTGAATGTAATTTTCATGTTTTCCTTTTTAGATATTATAGAATGGTTGGAGGTGGTTGTTTAATACCACCTATTGTACCTTTTCTATATCTACTTCTGTGTTTCTTAATAGGTTCTTTAAATGCATCAATCCTAAGAATAATTAACTTCATTTGCCTTGAAGTCATTTTATTCTGTCTTCTTAATGAGTGGGCAATCTTTTGCAAATCATCTAAACTAAATCTTCTGTCCCCACCTTTGGTCCTTGTTATTACAATTGGTGTACCATCAGCATTTTGCCAATATCCAAGCCTTTCCTTCATCAAGAAAGATTGTGTAGTTAGGTCAAAGAAAGCGGCTGCCATACCTGCAGTAAAGACAGGGTCATCATCTCTTCTAATGTGTCTAGTATAACCGCTACTTGATTGGTCGGACATAGAGTGCTGTACGACTCTTTCCTGGTAGTGTTGACATTAGTATTTGTTCCATGCCTATGTTACCAACCTTAAGTTCTTTTTCCAATGCCTCTTCGTTTAGTTCCCAATATGCATTGGTTTCTTCTGCCCTTTTACCACCTGGATAAATTGTGTACTTTACAGTTTCAATGTAGTTAGTAATACTCTTGAACTGGTCCTCATCTAGGTTCTCTTTGAGTAGGTCAATGTCAACATTCAACTTACCACCAGATACTTCTTTAGAAAGTTTAACATTAAACTCTGGTGAGACAAGGTAACCGCTTTCTGCGTTTGAATCCTTGCCTTCAAATTCTAACTGTAGATTAATTGTACTAGTTACATAACTTTTAAGTGCAGTTTCACGACCTTCAGTAATATCCTTTACTGCACGAACTGCAAGTAGTTCATTTGTAAGACTGTTAATCTCTTCAACTGAAAGTACATGCACATCTGACAAATCAGTTGTACCTAATACATCTAGACAACTATTAAATGAATCAAGTGCATCTGAACTTACCGCAACTGAATTTTCACGTTGAACTTCAGCACGACTTTTTGTCTTTGCAACCTCTTCTGTAAATTGAGGTTCACTTACCTCAACTAAATTTTTCCTACTTAGGCGTTCTGCCAAACTTTTTTCCATACTATCTCCTTTAAATACTAACTACTTATAAATATAGTAAAGGTCGAAAAAGAAATCAACCCTTTTTTACTTCTAGGCTTTTACTAGTAACATAGTAAATGTCACCACCTACACCCATTGCTGTTTTGGTAGCATTTTTAGCTGCCTTGATAACATCATTCTTTGTCCATGGGCCTTCATCACCCAAACTACCAAATGCTTCTCCACCGCCTGAACCCATTGCCCATCTTCCACTAACTGGTATTGTTATAGAAAAATCTTCATCAATTGCAACTAAGTTATCTTCCCAAGCCATAATAATACCTGCACCAAAAGATTCAACTTTTCTAGAACTTTCTAGTGCACCATGGGAATCTAATGCTTCTCTTAATGCTGGGATTATCTCTTTAATAACAAATTTTTCTATATCATCTCTGTGATAATCACGAAATTCAGGCCAATCGGTCCAATGTTGGATTACTTGCATAGCACGAATACTACCACAACCACCAAAAACATACTTACGGTCTTTTTCAACCCATAATTTACCGGGACCTTCATCGCTTTTGTTATAGTCCCAAGAGATTTGTGAGTCGGCAGAAATTACTACACCGTCTAGTCTAGTTATGGCGGCTGCTAATACAGTCATGACTTAGTTTGCCAATCTGGTTCTGCTTTGTGAGGACCATGAGGACTTGTGTGAACCCACTGGTCATCATCTCCAATACGGTCCCAATCTGTTGCACTAGAACTATATTTAACAATTTCTTGTCCACAGTGTTTACATTCTGTCATAGTCTACCACTCCAAAGAGACCAAAAAGCTACTCCTGCAAGAATAGCACAAAAGATTATATTTTCTAACATTAGTTCCACCCACCACCAATACCAACCAATACAAAAAGAAAAAATGCTAATGCACCAAGAAAAAGTCCATGTACTAAGATATTAATGAATAATCCCATTAGTAATACTCATCCTCATCTGTAACAACTTCTTCTGTTACTTCTTCTTCTCCTTCAACAGTTTCAGTTTCTTCAACATCTTCAATTGCTGGTTCTGATTGTTCTGTTAGAAGACTATCAACAACACTTTTAAACTGTGGACCAACAACATTGTCCCAGAGTTCATTAAAGTAATGTTGAGTATTTTCATTCATTGCTTCAAAAGTAAGTTCAGCACCTACTTCTGGTTTAATCCAATCCCATTCACCCTTGGCATTCTTTACTTGAAGTGAAGCACCAATGTTTACTGATAATTTTAACATCTTATCCTCCTTACTATAATTATAGATACTATTTCATTTTATTTCAAGTGGATGGAGAGGGATTCGAACCCCCGAACAATAAAGAACTGGTTTACAGCCAGCCGCGTTTGGCCACTTCGCTACCCATCCGGTGGAGGAAGAAGAGGGATTCGAACCCTCGGTGGGCTATAAACCCACGGTTGTTTAGTAGACAACTGCCTTAAACCACTCGGCCATTCTTCCAGTAGGTCAATAGCACTCCTAGTATAAAGGAGGTGAAAACTAAGCAGATACTATTGACCAGCGCCCCCGGTAGGACTTGAACCTACAACCTGCGGGTTAGAACTCCGATGCTCTGTCCAGTTGAGCTACAAGGGCTGTTTTATTCAGTATAGTTAAATCAGTATTTAGAATCAACCACTACCAGGGCCATATGGATCTGTAGAAATTCCATTTGCCCTAAGTATTTGAATTGCCCTATCATAATAAGAACTATTCATAGCACCAATTTGAGGTGCTGCCTTTCTAATTAATGCGTAAATCCATTGTTGATTATCAGCTGGATTTTCAAAAGCAGCCAAATAGTTAGGACCAGCAGGAATGTTAGATCTTTCAAGTAGAAAACTGGCAGCCCATCTAAGTTCTTTATTCATATTAATCTTTTCTAATTAAATGGGATAGTTTATCTTGATTATCAAGAATATACTTAGGGTAAGAGTTATCCAATTCTACTGTTTTGAGTGTAAAACCACGTCCAAAAACATCTTCATTGTTGACCATACGTTTTGCAATTTGCTGAATAGTTTCTTCATTGTCATACTCCTCATGGGCATAACTTCTAATCTTTTTTTCAATTTGCTTTTCACCACCAAGAAAACTCCAATGCCAACCAGCATCAGGTAGTGTCATGCAAAGGTGTTGGGAATGCCTCATGGTTTCAGCATCCATCAAACGATACTTTTCCATACTACAAATTCTAGTTCCTGCCCAGGGTTCACTCATGTTTCTAACATTGAGATAGTATTGGTGCATCTTTTGTTCTAGTGCATACATAGCGGCTGGATTAAAATTGTCCCTTACCCATTCAATTGCTTGTGGGTCTGGTATTTCATCTAGGTCACTAGTCATAACAATAGAATCTTCGTTAATACCATATGCCCTAAGGTCAATTTGAGTTCCTCTTTGGAACCTGTCTCTTTCCCAGGTGTTCATTCCAGATGAGAACTCAACTACATAAGTGAATACCTTTGGATGGTCATAAGTTTTAGAAAGTAATTCTTTAGGGTCACCTTGAAAGGTGTGAGTTGCTTCTTTAATAATAAAGAAGTCAACCACATCTTCTAGGATTTTTACTCTAAGGTCTAATAGTTCTAATTCGTTATTAAAAAGAACAATGTCAACTACTTGTCTTTTTACTTCTTCCATTCTACTGTTCCACCCTTAAGAAGGTTAGCACTCTTAGACTTGTTAACTGCCTTGTTAAAGACATTTGTCCAGTCTTTCATAACATGCTTCCAAGTTAGTTCCTGGGCAAACTCATAAGCTGCTTCAACCTTCTTTTCTACAATTCCGTTCTTATTTTCCATAATTTCGATAATTGCATCAGCAGCATCTTCTACATTCATAAGTGGACGAATACGGTCGTTGTCATTTTCCTTAATAATCCAATGTGAAGGACTATCACCAGAACCTGCAACCCAACCACGCTTACCATTGTCGGTAATTTCTGGAATGCTAGTATTGTTTGGAACAACAATTGGTGTCTTAGTTGCCATTGCTTCTGTAATACTCAACCCCCAACCTTCACCCATACAGGTAGTTAGGTAGCAATCTGCAGAGTTGTAAAGTTGGTTAACAACTTCAATTGGGAATCCTGCATGTGCAGAGAATTGCCCTGGGTTAGGAAGAATCCAATCTTTTTGAAGTTCAAGGCCAAAGTTCTTAGATTGCTCAATAATACTTCCACCAAAGTCTGTTTCTTGCATGTGCATGTACAAGAATGGTTCCTTGTATCCACGGTCTCTAAGTTCTTTTAAAATCATGAAGGAACGACTAACATCTTTACGACCTTGATTACGATTAAGGTTCATAATAATAAAACGGTCCTTATTGTCACCAAAGAAAGCAGAACGAATTTGCTTCTTATCCTGTTCAGGAAGTGGGAAAAAGTTAGTTGTGTTTGTACCGTGATAGATAACGTCATGCTTTTCAGCCGCTGTTCCACTCCACTTAATACTTTCATTCTTTGCATATTGTGTATAGGCAACTGGGAAGTCAAATGAGTTAACACATTGTGTAACCCACTCTTCTTTTGGACCACAATCAAACGGGTAATAGTAAACTGTACTAAAACTCTTTGGCTTGTTACGTTGCACTTCAAGAATCTGAGGTGTAATTGGCAACATAATAAAGGTGTCCTGAACAATGAATACTACGTCATAGTCACCTTGCTGGAGTCGGTCAAGAAAAACTTGTCTTCCATGAAGGTCAGCGTAAGGACCTTGCTGTCTTAGTGCACTGATAGCAGGCCATACTTGTCCGGGCCATTGGGTTTGGTCAAAAGGTCCTCCGTCATAGTTAATAGCAACAACATCAATGTCATACTTTCCTGTTGCTTCTAGTTCTCTCATAATGTTACCCATTACGGTAGCGAACCCAGTAGCACAGCAGTAATCACCGTACGCCAATACTTTTGTTTTTGCCATTAGTTGTCTTCCTTTGCCTTAGATAGTTTGTTGATAATAATTGAAAGAATTGTTATTCCGTAAACTCCAAAGAAGGATTCAACCCCTACTTTAAAGTTCCAAAAATAACTAGCTAACAATGGTGCAAAGCATACAACAGCAATAATTGCTATTAGTAGAATTAAACCTATTAGGTTAATAAAAAATGAAACTAGTGTCTTCATTACTTGATCCAATCCTTTGGAGTTAGGGTACTATCATTATACGGGGTTTTATACCTCTCTATCAAGTTTCGGTTTTGGCTACCCCACTTTTTAAGGTAATACTCTCCACTCTTAATAGAATTGATTGGCTTAGTCAACTTCTTAGTTGTCTGATTGCCTAGGTGAATGTAAGGGATTTCATACTTTTTAATATTAAATCCAAGTAAAGTGATACGATAATGCATATCATTATCTTCCCACCAGCAAGGGTCAAAGTTTTCATCAAACCAACCACACTTTTCCCAGAAATCTGCTCTTACCATTACCATTGAGAAAAGTTCTTTTTCTACATACTTATACTCTGTATCTTCATCTGAGAATACAATCTCAAATGGTTCATCAAAAGTATCTCCTACATGTAAAGGAGCTGTTAAGACAATATTGTCTGATTCCTTACTCATTGCACTTACCCAGGCATCAATTGACCATGGTGCAAAAAGGGTATCATCATTAGCAATAATAATATAATCACAACCATCCATGATGGCTTGCTTCATACCATTGTTCCAGGCCTGAGACAAAGGTAGTTGATACCTATACTGAGGTTGGATGTAAACCTTTAATTCATTCTCTTTAGTTTTTGCACTATAGATAAGGTCAACTGCTTGGTCAAAATTATTTAGGATAGGAATAACCAATCCAACTTTAAAAGGTGAATTCCCCATTTTCCGCCGCTTTCTTAATTTTCAAATCATTAATGTAATCTCTGTTTGCTTTTTTACAAGGTTCACAAGGAACTTCTTTTCTTCCTAAGTGACCTTTATAAGCACTGTATGTACCACATACTCTGGCCTTTCGACCACGCCCTTGAATCTTAGTTCTGTTTTCTTCTTTTTCTCTTTTTGCTTCACTAACACTATACCAAAAAACTGTTTCAGGTTTGATAAGTATTATGTCTCTGTTCATCCTAATGGCAACTCTATCTTTTTCAGTTGTACCACCCCAATAACCATGGGCTTCATACTTAAGGGCATGTTCTAGGCAGGCATCCTTTACAGGACAAATTGCACATCTCTCTTTAATAACTTTAGAGACAACCGAACCTCTACCAGGATAAAACATATCTGTTGGTAGGTCTTTACAAATAGCATCACTTTGCCAACTGTAATCAATAACTTCTTGGTTTTCTCTTCTCATATAATTATAGAAGGGATATTGGTGAGAAGGAGTCCCCGGGAGGAGGAATCAATTTCAACTGCGACTCCCGGGCGACCCTGTAAATAGACCCATTTTCTGAGTCTGCAACTCCTTACCTAATATCAGGACTCCTTTACATTATCCTTTCCAAAATTCTCTGCTCTCTTAATTAAAGAAACCATATACTCTACAAACTCTTCTATGTCAGAAAGGTTTTCTTTCTTATCACTGTGGTCAACCATAATTGTCTTACCAATCATAGTAGAGTGTATCTTCCCGGACAAGATGTAGTCCATCAGTTCTCTTTGCATCTTGTCATACTTCTTTATTTTTTTCATACTTATCTTTCTTTCTCCCTACCAGCCGTGTCCGCAACCATATTGGTCGGGAACATAGCCACTCGAATTTATTTTTTTTGCTATATATATTTGTTCTTCTATAGAAGCATCAGCTGCATTATTAGCAAACTGACCACCACCATAAGAAGTCCAATTGTGATTAGTAATTCCTAGACCTCCAGAGTATAGGGGACCTCTGAGAGTCCAGTTATAACCGGTTTCACATACTGCTACCTTCTCCCACTTTAATACTATTTCTCTAGGGACAAGTCCTACATTTACTACAGGTGTTTCAATTTTTGTTGTCGTTGTTACTGTATTGTTGGTGTCCGCAGAAGCATTATTTACTATAAATAATGATATTGCTAAAACTCCAAGTGCAATTAAACGTGTCAAAATTACTCCAATGTTAGATTAATAAGAACATTTAGTTACTATAATTTCTCCTCTCGTTTGATTAATGAAGTATATAACAAGCTACTCTTGATTTCAAGAATTAAATAACAAACCTTTTGGTGTCATTTCAATGGTGTCATCCATATCTACATTCTCATCTACTACACCTCGAATGGCTTCTGCTTCAGATCTTCTTCTAAGAATTTTGCCATCCACCCGCTCCTCAATAGTTCCCACTGCGACTGGACGGTAGATCCAGGTATTACTAATGCCCTTTGAACGGGAATCTGCACGATTGATACGGTCTTTCCGTTGTTTGTATTCTGCATAAGTCCTGGGAATTTCGATGTTCCAAAGATATGGTGCATATAGATTTAGTCCTTCCTGACCAACATCACTTGTAAGTAACACTGCAGGACCTTTAGTTGAATTAAAAGTTTGAATGTTACGGGTTGTCTCTTCTGACTTCATACCTACACCCCAAATTGGTAGGATAGGAACTCCAGAAAATTTTTTCTTTAAAGCTTCAAGGTATGGGAATAGTGTCCCATGTGTCCAGAAAGTAAACAATACTACTTTTTCATTTGCTTCAAAAATTGTCTCAAGGTTACTTTCAATCAATTGATACTTAGCACTGTTTTCAATAGAAATCAAATCATCAAATTGTTCAACTATTTCTTTAGCAAACTTACTTTCACTATTCCTAAGGCCTTCGGTTGTGTTACAAATCATTCTTAAAGTATCAATATAGGCCCAACTTGAAACAGGGTTATCTGGATTGTAACGTGCCCTTGCCTCTTCTTCTGCCCAATCATAAACAATACGATCTTGGTCAGAAAGTTGGTAAACTATTCTCTTCGGCATACTTTCTGGAAACTGCTTAGCAATGTGGGGGTCACTTTTCATTGCAATGTGAGTCCAGTTTTCATGTTTCTTACCAAGGAGTGGTAATTTGGTACGGTCCCACTCTCTAACATAAAGTTCACGAACATAACCACGTTCAAATACCTCTAGTTCTTTAGCATAAACTCTTTTAAATTCATCTCTTGTAAGGTCACTAACCCCAGGGATACCAGGACTAATAGTTGTAAAAATATTTCTAATATTTAAAGGACTAGTTGTGTAAGGAGTTGCTGTTAGTGCAAGACATTTGGTTCCTTCATTCTTACTAAGAAGTGTCTCAAAACCTTCACTGAGCAAACTAGTTCCTGTATTGATTTTTTGTGCTTCATCAATTACAACTAGAACTCTCTTGCCTTCAATTTTTTCAAGAATTTGTTGAAGGTCAGTACGGGAATAATCCGCAACTTTTCCTCTTACTCCTGCTTTTTTAACCATACTAGGACCACGAACTTTTTCGTAGTTAAGAACTAATACTTGACTATTGTCTTCTTTGTAAAACTTGTGTCTTTTGCTTCTTTCAAGCTCACCAACTTTTGCAACTGAACAAGTAGTCATACGTTTAAACTCTTGCTCCCAGTCATGTTGTTTAATTTTTTTACAAAAAACCAGTACAATATCTACTAAATCTTCTTGAAACAACTTTTGACTTATTAAACAACTGAGAAGTGTTTTACCAGCACCTGTATCCCATTGGATTAAGATTCTGTTACAATCATCATTTTTTACTTGATTCCAGACCATGTTAAGGCCTATATTTTGAAAAGGAAATAATTTATTACTTAATAAGAAAGGTGATGATACATCAAAGTTATTAGTAATTGAATTATAAAGCTTATTATATAAAGTTTCAGCCTCATCATCTTGAAACTTAAAAACATAACCATCAGATTCAAGTTGATTATGAAATTCAACTAGTCTGTCTCTATTTCTTAGTGTACCATAAGGGTCAATATAGTTTTTATCTAGAGGTGTGAGAGATGAGTATCTTAATACTCCATTGAGTAACTCACTCTTCTGTATGAATACAGTATTCTGTGACATGGTCATAATTTTAATAGATAAACTCTATAAAATCAAGAGTTAATCTAGATAATATGGGTAACTTATGTTCATCAGAACACCAATATCGTATTGAGAAGGGTGTAGTTCTGACCTTAATTGGAATAGTGGTCTTTGAGCAGGTGTTCTCTTCCAACTTAGTTCATTTGTCTTTGGATCTCCTACATAATTAATTTGAGTTGTACTGTAGTAAGGACTTTGAGTATAATTAGGGACTAATGTTAAAGAAGAAATTTGTGCGTTATCTTGAAGAATAGTTCCTCTAAGTTGTATCTGGTTGCTAGGAGCCCTTAGATTAATAGTGGCATCAGGGTCATTAATTCCTGTGGTAATCCAATTCCAGTTATTCCCTGTACCATCTGAGCAATACTCCCATGTTACTGGATTATAGAAGATTCCAAACATTGCAAGGTCATAAGACTCTCCTTGGCCATTTGTTTGAGTTAGTCTTGTACTAAAGTTGTTTGAATTGTAGTAACCTGAAACAAGTGTAAAGGGAACTTCAATGTCAACCCAAGTGCGTGGTGGTATATTTGAAAATTGCTTGTGGGCAAGCTCAACACCATTTGAATAAAGTGTACATTTGTAAGTTCCAAAACTAGTATTAGGAAGGTATATTCTTGAAACTGCAGAAATTCTCATACCACTAGTTACCAAAGGCCGTGTCCATGAAGATGGTGTGAATCCACTTGAACCAAGGAAGTATCCTGCTTGACTTAAACCAACAGTTCCAGAAACTGCTATTGAAAAACTTACACTACTTGTATTAAGTGGTTGAGTAGTTGTAAATGTCAAGAATTGGTTTGCACCACTTATGTTTGTAGTGTAACCACTTGTTGTTACCCCACCAGCACCACTATACGTAACATTAGTAGTAACAGAACCTGAACCACTTGCAGTAATTATAAATGTATATCCTCTAAGTTGAATAGCACCCAAGGATGGAGTAACACTATAAGCATCAGAACCAAAATCTGTATTACCATAATCAGGTTGACCCCAAGAAACATTTGTTGATACCGGCAAACCAATACTAGTAACACCTGAAATAGATGCATTTGTAACAACACTATTTGCACTTAAGGGACCGGACCATCCTGTTCCACTTATAACAAATGCTTCTGCTGTAGTTAAAAGGTTTTGGCCTCCACCAACAACTGCCGATTGAACATAAGTTTGAACAGGGTTACCACTAGGTACAAAACTCCATACACCATAGTTTGTACTACCTTGTATGTTAGAAACAGTTGATATACCACTAGTAGTAATACCTAAGTTTGCAAGATTTGAACCTAGTAGTACTGTTTGGGCATTTGTCAAATAAGGAACCCAGTCACTACTTAAAGCAGCAAACTTAAAGCTTGGATAATTACTAAAAGTTTTTAAGTTTTTTGTTATTAGTTGTGTACCAGCAAGGCCTGTGTAACCCATACCACTAACAACCGAGTAGGTTACACCACTTATAGTAGTATTTATAATTGAAGGAGTTCTAAAAGTAGCTGTACTTGAACCACTTACAATTGTTGTTGTGTTATTTGTTAAATAATCTGTAAAGTCAGGGTAATCCATTTGAACTGTTTGGTCAGTACCATAAAGACTCAATGACTTAATACCTGTAAAATAAGCTTCATGCCAAGTTTGATTTACTGGAACTTGTTTGTAAATATGTTGTGTTACATAAGGGAATCTACGACTAATAAATGCAACATCAGTAACTGGGTTATATGTTGAGCCAAGGCCGGCAACACTTTCGACAGTCTTATAACTTACTGTGGGGTCAGTAATAGTTGTATTAGAGTTAACAAAATTTGAAGAAGAGTTATTCCCAATTGCATTTAAACTATTTAAAGTACTTGCACTTGCACCATAGAAGGAGTTTGAAGAAATATTTGTATTATAATTAGTAGTTGGTGTGACTGCTGAACTAAATACATAATTTTGATTAGCAATATCTGGGATTGCTCTTTCTGAGTTTGTATAAAAATTGTCAACCCAGTCAGGGAAAACACTAATAACTTTTTGGATAGAATCTAACTTTAAGTCATAAGGTTCTGGTGTAAGTTGAGTGAATTCAAACTTTAAATAACGAGCAGAAATTGTAGGCAATTGATAAATACCTTTTTTAAGCCTAAAGTCTCTTTGAACAGGATACCAGTAACTATTATCAAAAGAATAGTAAAGATTAAAAATTGTCCCTGTGTATAATGGGTCTATATACATTTTATTTATAGACTGTAAAGAACCCATATCAATTACAAAATATACAACTGAATCTCCTACAGGTTGTGGGGAACACTTCCAATAAGTAGTAGAGTCATTATCATTAATATTATTGATACTGTAAACAGTAGGGTTGTAATTTTCTACAAAACCAAGTATACTTTGCGTTGTAATACCAGAAACAACCGTGTTATTAACTGTTATATCCTGTAAAGTTTGAACATTTAGTTTAAATAAAAAGTTACTTACACCAAGTTGGTATTGTGTATTTGTAGGCCTTTTAGTAAGTACAAGTTGAAGTGAAGAGTTTGAAGATGTAAGAAGGTAAGTTTGACCTAAGGGCACAACTATGTATTGCCAGTAATCTGTGTTATACTCAGTTATAGCACCAGTTGATAGTTGGGTTGTTCCGCTTGGTGTTATAAGATTTAGTGTCCAATTAACAGGAACTTGAAGTAAACTAAAACTAACTGTATTACAGTAAGTGTCTCTGTTAAATTGAAAAGCTAAATTGTAAGTAGTATTTACTTGGTCATCAACTATTCCTGAATACCATTCATTAACATTTGGAGTCTGGGGGAATGAATATGCACCAATATTACTAGTTTGGTTAGTTAGTGGGTCTTGATAAGTATCTGTAGTTTGAGTAATTGTGTCAATAACTCCGGTGACTGCATAAACACCGTCAACTATCAATCCGTCCACTGTCATTGGTGGATTACTACCATTTAAGTAAGTTTTTAAAGGATTTAATTTTTTAGGGTGTAGTGTCATTATTGAGCTCCAAAAACTGTGCTTGTAACGGGCAAGGTTGGTGCACCAAGAGGGTATTGTGTAGTATACGAATTCAAAGTTTGACCACTTGCTGTAACTGGTGTTATGGTAACAGTTGATACATTTGTAGTAACATCAATTGAAACTTCTTGAGAAGTTGTAAAAGCAAAATTAGGTGCGGTTATAGGTTTACCATTTTCTAACCAATATCTTGTATAAACAGAAGGACTTTGATTATTAATTGCATAAGAAGGGGTATTAATATTATTAGCAGTAACTACTCTAGTAAATGTAAATAGTTCTGAATTATCAGAAATTGGTGTGTAGGGTACAGGAGAAAAATTATTTATATTTCCAGATACTTGAGTTATAACTGTACCAATTGGTGATACTTTTTTTAATGAATTAAGTATTGCTGTTCTTTGAACGTTACTTACAGTCAACCCACTAGGAGCATTATAAACAAGTATTGTTTCTTGAGAACCAAAACCATTACTCCAACCATTTGCACTAACTACACCGCTTGCTGTAGTCCAGTTTTCAATTACAAGTGCCTGAACTTGTGCTGTTGCTTCAGCGGTTGCCTGAATACCTTGAACAGTCCCACCTTTTAATAAGGCAGTCATTAAAGCAATCAATCTTTCACGATAGTTTGAGTCTTTAATAAAGACATCATTCCATTGTTTTGGTGTAAGTTGGTCAGTAAATGGGTTTACAGGAGTATTGTAAAATTCAGTAGTAAGTCTAGGAGCATTAAGTAATTCACCAATTGTATTTTCTAGATCTGAAAATTGAACATATTGTTGAGTTAATCTTGCAGCTATTTGAGATGCTGAAAGTTGACCTGTACCTGCATTTCCTAATAGGGAACTCATTAATATTGTTAATAAGTCTCCTGGGTTAAAGTCATAAACATTGTCTGGGAAATTTCTAGTTTTCCAAGAAAGTGTTTGACTTATATTTAAGGGTAGTGAATTACCTGTAGCCATTAGAAGTTATTAACTCCAAATACTGTATAGTTTATTTGCCAAACAGTAGGTAGTTGATTATTTGCTAATAGTATATCTTTAAAATATGGTCCACTAGAAATAGTGTTGTCTATATTATAAATTGAAATACCATAATTAATTGGGTTGTCTGCTTGAGTTGAAATTCTAATTGCTTGTACTCCAGTTGAATTTGCGGCTGCACTTAGTAAAGAAGCAATACTAACTGAAGAACCAAAGGTTACAGAATTTAAATAATTTGTAACTGCATTTTGAATAGATGTGTTAGCAACAATTGGGTTTGTATTAGGAGTATAGACAACTGAGAAATTTATTGCTAGTGGCAAGAACTTTGCTATATGAGTTAGTGTGTTTGAACCAACAACTCTACTTTGTTGAGAAAGATTGTCAACACTTACAACATCTGCATAGTAACTGTGTGAAATAGTTCCTACCTGGTAATTAACAGAACTAGGATAATTGGTTAAATAACTTCCTGTAGGGTCAACTGCTTTTAGGGCAACACCACCTATGTCTAATATACTTCCTGCAGTTTTTGTATTGTCATAGACAGGGTATGAAACAGAAACCCAACTAGTATTATTAGAAGCGATGTTACTTGTAAGGTTATTTGCAAGAACAATTTGGTTAGGGTTACCAGGAATCAAAGAAGTAATATAGTTTCCTGTTCCAATTCCAGAAATTGTATTGTTCCCGTAAGTACCACTAATTACCAAACCTACTTGCAATCCGGAGATTGAAGTAGAAGTATAAAGAACATTTGTACCTGAGAGGCCAGATGCTACTAAAGTTGTGCCATTTGTAGTTACAGGGTCAATTGCAATTGGGAAACTTATACTTCCAAAAGTAATATAACTTGGAACATTCCCTGAAACAACTTGGTTAGGAAAGTTGGCAATTGGATCTTGGGTAAAATTAATATAATAGTCACCAACGGTAGGCATAGAACCATTTGCTTGAACAAAATTATTTGCTTGGTAAGAACCACCAAGACCACTTGTAGTAATTGTATTACTAGTTACCATTACAACTTGTTCTGTTGCGGTTTGGGTATTTGTACTATTAATAAAAATATCAACAAAATTAGAGTTTAGTATTTGACCACCTGAAATAATTGTTCTACTACTAATTGGTGTGTAAGTAGATTGAAGTTGAACAGTCGCCCCGGTATAAGTTGCAGGAGAGTTATTTGGTCCTGGTATGAAAGTTACTCTAGGAGCACAAGTTCCACTAATATTTTGGTAATAAGTGTAATCAACATTTCTTGTAAATATAGTTTGATTAGGTGAATTTAAGTTAGTACCAACAACTTCATAACCTGCCGGATAACTAAATTGTGAATCTGGAATCTTACTATAGATAGTATTAACAGCGGTAGTATTTGAACCACTAGTAACTATAATATTCCAAGGAATGTTTTGGTTAAAAGTTACAGTAACACCACTTGATACAACAGCGTTGGTACCAGTTACTGTAATACCAATTGTATTTTGATAATTCAAAGAAATGCTATTTAGTAGACCACTAATAGCAGTTGCAACGTTTGCAAAAGTACTTGTACCATTTAAAGTAGTTGGTGCAGTACCAGAATAGACATAAGCAATGTTTAAGTAACCACTTGCAGTAGGTGCTGTTCCTGAAAGGTTATAGTTCGTTCCGTCATAAGTAACAGTTCCTGTATAAATACTAGCAGGAGTGGTACTTGAAATTGGTATAGAAACATTTGGTTCTAGTGTTCCCAAGTAACCTGAAGCAACCAAACTTCCAGATATTGCTATAAGTTGTGCTTGGGTTTGCAACCCAATATTAAAAGCTGCTGAACCACTAATTACTGTACCAATTTGAAGATTTTCAGAATAATTTTGTTGAGCATTAACTATATTAGTTTGAGTGACAGAAGGATTTTGTTGAGCAATAGATTGAAACTTAGAAATTGTCCCTGCAAAGTTAGAGAAAGCAGTGTTTAAGAATCTTTGTTGAAGTTGACTATCAGTTTCAGTATCACTACCACCTGAAAGTGGGTAAGTATTAGTTACTGTGGTTACACCTACCAAAGGACTTGTAATTTTAGTTATGGTATTTGGGTCTAGGTTATTGAAAGAACCAGGAAGTGTTGAAATAATTGGAACATTAACACTTGTTTGACCACTTGCTACAGTTGCAGGGCTAGTTGTTGTAAAAGCAACATTGGTAAAGTATTGATTAAGGTTTGCTGAAACTTGGGTGCCTAGCGGGACATCATAGTTTTGTACTGCAGGACTTGTTGTGCTAAAAACAGCAGTACCAATGGAACGAGTACCAAGTTGTCTAGTAATACCAAAAATGTTTACAAAGGCGTCAAGTTCTGAACCAAAATAACTTGTAACATCCAAACCATAAGTAAGCAGAGTTGAGTTATTGGTAGCATTTGCTATTTCTTGTGCTACTGACTCCATAATCTTATAAGTAGCACTACCTACAGTTGTGTCCCAAGTTGGGTCAGAAACTGAAAGTGAGGTTAATAGTCTAGTTAATATAGTATTTGTATCAGCCATTGTTAACCTGTATTCCGTTTGGTGTGATTAATAGATTTAGTGCAAATTGTTGGCCATTTAAAGTAGAAATAGCAACAGTAGCATTTATAAAACCAGTTCCTTGTAGAACAGTTATGTCTCCAACACTTTGAATAATTTCAGACTTGTTATAGTAACTTAATTGAGAACTTTGTTGAAGGTTTTGAAGATTTTGAAGTTGCTGGGCAGAATAAAGTGAAATTATTCTTTGAATTTCTGCTTGAACTTGAGATAAGGTACTAGAAGTGATTGGCCCACCAATCATTGAATAAAGTGTACTACCAAAGTTTGGTGTAGTATAGCCAATACCGTATTGTTCTTCTAACCAGAGTGCTAAGTCTTGGACTAATTTGTTAGAGCCTACAACAAATTGAAGTCTTCCACCACTATCTAGTACAAGATCCCCATTGGAAACTTGCATGCTTTTCATATTACTTCCTTAAGTTTAGATGTTGAGTACATTAAGTCTTGATAATCTTGTAAACTACAGCATATGGCTGCATATTATTGTGACCTGAAACACTAGTAATTGCGGTGTTGTTACTGGTGTTAAGTCCGGTTTGAGCAGGAACTGTAAAATTAAGACCAGGAATAGCTACACTACCACCAACAGTCATTGCAGGAATAGAAAGTGCAGGTATAGAAGCACTATTGACAGTGAGTGAAGGTACAGTAAAACTTGCACCAGATAGACTGTGGGTGTGACCAGAGTCACTAGCAGAAGTAGTAGCACTAGAAGTAATACCTGTTGTTGCAGATTGAGTTGGGTTAGCAGTACCAAAGTGATTACTAGGGGTTCCGCTACCATAAAGGTTTCCACCACCACCAGTATTGTATACCATAAAAGCATAAGATCCAGCACTATGTGTGTGACCAGGATCTGATATACTTACACTTGTACTAGCACTAATATTAGCAGTACCACTTCCTGTACTTCCTGAACCAATAGTACCAGCAGCCGCTACAGTAGTAGTTGAACCTGTGGTACCAGTTCCTGTACTATAAGTACTACCTGGGATACTAAGACTTACACTAGAACTTGTACCTGTACTAGTTGTTCCTGTAGAACTTGGGACTGTAAAGGTATGAGTGTGGACATTGAGAGGAGTTTCTCCACTTTGGAGTGTGTGCATAAACTCTCCGCCAAGTGCAGCAAGAGGATATGCTGTTCCACTAACTCCAATTGTAACTTTACCTCTTAAGTCTGGAACATTAAAACTTGCACCAGAACCACCCCAAGTATAGGCAATTGCGGAAAATAGAGTAGCGTAAATTGTTGTACTATAACTTGCACCATCACAAATTAAATAACCTGTAGGTACATTTGCTGAAGGACCTGCAAAATCAATAACTGTTCCGGCAGGAATACCTGCACCTGCACTTGGTGTTTGCCAAACAGGCGTTGGGACTGTACCACTTAAAGTTAATACTTGACCACTAATACCAACAGGATATTGAGCAGTCCAGGTAGGTGTTGTACCACTTAAAGCAAGTATGTAACCACTAATTGTTGGACCAGGTAATCCACTAACTGAAACTGAAGATGACCAGATAGCACCGCTTATACTAGTTGAAGTGAGAATTTGTCCAGTAGAAGTTGGTACACCACTAATAGTAACACCGTTAATTGTACTAACACTAATTTGGCCTACATAACGACTTAATCTATATGCAGTAGTTGTATTTTCAATAAACCAAGTTTGACCTTGTTTAATCATGTCTGAAGTTACACCGGCAGGCAAAACATCCAATGCAATTTGATATTGAAAACCTCTATTGTCTTGCCCTGTAGTCCAAAGAAGACTATTAAGTGGGTTTATATAAGGGTCATTTAATATAGTTACTCGTCTATTTGTTGTAACAACTGTAGAATTAGCATTAAGTACCATAATTAACCTACTTGTGGTGGGAAACCATAATGAAGTAATGAAGGTTTACTTGTTAATGTTTTCCTATAAACTGGACAAGTAACATTTGCAATTGTATAAAAACCACTTGCTCTATCACCTTGATGTTGAACACTTTGAACGTAGACTTCAATACCATGGTCTTCAAGCCTAATCCTCATACCAGGATAAAGTTCAGGCATAAATGAAAGTCTAATTGTTGAAGAATATTGATTTGCCCAACTTTGCATAAACAATTGCCAGGCATACATAAATTCTGTGACATGACTACGAATCATTGGTTGTTCTTGAACAAGAGGCCTCATACCGTATCTAGCAAGAAAATTATTTGCAAAATTTCTTCCTAATTGTTTGTAAAGAGCATCTAGTGCGGTAGTTGTTGCATTGGGACTATCTGCAGTTGCAAAACCAAATAATATTGCCATAATTTCTGGTATTTGAACAGAAATAATACCGTTACTTTGCATCCAATCAACTAAACCAACACTTGTTCCTAAGTTTACTTGGTCACCACTAACTGCAATGTGAGTTACTAATTTAGTGTCATCATGGTAAATAGTAAAATCAATAATTTCTATATCATGGACACTTAGTGAGGGTGCTTGACCGTAAAGACCAAAATAATCTGGGAACCATGCTAAGAAGTCACCATTAGGAGCACTTTGAAATTGCCTCAAACTACTTTGCACCATTGTTGCAACACTTTGAAGTACAGGTTGGTCTGTAACAAATGCTCTTGGTGTACCAATAAGTGCTAATGTATTTTGGTCAATCTGTGGTGGTTGAAAAGTTATATTAAAGTTTGTTCCAGTATTGGTAGCTGTTGTAGGAAGATTACCATTTGTTGGGTTGTTTACAGTTCCTGTAGATGCAGGGCCACCTTTCCATGTACCATAAGGTGTTGGAACCCAAATACCAGGATTTGTGTATGCCCTAGGATTAGTGCTTCCTACACCCCAAGTTCCTGCTGCTTTGTGTTGATAGTGACCACCATCCCAAGGGCATGCTTGAACTGCAGTTTTAAAAATGTTAATTGCACTACCTAAATCTTTTGGTGCACCAGGTGTATTAGCACTAGGCAATGGTATGTCTGGTATTAATTTTTTGTTACTATCATATTTTTTGGTAGGAGTGTATGTACCATTAGAATATCTAGGCCTACTATCAAATACTGCACCAATTGCCCAATAAATTGAGGTATTCATTTTATAACCCCACCATTGAGCTGCAGCATCAAGTGATTGAAAAGCAGCACCTGGTGTACCACCTCTACCTACAGCAGAGCCTAAACTAGTATCTGTATCACCAAGAGGATTGTAATAACAAGCCCAGTTATCAGCATTTTCTAGTGTAATCCAAAGATTAATGAGAGCGGCATTATTATCAGTGTTTGGGAAGCCACCATATAGTAAACATAAGTGAGCCCAAGAAGTACTATTGTCATATCTCCAAGGGGATATTGGAGCTTTGTTCCAAGGAGGAGGACCACCTGAGTTGTTTGCACTACTTGGTGTGTTCTTTGTAACTACAGTATTAGTATCACCTGTAGAACTTGTAGTTGTTGTTGAAAGTTGCCCACCTTGGTTAACTGTTTGACTAGTTGTAGTACCACCTTGAGCAAGTGTATCGCCTAATGAATAACCGTAACTTTGAAGTTGACTAACAAGGGTTGTAGTATCCTGAGGACCTTCATGAACTTTTGTAGGGTCTGCCCATGCTAGGGTTACCCTGATATTATTTGACAAATAAAAATCACCAGTAGTAGAAGTACCAGTAGAAGTTTTATGCTTCCCAACATTTTGGGTAACCGGTGTCCCTGCTAGGTATTCCCATGCGGCTCTACTAAGAACAATATTGTTTGCTGTGTTACCTGCAATACTTGCTTTAACTACAACTTGTTTAGCATTTGCAATACTAGTAACAAGTATAGGTCTACCATTATCCCAACCAGAACCTTGACCACCAAGCCAATTTGCCGCTTCAGCTGCATTACCAATATTACTAGTAAAATAAGGCCAAGAAATTACACACCAATAATCTGGATCTTGCCTATCAGCAGAAACAGGTTGAGGCTTATTACTACCATTTGAATAATAATCCCAAACATCTTTAACTGATACAGTTTGAGCAATAATACCAGTTGGTCCGTTAGGGATTGTGTATCCTAATGCACCACCTTGAGCACCATTAAGTAGTGTACCCGGTGCCATAACAGCATTTGTTGATACACCGTTAGGAATTGTAACTGCTTGAATTTGGGTAGGATCTAAACCACTATAAGTAATATTTGTTTTATTAATACCGGTACCAATTAAGTTATTACCACTAATAATTCCGGCACCATCAAGTGCTTGCATCAATGTTTGAGCACCGTCTTGAGATACATAAGGGGTGTTTGTATTAATTAAAAAATTGTATGTTTGAGCAGCATTTGCTATCCAACCTGAAGGTATAGATGCAACATGAATGTTAGGCAATGGGATTCCTACAACATTAGAAAGTACATTAACAATACCTTGAGCTGCACCACCATCACCCCATTTTGAAGCATCAGATGTTGAGGCCATAAGCATACCAGGCATTAATGACTGGAAGGAAAGGTTATTAACATCCCAAAAACTGTTTTGAATTTTATAAATAGTGCATTGTGCCTCAAAAGTTACCGGTTGAGGGACTAAAGTAATTATAGGAGCATTAGTTATATAACCTGTAAAATATTGTAGATAAGTATCTCTTTTTAGATATATAACTACTTGGTCCATTGTTTCTATAGGGAGTGATGTTTGACCACTTGCTATAGACTCAGGAGGAAGTGTGTACTTCCACCCTTTATTTACTAAAGTAAAATTTGCATTACTTGTAGAATTTGTTTGTCTAGTAATTGAAAAGTTGGTTATATCTTCTGAAACATCTATAATTTCAAAATTACCGTCTTTGTCTTTCTTTGAAGAACTCTTTACAAAAATTTTTATATCTGGTGAATAAAAATAAGTTCCTGTAGTTTTTGAAGCCGTCATCCTGGAATCCCATCTATATTGATTCCATTACCCATGGTTATATTTACCCTGGTCCAATTTTGACCTTGTTGAAGGACAGTATTAGCGGTTGGTCTAAGTTGTGACAAGTTACCTTTAACTACAATACTTGAAGGAATATCATTATTACCATTTTGAGGAGTTAATACATTCATTACATATTGAACAGAATAAACTGCTTTAAAACGGTCATATTCTTTAGCAACTTGTAAAATCCATCCTTGATATTGTAATGGTTGTAATTGCAAATTGCTTTGAACAGGATTACTTGCTTTATAATCTGGACCTGTTGCAGTATTTGTAAGTTGGGTATAATCAATAATCCTTGAAAGATTATTATTAACCAAACTATTTGCTTTAGCAGTTGAATAAGTAGAACCTGGTCTAGAAGTTATGTCAAGGTTGGTAGTATTTGCAGCTGCATCAACAGGGTAGTAATTATTGAAATAAGTAAAATTCATAGGTGGAGGACTAACAGAAGTTGTTGCGCTCAACTTTTGATGTGCCCTTAAATCATTATGGAATTGTTGCATTGCTTGAAAACCGTTGTAATCATATTTACCAGCGGTTGTATTTCCAGTTACTTGTAATGGCCAGTCAATACCAAAACTAATCATCATTTCAGATCTACGAATTGGAACCCAAACAATTGATTGGTGTGTCTGAGCACTAGCAAATTGAGTTTGTGCAGATGTAGAAAAGTTAGTAATCCATAAATCATAAGTAGTTGTAATTAAATTTCCTTTAATATCAGAACCTGTTGAAAGGACAATATTAGAATTACCACCTCTATTTAAATAATTATTAGCTGCATTTGTCATTGTTGATTTCCCAACCAATCATTAAAAGAAGAAGCAGGGTTTGGGTTTTGACTTTGAAGAATGATACCCTTACTATTACTCCATGCAAAACCGTTCCAAGTAATAATTTCTTCATCTGGATAGTAAATTGGTTTTGAAACTAAGCAATCACTGATAGGTTTTGAATCTGCCATATTATACGTTGTAACTTGACCCTACATTAGGGGTATTTATAATTGTTTTTGCATCACTGGAAGTTGCGGCAAAAGAGTTAGCAAGTTGTGCAACACTCAGTTGGTTTACTGAATCAAGTCCTTGATAAACTAAGTTTAGTTGGCCTGTTATAGTATTACCAACACCTGCAGAATAATTAAAAATATTGCCTACTTCTTTTAAAGTTTTTGTTATCAATTGGTCGGTAACATTATTGTCTTCTATTTGAAAAGCAATTTGATAAGGATGAGTTACAGTTGTATAATCAATTCCCAAGTTAATTGTTTCAATATAGACACTTTGAGTAATAGTTCCATTTTCAGCAAAACTTGCAGGAATTACAAGTGTGGCGGCTGCTTTTGATTGAATTTGATTAGTTTGCATTTGCTTTAATTGAGAAAACAAATACATTAATTTAGGCCTACTGCCTGCATCTCCAGAAAAGTTCATTTGTTGAGTTGCAACAGAAAGTATTTGAACTACACGACCACCGTAAGTATCAATTATTTGTTTGTTCAAAATATAGTTCCACATAACATTATTAGGATTATATGGAAGTGCTATTGTTTGAGTATTTCCTAAAGTAAGGGTAGCAACACTTGTCATTATGGCATCCAACCGGTATTTTGTCTAGTATTGACATCTAATCCCATGCCTGCAAGCATTTTAAGTTGTGCATTGGTAAGTTTTTGTGGATTATTAATTAACTCAAACAAAGCGGCTGCCCTTGGACCAAGTTCAATTTGCATTTGATTTTGAGTTAATGTACCATTATTAATCCCTTGAAGTGCTGTAACACCAAAAAGATCTCCTACAGACTTAGAAGAACCATATTGCTTTTGACCAAGTGGGCCCCATTGGATGGTACGAAGTTTATCTTTACCTGAAAGCATATCTTGGAATATTTGCTGTTGTTGCTTTGCACTATCGTATTGTATAGAACCAAGAGTTTCCCAATTGCCACCAACATTTACTTCTGCTGTAAGACCAGTTTTTGAAAGATTAGCAGATGCTCCAAGTTTTCCAGCTATTGCACTAATTGAATTAGTAATACCTGTTTCACCTGTTTTACCGCCTGTTAATTGATTATACAATTTTGTAATACTTTGAGCACTTGCACCAGATATACTCTCTCCACTACCACCATTTGTCATTGCTTTAGTTATCCAATCTCTTGCAGCTTGCGGTGTCCATTGAGCACCCTTACCATCAGGACCCATTGGCATAAGTGATGAAAGAATTACATAAATTTGATATAGGTTATTATCAATTGCAGCTTGAAGGCCTGGCATTCCAGGATAAATTCCAAGACTGTTCTTAATAACATTTAAAACTGCAGTATTGGTTGCACCAGCAAGTGCTGCTGCACCACTTTGTGTACCCATTTGAGAAAATGCTTGTGTAAATGACATACCAGCGGCTTGTGCTGTAAGTGCAAGGCCTGGCATGGTTTCAAGCATCATACCTGTACCACCAATATCTTGTTGTCTAAGATAAGTATTTGCTTGTGAATTTCCTACATTAGCAAGAGAAATACCAGCAGCAAGGTCTGTTGCCATAGCACCTTGAAAACCAAGACCACCAAGTAGATTTGTAGAATAAATAAAATTAGCTCTTAATTGAGAAAAACTAGCACCTGTGGTAGCACTAGTATTAGCTAGTCCATTTAATGCAGTAGTTAATTGTTGAACAGTAGCACCGGCAGCAATTACTGAAGAGTTAAACATTTGCAAACTCTCTTGTGGGCTCATACCATATTGTTGATATGCACCACTAGCAAACCCTGTGTATTGGCCAAGTAACCCTGCATTTGGACCTGTACCACCATTAAATAAACCGTTTACATCTCCTTGAAAACCAGCAGAAAGTCCAGTCATTTGAATTTCTTTAGCAGCACCATAACTTAGACGTGGATTAAATAGTGTATTAAAAAAATCGTTGGTTTCCATACCAACCATTTTACCAGCATTATTTTCACCAGTTAAACTACCAAGAACTTGACCTTGTCGGTCATAGGCAGCATAAGCATTGTAAGCTTGCATACCTAAATAACCAGCAGCTGCAACTGGTGCAAGAGCAGTTGCTGCACTACCAAGTGCTCCTAGCAAACCTGCACTACCAGCTACTCCAAGACCACCTGCAGCTTCAGCAGCTATAGCAGCCCCTCCAATTTCTGGCATAACACTAGCAGCAACACTTTCAGGAAGCATGGCTGCTTGTTCGGCAGTCATTGGACCAATACCTTGTTCCATCATAGCTTGTGTAAAAGCACCAGAACCTGGACCACCAAACTCAGAACCTGGGGTACCAAAAATACGTGGGTGCCTACTTACCATACCACCTAATCCTTCAGTTACCCTACCACCTGAAAGTCTATCAATGTATCTACCAAGAGCAGCTACTTTACCACCAGGCATCCAATAATTAATACCCAGCATTTTTTTAGCCATTGACTCACCATATGAAGTTTGCATTTCTTCATGGCTTAAAATACCTTTTGTACTTACTGGAGCATTGGCTCTACCACTACCTCTTCTACCTTTTCCACCACCAGTATTACCCATCATAGTGGCAGTTACCAAGTTGTCTAGTAAACTACCCCCTCCCGACATACCAAAATCGGCAGCAGTTGCTTCAGGTGCACCAGGCATACCATAGCCAACATTTGCACCACCACCATCAACTACACTAGCAGGTGTTGTACTTGAAACACCTGGAGTATACCCTTCACCACCACCACTTAGACCAGAAATTGCTCTGTTAATTTCATGGGCATTTTGTGCCATGTCTCTGAAGTTAACATTTGATGAGGCTGAAAGTTCTTTAAGTTGCCTAGCGGCTTCTAGGATTCTTTCTTGTGTTTCTGCAAGTTGCCCTGCAGTTTCAAGCATTTCTCCCTGGGCAGTATTATAGTCTTGAAGTTGTTTAGTTGCGGCTTCAATACTTGAACCCCAGTCTTTTAATTGACTAGCAAGTGCAGCGGCATCTTGGGTAGAACGGTCAATATTATTAAGATTGAGTTCAATATTGGCTGTAATATCTGATGAGCCGTACCCACCCATAATATTGTCTGCCATTTTTATCCTATTCTTCTTCTCCTAGTTGGGAGACATCTATACCGTGGAATTGTTGTAGGAGTTCCAAGTCTCTTTCAAAGTCTTCATCTTTTTCAAGATCTTTGTGAGCATTAGAAATTGCGGAAAGAACTTCTTGTGCCTCTTCAACTGTTTCTGGAGTTTTCCAGACAATTTCTGAGTAACCAAGATTCTCTTCAAGTTGGTCTTCTTTCGCCCTCTTATATTCTTTGTAAGCTTCTGGGCGGTGAATTAAGAGTTGTTGTTCAAACTTTGACTCTTCAAGTTCTTGGTTTTTTCTCTTCTTTAAGATAAGAGAAATTAATAGTAGTTTTTCTTGTACTTCACTTAAGACTTCTTTGTTAAAGAACCCTCTTTCAAGGGCCATCTCAATGTGATACTGAAGATACTGATCTACTTCCCACCTTTTGGGGTATCACTGATCTCTTCTTCATCTTTAAAGATAGGGGTGACTGTAGAATCCTTAGGAAGAATTCCAATCTCTTGAAGTACCTTAAATACCTGACCTTCTAGTTCGTCAATTTCTGCGAACAGAACATCAATTACTCCGTCATACCAACTGTTGATGACGTACTCAAACTTCTGTCTAAAGGTGTTAGTTCCCTTTACAGAAGGAATTAACTCCCTACCATCTACACTCTCAAGACCTGCGGCAACAACTGCTGCTCGGTAAGCTCTACCGTATCCTACTGTGTCTTGATAATCCTTGGTTGCTAGTGTAATTTCTAGCTTTTCATTTACCGTTAGAGTTCTTACTACAAAAGTGTGAAATGGGATTTTCTTAATTTCTTTGTGCAAGTACCCTAGGTACAGAAGTCCTTCAAAAGGTTCTTTCCACTCTTCTGGAAAAACTTCTGCACCTAAAGGGTTTACGCTGCTTTGTTCGTTTCGTTTCATCTCTACTCCTTGGTCAAGGGTAACTACCTACCAATAATTATAGATGATTAATTAGTTCTTATTAAGGAAACGGTTGTAAGGCTTCTTGACCTTAGATACTGAACGGATGTCTGCACTAATGAAACCAGTTCCACTAAGTGAAGCAAGTGCTGTACCAAATACGTTGTTTGAAAGTGCACTACCTGAAACGGTAACACCATTAACAACAGTTGCACCACTAGCTTGTGAGTTAGCAACACCAGTACCACCAACGGCAAGTGTAGCACCAGCAGCAAAGTTACCACTAGCTGAAACGTATGGGCAGAAACCTTCTGATTGGATCCAACCGTAGTTACCACTAGGAATAGTAACAAGAGCAACACCAGCAAAGCGGCCGGCCTTTGTACCTACAACTGTTGGGTTAACGTTAGTGTCATCACTAGAAGCTACGTACTGTGTACCTTGTCCATCAACAAATACTTGGTAGGTAGGACGGCCGTTGGTAGCAAAGCGAGATACTTCGTCTTGCCATACAGTTACTTGACCACTTGTAATAGTAGCGTTAGCATTGTAAACATATAGGTAACGCTCACCGGCAGGACCAGTAAGTGCTTGGTTAGAAGCATTACCAGTATAGTTTGGACTAACACCAACGTTGGTACCTTGTGTTCCACCTGCATCATAACCCTGACTTGCAAAACCAGCAAGAGTGTAAGTGGTTGGTGTGGTGCTTACGGTTGTAAGTACAGTACTAAGGCTCAACTGTGCGTTAACACCTGTTGAAGACTGAGCAAGTACATATGAACCACTTGCAGTTGTAGCGTCATTATTAACGGTTACAACTTGAATAACATTTTGACGGGCACCTAGCGAAAGCTTGTCGAAGGTTTCCCAGTCGATTACATATTGGATTCCTGGAAGCATCTTACGGTGGTCCGGAAGGATAGCTTGTTGTACTCCAGGCTGCAATTGAATTACTACTGAACGGGCAGGCATTTTAATATTCCTTTCTAAGAATTAGAGAACCTGTTGACCTGGGTAGGTCAAAGCTGAAGAGTTGTTTACATTTTGGGATTCTTGACGACGGAGATACATCATCTGAACGCTCTTCGGGAATGTCATAGATCCGATATTTACAACTTCGTCTACCATAACATTAACTACCACAATACCCATGTAAGTAATCGTTCTGTGATTACCGTTTGGGTTTGTGATTACTTTTGTCACAGTCCAGTCGTTGCCTAATGCACTTCCTGTTAACTGTGCCCTGAAAACATCCAACAAGTCACTGGCATTTTGAAAACCAGCTCCAGGTAGATATGCCCAGACTTCTGCATCCCATTGTTCACGGAATGTAATATCAAGATTACCGGCTTCTAGTGCTGCCGGAAAAGCAATTTCAATTGGATAAGCACTGTCCATTGGTTGAATAGATTGTGCTTGAGCGACAGGGCGTGGTGCTGTCTCTCTAATAACATCTACATATAGTAGAGGTTGTCCATTAAAGTTGATGGAGGTATAACCACCACCTACGCGAAACTTTGAGGTTGCCATAAGTTACTTTCTTTCTAGCCTACGTATGTACTACCAACGTTACTTACAGAAGTAATAGACCCTGTTTGAACATTGACAGATAGGTTAACATTAACGTAGTTCAGTGGAATTGTTGGTGAGTATTGGAAACTAACAACTACATTTGTAGGATTAGCTGGGTTTGTAGCATAAGTCAGGTTTTGGTAACTCTGAATAAGATTAGTATTAACTGCTCTCATCAAAGTTGCCAAGACTGTACTTTGCAAACTTGCTAGTGTATTGTTTGTTAGTGGACTACCAATAAGTGTTGAGTTATTGAGAGTTTGAGCAATGTTATTACTCAGTCTGTCACCAATTGCTTGAATTGAAAGTTCTTGGGTCAACCAGTTTGTAGTATTTAGTGTCAAACCATGACGTACATAAAGTGTACCATTTGCACGTTGTCTAACAACTGTACCACCAAAACTCTGAATTGTAGTACTGTCACTTGCAGAAATTTGGTTAGGAATACTTTGAATTGCATTTACATTCTTGTGAGTAATTGGAACATAAACATCTGCCTGACCTGTGAATAAACCAGCAAGTGCAGCTGCCAAGTAAATACCATCAACAGTTACATAACTAGTACTGATACCAGTAACTGAGTTAAGTCCTGGGTTAACATTAACTTGTTGTGGAACTGCTAAAGTCATTCTTGAACCAGAACCATTAGAACCAATAGCAGTTGCAATCTTTGAAACTGTGTTGATTAGGTTTGTACCACTAACTGTGGAATCCATACCAACAAATGCTCTTTGATAAACACCGTTGGTTGCTTGAGCGGTCAAGAAATTGTTAAGTCCACCAAACAATGTTCCAGCACCACTACCACCTGGGTTGTAAGTTGTGTCATACTTAAGTGGAACAATAACGTTAATTCCAGGAACTTTTACAAGTCCTTGAACTGCGTTTAGGAAGTCTTGCTCAGTACCAGTATTACCGCTAGCACTAATAATGTTTTGACAACTTACAACTTGAGCACCATTCTGGAAGGCAAGCCAAGAAGCAAAAGATGCAGGGCTGTTTACAGTTACTGTACCATTATTGTTATAACTGAAAGCAGGACCAAAAGTATTTTGAACACTATTAAAGTTATAGAAAGTATAGGTTTGACCTGGAACTGCTGTTGTGTAGTTATAGTTAGTTGCAATCCAACCATTTGCACCAACACCAGCAATTCCTGATCCACCTGTAATTGTAGTAAGTGTAGTAGTATTATTAACAGTAGTTAATGCATAGTCAGTACCAAGTGTTAATGTTGCTCCGGTTGTATTGTTAGTTACTACAACACTAGAAGTTACTACACCGCTTTGAGTTAATGCAAAACTCATAGGGGCTGAAGTTCCGGAAGTTACAAGAAAACGGTCGGTCTGAGGAGCAACTGGGTTATTGCCACTAGCATTTGCAAGGAAGCAAATGTTAAGTGATTGGGGGTTGGCTGTAGTAAGTGACGGGTTGGTAACCTGACTTACATAAACCCCTGGGTTCTGATAGTTGTTAACGGCCATAGAGAATTCTCCTTACAGGTACTAAGTATGACATCTTTTTATTTTTACAATGTTAAGCTTCAAATTGATAAGAAAGTGTTCCACTTAATACTACGGTTTGTAGGGTAGGTGTTAGAACATCAAACTTGCTTTCATAGAAGTCACCTACACATTGGATTCTTACAGAGGATTCATAACTAAATTCTTCAGGACTCCAGGGTGTTCCAGGAGAAACTGTGTCTCCTAGTGTCTGAACTGTTCCTTGAAGAATTGTCATCCCTACAAGATTATTGTTTGCTAAACTTTGATAAAATGCATTACTTCCTGGGTTTCCAGGGTTCATTAAGACCAAATTATACAAAGTATCCCATAATTGGTCTCTTTCTTCAGAAGTTAAAGCAAGAACTTGAAGGTCAATTGACCCTTCAAAGTAACCTGTTCTATCCATAAGTGCGGCTTGAGCACCATAGATATACTGGCCACTTGGTAAAGTGTAAGTGTCTGGGTAAAGACCACTCCACTGAGTCTTAGAAGGCCTGAACTGGACAAAGATTGCAGGCCAGTGAGCCATCTCTTTTGGATACTCAATTGTTACTGAGTTTGGTGTTAGGTCTAAAGTTGAAGAACTTGGTATACCAACTTGACGACCTGATGGGGCAGGATTTATTGCATTAAATCCGGCAACAAGTGCTTCTACTATTGCAATTTTTACACCTGTAATAAGCATTAGCGTAACTCTTTTATAGTCTCTATAAGAAAACGGACTTCGCTCTCTTCTAACATTGAAATAGCTCCTGCACCTGATGAAGCTCTTGCCCATTCATTAAATGCTTGTTTAAGAGCATTATCAATGAAGTGGCTACCTTTAAGTCCTGGGTACCTCCAACTAATTTTGGTACTAATAATTCTTCCCTTTTCATCACGAGAAACTATTTTAGTTTTACCAATATTACTAGCAGTAGCAGTCCTAAAAATTATTTGGCCAGAAGGTAACCTAATTGGAATTACCTTACCTGAAAGTTCCCACATTACTCTTGGTTTTGCACCAAAATTTTGAACCACCATGTAGTCAGGAGCTTTTATACCAACCATTCCTTCTGCATTTATTGCTTGAAGTCTAGATGCTCCTGAACCTGTATCCTTAGGCGCATTGTCATAGGCAATCTCCAATGCTCTTCTTGAAATTTGGTAAGTGACTCTTTCAGGTAATTTCATATAACTGGTACCGAATAGTAAGGACTGTCAGGTGGTAATGCTTCTAGTGTACAAGTTTGATTTACAATTTTATTTGTATTCTGAAAAGGTTGTGTAGTACCAACTCTATAAGGGTATTGAGAACTTGGACCAGGACCTGTACGAATAGTAACTGGATTAACATTATTTACTTGAAATCTCTGTGAAGTAAAAGTTGGGACATTACCGTTCCAATTTTCAACTCTAACAACCAAATCACCTTGGCGAATTTGTGGATACCATGAGAATTGAACAGATGGATTCTGTTGCCAGAATTGACCAACTTGCATACTTCTACGAATATCAGGTGTATCAGATGCTAACATGTAAAGGTGATAGGCAATAGGTTGAAAACCACCTGTAAATGTAGTACCATAACAATCAGGGCAATAACTGTTACCACTTTGTCTGTAAACAGCACTTGCTCTTGCTTTAACATTGGCATTAGGTTGTGTTGGGTTTGGAGTTACTTGGCATGTCTGGCAGTAAGTAACTAATCCAGCGGCTGCATCTTCTGCACGCCAAAGTAATCTAACAATGCACTCTTCGCCAAACCATTGCAAAGTTTCATCATGAAATCTTTGTTGGTCAATTTCTGCCCAAAGGTCTCTTTGCTTTACTACTAGTAAAGGACTTTCTTGTTGGTAAGGAAGTTGACCAAAAGGTTCAGGTGCAGGTTGTACCGGCAAAGGTTGTGGGTCAATACCAAGTCCCCAAGTATTTGGAATGTCATTAGGGACATTAGACATTAAATACCACCAGCGTTAACTGAGGCATACATGTAGTGAGGACGTGCTGGATTGGTAAACATACGTGGAATAAGTCCACCAGCAACCAAAAGACTTCTCTTAGAACCAACCATGTATTGACGCTTCATTTGGCGAAGTTGCTTATCTGCAATTTCTTTTTCAAATTCATAAAGTTGCCACCAACGTTGATAGTAGTCACGGCGATTCATCCAAGCCGCTGTCATACCTTCAGGTGTTGGTTGTTCAATGTAGTTACGAGCAATGTGCTTTAAGAAGTTTGCATATGTTTGAGTTGCAAGAACACCCATGTAAGTTGAAGGCCATGGTGCCATTGCATTATTCCCAACTTCATAAGCTGGTGTAAAAATTGGTTGGAATTCAAAGTTGCAATAGTCAAGTGCTTCTGTACTCATGATGTATGCTACTTCTTCAAACAAGTTAAAACCACTTTGTTGAAGTTCTTGCAAGTAAGGCCCACCTTGAGTTGAGTCAAAACTCTTGTCAATTCTGTGAGCAATGCCTATGGCTATTTGTCTTTGGTCGTAAGTTAAATTTTGGAAATAAGGCATTTGGTCAGTTATCACCAAATTATCTTGATATTGTCTTCCACTACCACTAACAGTGTAATACCAATTTACTTGGTAATTTCCTTGAATACTAGATTCTGAACTTGTAAGTGTATACTGATATTGACCAACACTTTCACGGGTGGCAAGTGTACCGCTAGGAATAACAGTTGTATTATTGTCTGTATTTACCATTGTAAGTGTGACAATATCGTTATCAGGGTCAATAAGTACACCGTTAGAATAAATCATAATTCCAACTGGTTCAATTGCATATTGAGGTACGGGTCTTGGTCTCATATTTTATCCTTAAAAAGTAATTGTCCCACTGCTACCACCGGTACTACCAGAACCCCATATATAAATAACATTTCCTGAAGCATCTGTTCCAGCAAATTCTACACCAGTAGTACTTGGAGTTCCTGGGTAATTACTTGATGACCACCAGAATGCTACCATACCACCACTGCCTTGTTGTTCCCAAGCACCTCCACCACCATAAGAACCACCATTATTGCCATTACCATTACCGTTAGCGGCTGTACCGTGACCTTCACCACCATAACCAATTGGCAAATAAGTTCCTCCACCTGCAAAAGAAATGTAAATACTTCCCCAGTATGCCCCACCATTACCACCAATACTATTCCCCGTAGTAGTACCTGTACCAGCTGCACCATTGCCAGCAGCACCAGCACCTCCACCGCCTCGATAACTAGCTCCTGCTCCACCACTATAACCATTACCGCTGCTACCACCAGAGCCTTTATTACCAGTGCCTGGTGATCCAGAAGCTCCACCATTACCACCACCTGCAGTGGAAACTATACCGCCAGTAACTACTGTTGCAGAGCCTGCATTACCGCCATTTTGTCCGCCAATATAAGTTCCACCAGCACCCGTACTAATAGAGATGGCATTTCCAAGAGTAACAGAAGTTGAACCAGTTACAACTTGACCTGCTCCACCACCTGTATACCAACCACCACCACCTCCACCACCCACTACAATATAGTTAACAGTAAGTGTTGTAGCTGCTGGAGTTACATTATTACTTGTAGCATTTGCAGAACCTGTACCATTAGTAGTAGTAACAGTAAAGGTATAAGAAGTCCCTGGAACAAAACTTCCAGTTACACTTGCACTTGTTGAAGTACTTGTAGTACTGTAACTCAATGATATAGAAGGTGTACTAGATATACTAATACTATTAATTGGACCTCCACCTGTAGGTAGACTCCAACTTAAAGCAACAGTAGTAGAGTTTGTTACAGTGGCAGTAAGTCCTGTAACTGCATTTGGAGCAACACCTGTAACAGAATATGTAACAGTAGTTTGCCCTGTGTTACCAAGTGAATCTTTGGCATAAAAAGTAACTGTAAATGTACCACCTGCACCAGCAGTTGCAACAGTTCCTGTAATAGAACCACTACTTCCATAACTTGGGTAAGATGCTCCAAAACTAGTTCCTGTAGGCAAATTACCAGCATAGGAATAAGTGTAAGGACCAGTTCCACCAGTTGCACTAATGGTTCCCATACTGGCACCATCAGTTTTAACAATAGTTCCTGAACCATCACTGTCACTTACAGTTAATGTTACAGTAATTGAGAAAGTAACCGAACTAGATGTAACTTGGTTACTGTCTGCATCAACTACTTTAAAGGTTACAGTGCTTGTTCCACCTGTAGTTGGGGTTCCTGTTATTGCACCTGTACTAGTATTTAAAGTAAGTCCATTAGGTAAACTACCAGAATTAACTGAATACACATAACTTCCTGCACCACCTGTTGCTGTAATAGAACTACTATATGGAGTTCCTATAGAACCTGAAGTATTAAGACTTGCGGTAGAAAGTGCAAGTGCTGTTGTAACTGTAAATGTAACAGAACCTTGTTTAGTAAAACTTGTACTGATATCTGTTACAGTAAAAGTAACTGTATAACTACCAGTTGCTGCTGTTATATTACCAGAAAGGTAACCTGTACTTGCATTAAGTGTTAATCCTGTGGGGAGTGCTGTAGAACTAAAACTATAAACTGTACTACCACCTGTAGCACTTACATAACCAAAATTTATAGTTTTCCCAGTGTAAAGTCTTGTAGTTACATTACTGGTAATTATTGCTAAGGGACCAGTAAGTCGCCAAGAAGATGCAATTACCCCAGGAATCATGACTAGGCAACATCTCCGGTTACCAACCAAGTGTTGGTTCCTAAATAAATTGCTGTAGCAACTGAATATTGAGCTCTCATTGCAGGACTTGATGCAGTTGCACCTGTAGAAATTAATGTTCCTGAACTAGTGAAAAGAACTGCCCCGGTATTTTGACGAAGTATACTTGTTTGTTGACCAGTAGCAAAAATACCTGTTGGTAATGTAACAGTTGCAGTTGCAGTATTTTGCATTTGAATAATGTTTGCGGCATCAGTCAATTGAACTGTGTAAGTTGTCCCTGTAACTGTAGTTAATCCATAAGTAACATTGGCAACTGAAAGTGCAATGTTAGGACCATTAAGTGTTCCAGAAACTGTACTTGCAGGAATTACTACCCCACCACTAAGTATACCTGTAATTTGAGAACCTGAAATAGTTCCTGTTATTGCATTACCAGAAATTGTAGCTTGGTTAAGTGCACCAGTTACACCACTTGCAGAAAGTGGTCCAAATACTTGACTACCGGGAACTTGAAAACTAGTAGTTGCGTTTCCTGAAAGGGTTGTTGCAGGTACTTGAACACCATAAGTAGTTCCTAGTACCCCACTAACTTGAGCTGCTGGAATGTTACTGGTAATTTGTTTACCACTTATGGTAACTCCAGGGCCAGTAAGGAAACCTGAAAGCATAGTACCAGGGGTGTACATACTCCATACTGCAGTTGTAGTTGATGGACTTGCTGTACCACTTGATACTAACATGTACATATCACCCATAGGAGTAGGCATGTCACCATTTGCAACCATATTGGTTAGACCAAAGTCTTGTGGTGTTGCACCGTGAGCATATACTGTACCATTTGCCCAACTACCACCATTAGCAGTACCTTCTTGAGCACGGGCACAAGTTGCTGTACTACCACCAGTGTAACTAAAAACATAAACAATTTCACTTGCGGCTGTACTACCATAGGTGGCAGGGTTAATTGTTAGTGGTAAGTAATTTGTACCACTAGTAATTATGCTTGGTCCTAGTGCCCCAGTTGTTGAAAAGGTAATAACATTACCAGCACTAATACCACTAATGGTTCCTGTTATAAAATTATAACGAAGTCTTTGTCCGTAAGGGCCAGCCATTTAGTCCTACTTTGTTTGTGGAGTGTGTGAAGAATGTGCGTTAATAGCACTAGTGTTAAAACGAAGATAAGTTTGAGGCTTACGGCCATCTTGGTTAACGTGAACATAAGATGGGTCACCTTGTTGTCCCATTGAAATAGTCAATGGATTGGTTGCATTAGGACCTGTTACATCTACAATTAGAGCAGTGTGTTCACCGGTCCCAGGACCATAAACAATAACATCTCCAGGAAGAACATCCTTAAGTGCAATCTTTTTACCATGAGAAAGTAGTGTTCCTGTGTATCCTGTGTGGTTGTAACTTTGACCATTTGGATCTGGTGCACCGGCCCAGTTATAGCAAAGAGTTACAAAAGCAGAACAATCAGAATTTACTGGTAATGCACCAGGCCTTCCAATATTGGTCATGCGTAAAGGACCTTCAGTGTAATTAAATTTTGCGTGGTTTGCAGCTGACCACTTGGCCCAATCTACAATTGTTTGTCTTACATCAGTCATAATATCTCCTATGTTCCTTAAATGAGTTTTTAGTTCTAGTACATTTTACTTGGGTTCAGGAATAGTATCAAAACCCAGTTCATCATTGGTTTCTGAATAATCTACTGGGCCTTCATCATAGATAACAGGTCCGTCTCCAGGTACAGATTCACCATTATTAGGTGTGGTCCATTGGTCACTAATATTAAGTTGTTGATTAGATGCTCTAGAAATAACCGGAATGTTAATCTTAGTTGTAATTCCTTGCTTCCTAGAAATATTACTTATTACTGGAATGTTAAGCTTAGTAATAATATTTTGAGCCATGCGGTAAATGGCTTCTACTTGAATACCTAAGTGTTTTCCAAGATATTTTCTAGAAGTAATTGAACCTACAGAAGTTGCTTTAGCTTTTCTAATATAGTTAACACTACGATTAGTACCAATAGAGTAAGAAGTAGTAACTTTAACATTTCTACGGTATTGGTGAGTTCTAGTAACAGTTGCACCAACAACTTGATTAGCGGTTGCCTTTCGGTTGTAATGTCTAATTCTCATAAAGTAAGAAGTGTTAGTTAGTAGAGCTTTAACATATCTTACACGATGTTTAGTATTAGTATTTATAGAAGTTCTAACTTGAGTTGCTCTAATGTTACGACTTCTAACATACTGAACTTTAGAACTATTAACTTGTACTGCAGAAAATACTCTACGAACTTTAACTACACTAAACCTAGAAACATTAGTTTGTAATACCCTAACTTTTTTACTGCGAGTAGTTGTAATTCTAGGTATAGAAATATTTGTTGCTCTAATAACTTTAAGTTGATTTCTTCTTAAGAAAGAAGAATTAACATTAAGTACCTTTATATTTTTAAGTTGAACTTTATATATTCTTGGAATATTAAGTTGAGTAACTCTAATATTTCTAATTCTTACAGTAATAGATCTACTTGAATTAACTAAAGTGGCTTGAGCTTTACGTACTCTGTTTGCAATTCTAAGCAATGAGGCTGTGTTTATTCTAGTAACTGATACTTTTCTAAAAAACTGAGAACTTTTTAAAACTTTAGCAGAATATAAAATTACAGCCTTACCGGTATCTTTTTGAAAGTTTCTGAAATCACCAAAATAGAAAACTTCTACAGCGGTTGGGAATCTAAGAAGTGCTTTACGTCTATAATTTTTAGTTATATTAATTGATGTTGCAGGAGAAACTGCTTTACCCCTAGTAATATATCTAGGTGGTGCTATATTAATTAATGTTGCTCTAACAGTTTTAACTCTTGTTGTAGAAACTTTAGCAATATTATTTAATGAAGCATAAATATTCTTTGTTCTAACTGTACGAAGCTTAGAACTACTTAAAGTAGTAGAATATATCATCTTATTTCTAGAATAACGAGGTTTAGCAATATTGAATAAAGTAACTGTTATATTTCTGAAATCTGTTCTTTGTTTAAATACACTAGCAGTATTAATTAAGGTAACTTTAACTGCACGAATTGGATTGTGTACTTTAATAAAGTAAGAACTTCTTATTTGTGTTACTGAAATTCTTTTAACTGGGTTGAATACTTTAATAGCATAAGAAGTATTAGTTTTTGAAACACGAATTAATTTACTTATACTTTTAAGAGACTTAGCTGCATTAGTAGAAACAGCTTTTATATTTCTTCCTCTAATATAGTGTATTACACCAACACCAACTTGAGTTGCATTGTAGTTTCTACTTCTGAAAGTAGTTCTTATAAGACTAGCACTATTAAATTGAGTGACAGAAGCAAACTTACCTTTAAAAACTAACTTAACAGCCCTACTTATATTAACTTGAACTGCATTTATAAGCCTAACTCTAACAATTGGTGGTCTTAAAGCAAAAGCAGTATTTGTAAGTAAAGCTTGAACTTTTTTAATTCTTAAGTATTGTAAACTTTGAGCACTAACTTGTACAACTGAAATTAATTTTGGTAGTTTGATAAATGAAGCTTTTACATAAATAGTTCCAGTAAAGGATGCAACTGCTGTTCTATTTAAAGTTCTTTGTGATGGGAATAGTGTTTCACCACCAAATAATGCTTGGGAGATTTGGCGACCGGTATACTTAACTACTCTATTAATATTTTCAATAAAGTAAGAAGTGTTAACTCTAACTATAGTTACATTTTTACTTATTGCTTTAGAAGTTCTAGCTGCACCAATAACAGAGGCAATAGCAGACTTAGGAAGTGAAATTGGTGGTTGTGGAGAAGGAAGGTATGCTGAGCCACGGTTAAAAGCATTGGTGATATATACACCAAGATTAAAGTTAGCTCTAGTAACCCCATCTAGTGCAATACTTGCTGAAGTTTGAAGGACTTTAATAAATGCAGTTCTAGTCTTTTGTACACTAGCTGCACCAACATTTACAGCATTTATTAACTTATAAAGTGTATAAATAATAGGAACTATATAGTAAGCAGTTCCACCTTTAAAGGCAGCAGAAATTTGGTTACCAAGAGTCCAGTTACGTCCAATACCTTCAAGTGCAATACTTCCAGAAGTTTGTTGTGAAAAGATAAAAAATGATTTTAATCTTCTTATACCGGCCGCTCCAATTTGGGAAGCATAAACTGTTCTGTTAAGTCCGGTTTGTATTGTAGGGTAGTAGTATTCCAATCCACCTTTAAATGAATTAGATATTTGTTCTCCAACTAATTGAAAGTTACCAATATATCTCTGAATACCTTCTAGGGCACTACTTGCATACCCTTGTATTGCTGTAATTACTTTACTTGTAGTTTTTTGTACGGGAGCAGCTACACTAATATTTGAAGCACTGACCGAACGTTGTTGGATTCTAACTGGGAAGAGTAAATTACTGCCTCTATTAAAAAGGTTGGTAATATAAACATAGGTATTGCCAAGGGTAGGTGGGAGTAATCTAAAAACTTTACTTGGTGCAGAAGTTGTAACAAAAACATTTGCTACAAGATTACGAATAGTTTGGGTAGGGTAAAGTATACCATTTTGATATACTCTTTGAGAGGCTGGGAATATACCTTTAATTAAATAACCGTAATAACGGTAAACACCATAGGCATAATTACTACTTACTTGAGTAATTTTTATATTGATAGTAAGAGCTCTTTTACTACCGCTATCTAATACTATACCATCTTTAAGTACGGCTTTTGAGTCTCCGTATATGCTTTGCATTATGATAACCTTGTTATAGTAACAGAACCGTTAACTAGAGTACCTCTATAAGTTCCATTATAAGAATTAAGGTTAATAATAGTAGAACCATTAAAAGTACTAGTACCGGCCCAAGTACCTGTACTAGTACTTACATTAGTAGCAGAAGAAATAATATAAGAACCGCCACCGCCTCCATTGTCGGGGCTTTGATTTTGATTACTTCCACCACCCCCAGTATAACCACCACCAGCTCCACCTCCACCAGTATTACCGTGAGTTCCACCACCACAACCAAAACCACCATAAGCACTGGTTGCTGTATTTCCACCAGTTGCACCATTTACAAAACCACTACCAGCTCCACTATATCCGTATCCTGCTGCATTAGCTGCTGCAGTACCTGAACCATAAAATCCACCACCTCCACCACCCCAACCATTATTAGAGCCAGTACCACCGTAACCTGTACCACCGTTACCTCCCCCAATACCAGAATTATCTGCTGAATTAGATGCAGTAAAATTCATTTGTCCCTGAGCTCCTGCAATACTATAGGCACCATTACCATCAAGACCGCCACCTCCACCGCCAGCAATGATGAGAGGCGATGAAGTATAATTAGTTCCACTAGTTACAAAAGTCCCACCACCACCGCCACCACTTGTTGAAGATTGCCCATATTGTCCTACCAATATAGTAACAATTCCACTTTGTACTAATTGAACTGTAGCTTGAATTATTGCACCAGCACCAACAACTAAATTAGTACTAGCACCTGGAGCACCAAATGCTTTAATTTGATATAATCCAGTTGCAGGGACTGTCCATAACTGATAACCATTTTGAGTCATATTAAAAAAAGCAGTATTGCTTGCCCAACTTGTACTTGCATTAGAAGTTAAACCACTAAGTGCTTGAGAAAGATTAGGTCCATTTTGACCTGTAGCTGTTCCTGCAGTAAAAGTAAGTGTAGTATTAATATTAAATGGATATAATGGAGGTATACTGTTTGTATTAAGATTATTACCATCAGCAAAACCAAAATCTCTAGCAGAGTCTTCTCCAAAAGTTTGAAGTAGAGGCATTATGCTATCCTTGTAATAGTTGCATAACCATTTGGTTGATTATAAACACCTAAATCTGTTATAGTAGCAATTCCGTAACTTCCACCTGCACCACCACTTCCAATACCCTGTGTACCATTATAAGAACCACCACCGCCACCACCTGAAAAACCACCTCCACCGCCACCACCAGCTGCAGCTGAATTACCATTTGCTGCTCCACCACCACAACCAAAACCGCCTACACCACCACCAGTTCCACCTGAGTTACCACCTGTATAAGTTGATGTAGGGGTACCAAACCCTCCACCACCAGCAGACTGAGAGTCCCCTGTAAGTGTTGCATTTCCACCCTGTCCTTGACCACCATTTTGAACACCGGTACCAAATGAACCGTTAGTGCCTCCAACACCTGCAGATTGACCTGTACCATTCCCACCACTAGTACCAATTAATCCATCATTACCAGGAGTTACAGTCCATTGATTAGAACCTCCGGCTCCACCAGCAATAAAAAGAGGAACATTTGTATTTTTATAATATACAAAAGTCCCGCCACCTCCACCCAGGTTCCAACCACCGCTACCTACTCCACCTGCTTGACCAATAACAATTCTAATAATATCACCAGAAATTAAATTATAAGTCCCTGTTAGAGTTCTTCCATACCCTCTATAAACATTTCCTGACCCTGACATCCTACTACCCGTACCTTGCCCACCAGCCCCACCAGCTAATTGAAATTGATATGTACCAGTGATTGGTACAGTCCATTCTTGGACTCCATTTATAACCATATTAAAAAAAGCAGTATTACTAGACCAACTTGTACTTTGATTAGAGCTTAAACCTGCAATTGCTTGAGATAAATTAGGCCCAGACTTTCCAGTTATTCCCCCTGAAGTAAAAGTTATATAAGAACTTATTGGGAATGTATAAAGTGAAGGTAATGCAATACCTATATTACCATCAGCAAAACCAAAATCTCTAGCAGAATCCTCTCCAAAGGTCTGAAGCATTGGCATGGTTAGAACTTTGTTTGACTTGCGAGTACCGTATAGGTTGGAGTGGCTGCTGTTTTAATAACAGTAAATGTATAGGCATCAATACCATTAACATTACCTGAAGCTGGGCAAGTGCCACCTTGCCAATATGTAGCAAAATTAGATGAATTACCATCAATTTGAATTGCAGTATTAGCACCACTAACTGTCATGTAAGCCGGACTACCTTGAGTTGTTAAAGCAGTAAAAGTGATACTTTGACCAACACCCAATGTACTACTAATTGTACCAGAGGTTGTTAGGTTAAAAGTAAAATTATTTGTTGCATTAACAGTGTAATAGTTAATGGTACCAGTAGTACCAGAGAAAGTAACTGTTCCATTCAATGCGGGTGAAGAAACAATGTTTACAGTTTCTTTAGCACTAGTAAAAGTTGGGTTAATAAAAGTGGTATTATTACTTGTTACACCATTTGCAGTACCACTGTTAAGTACAACATTATTTAGGGTTGCATAACCAAAAGTTTGACCACTAGCAAGTGCTGTAGGAGTTAAGAATTGTACCCATGGACAAGGACTTACACCAATAGTTGCACTTGGGTTCATTTGACATTGCCAGGTTGTACCATAATAGATATTTCCTTGACCCACTTGAATAAGACTAGCTACTAGTTTTGAAGTTGTGTCAACATCATTGTCTCTAACAAGTACAGGTGAAACAGCACCGGCACTACTTGTATTTACATATACACCATTGTATGCAGAATTAGTTTGTCCTGTAAGTAGTATTCTATCTCCTGGTTGAATGACATAACCATCAACTGAGAAAGTAGAACCATAACCAGATGAAACTGTAAAAGTATCAACACTTAGTGGGTAGTCATTTGTGGTATTACCATTAGGTGTATAGAGACCTGAAATATTAGTAACTGCTACTGCTTGTACTGTTTGGTGAATATTATAATTGACCCATTCTGGGCCACCATTAGCAATATTACCATAACTCATAAGTAGTGCACCAGCAGCACCGGTTGCACCACCACCATTGTTTGATGTATCTGACCATGCACCAGTTGCACTTCCAAAAGGAACTGCTCCTGGAGTCAAACCACTAATAAGTCCTGGTTGAACTGCTTGTGGTTTAATACCACTACCAGTTGAAAAGAATGCCTGGCCACTTGAAGTTGCAACTTGGCCTAGTGTTTGACTAACAACATTATTTGCTTCGAAAAGGTCAACACCTGTCATTACAAAAGCAGTAATTGAACCACTAACGTGTGCTACAGCACTTGTGTTATCTTGAGCTCTAGTAATACCACTAATTACAACTGGGCTAGCAATTCCTAAACTCCAGTTATAAGCTCCACTAGGAACAAATATTTTTTCTTCAAGTGCTGTACCGTAATCAAGTGCTAAAAAGAACCCACCATTAACACCAAGTGGATACCAACCACTAGAAGTATTTACAATTGCTATTTGAGTACCGGTAATACTAACAGCCGCTGCTAATGCAGCAGTTGGGGCACCACCAGTATAACTGTTGAGAGAGTAGGGCGCTCTTGCCATTTATGTTTTCCTTAGGCCTGTGCTTCATTCCAAGAAATACGTCCAAGTAGTGAAACTGGGAAACCATTTGCATTTGTAGCAATTAGTGTTAGTGTGTCAGGACCGTCTGGGTAAATACCAGTTGCTGGAGTTAAACTACCTCCACCAAGGATTGAATTACCTAGATCTCGAACCTTAGAAACATCAACTTCTTGTGTAGTGTCTACGAAGAATCCACCAGTAACTTCACCACCAAAAATACCAACTCCAGAAACTACTGTTGAATAGTCAGCAATTTGACTCAATGATGAGTTAGGTACTGCTTGCCCACCAACAGCATTGGTCCAGATTGGGATAGAACCACCATTAAGTAGGTATGGAGTTGAATTAAGGTAAGCACGAATTAGTACGTTACCGGCACCTACGTTTTGAGGGTTACCAGATGCTGTTACAGCTACGTCTAGTGTTTGAAGTTGCAACTGAACACGGTTTACAAGTTCACGAGCACCAATTTGTGAGTTAATCAAACCTTGGTCAACACTTGGTGCAATTCTAATTGCTAATAGTGCTTTTGTTTGACCACTTAATAGTGTTGTTGGGTTTAACTGTCCATAGGTAAACAAGAGTGAAGGGTCAATTGTAAATCCACCATCCATAATAACAGCAGTACCCCAGTGAGAAACATAAGGTGAGTGTGATGGATAAGCAAGTTCTACAATAGTTGGGTTAACTGCACTCCATGCAAAGTTTTGTGCTGTATTACCCATTGGAGGCAATACAAGAGTTGGGTTATTAATATAGGCAGCATTACTAAATGAAATACTTGAGTTATAGTTAAACCCAGTTACAAATGTATTGTCTGGGAAACCACTACTTACAGCAACTCTTTGACCAATTTGAACACCAGCTGTACTTGCAACCTGAGCTGTGGTTGAACCAGAACTCATTGTAGTTGCAATACTTGTGTTACCTGCCTGTCCACGGGTTAGGCCTTGGAAACCACCACTTGTAACTGAAGTATAGTTAACATACTCATAAGTAGTGTTATTACGAATACAAAGTGTACCCTGTGGTGGGAACAAACCACTACCAACAGTATTAAGGGTACTTGTAGTAATAATTTGTGTATCTGTAGCCTGAATACCTGAACCAGAAGCAAGATAAACTGTAGGAACAACACTAACATTTTCATAACGGCCAGGTAAGTTACCGGAACGCATATATGCTGTAGTGTTAATGTTGTTGTTAGCTAATTTGTGGGCATAGACAATACGACCATCGGTGGTTCTTACACCCCAACGAACAGTACCAGCACCATACCATGCATAGTCAATAAACCACATTTGCATTTTACCAGCATCAATGTTATAACCACTAGGACCTGTACCATCAAGGCGGTCAACATTAAATGCACCTTGAGGGATTCTAGTTTCAACAGTTGAAGTCATTGTCATGTAGGTATTTGTTACACCACGGTAAGGAGGTGAAATGTTAATACTTGTATCACTGTTAATATCAGTTACACGATAACTAATACCACGAATAACTACATACTGACCAACAATTAATTGTTCTGAAAATGTGGTTGGCCAGTTAGAGTCTGTTTGAGTTACAGTTGAACTACCGTTAGTGGCACTTACACGTCCACCGACTTGCTTGATTGAACTTCTTAGAACAGCGTATAGTGATTGTCCATCAAATTCCCAGAATGGACCGTCTTGTTGATTAAACAAACCAATTCTAGTTGATGCACCGTACCAACTGTTAACCTGTACTGAGTAAGGCCCAATTGAGTCAACAGCAGGTGTGCTGAATGGAATACCACTAGCAATGTAAGTAAACTGTGTTGGGTTAAGTACATTGTTTACGCTATAAGTACCATTGTAACCAGAAGTAACTACACCGGTAATAAGAACTGTTACACCTGGAGTAAGGTTGTGTGGTTCACGAGTTTGTACAACTACTGTTCTGTTATTTGCAACACCACCAGAAACTGAAAGGTAGTCAACTGTGTAAGCAGTCTTCATAATAGTACCGGTTGCCATTGAAAGGGCTTTACCTGACTGGTAGTGAAAGTTTCTTCTAGTTTGTCTAGTTGCAGACTGTTGATTACTTAATGAATTGTTTCCAAAAAGAACTCCACCATCAAAAGGTCTTTGTTCAAACAAAGACTGGTTACGAGGGAAGATTACTGCTGTTGAAGAGTTAAGAGAACTTGGTATACCTGCCTTTGCAGCGTAAGTAAATACTGTAGGTGAGTAAATACCAGTTACATAGAAATTACCATTTGGTGGGTTAACACCGGTAATACCAGAAACTGCAATCTCATTACCAAGACTCAAACCGTGAGGTGTTGAGGTAGTAACTGTCATAATATAATTATTAGGACTTATAGTAAATGAGTTACTCAACTGGGCACCAGTGTAATAACTTTGGTTCCAAATATCTGTTTTGTTAGGGTCAAAAATATTGGTAATACTTGATCCACCGGTATTAATACTCTTTGCAGAGTAAGTGTAACTAGATGCTGTTGGAATACTTTCAATTACATAGTTACC